TTGCGAGTTTGTAGGATTAAATCAATCTGCTAAATTACTTGCAGATTTGGCCCCAACGTATTTTATAGCCGCCGCTGGTATTGCGGGTGCGTTTATGGGAATTTCTGCTTGGTCTGAATCAAAAAGAAATGCATCACCAAGTAAACCTACAGTAAAGAGGCCATGATACCAGGAAAACAACAAGAAATATTTAAAGTATATGATAGTTGGGGAACAATATTATTGACAACTTCCTCAAGATTTTTGGCATCATGGTACCAAAACATATATAATAAAAGACAGCGTAAACGTAACACAAAAATAAGTATTGACGAAAAAATTAATGTGAGTTTTGAAGATGTCCCGTTTAAAAAAATATAGAACTATTTTTATATCTGATGTACATTTAGGCACAAAAGGATGTCAAGCAGAATTACTTAATAATTTTTTAAAACATAATGACTGCGAGAGTTTATATTTGGTTGGAGACATTATAGATGGTTGGAAAATACAACAAAATAAATGGCATTGGAAACAATCACACACAAATGTTATAAGAAGAATATTAGGTCTTGCAAAAAGAGGAACTAAAGTAGTTTATTTAACAGGAAACCACGATGAATTTTTACGCCCACTCATACCCTACAATATTGGCTTTGGAAATGTGCAAGTATGTAATCACGCCGTACATGTTGGGAAAGATGATAGACGATACTTGGTCGTACATGGTGATATTTTCGATGGTATCACAAGAATTGCGCCGTGGCTTACATTTTTAGGAGACAAAGCATATGATTTTATTCTTGATCTTAATACTAAGTTTAATACTTTTAGGAGGAAGTTGGGTTTTAATTACTGGAGCCTCAGCCGTTATCTTAAACACCGTGTTAAGAAGGCAGTTGACTTTATTTTCGAGTTTGAAAAAAACTTGTCCCGTTACTGCAAAAAGAAAGGCTATGACGGAGTAATTTGTGGACACATACATACTCCTGAAATAAAAGAAACTGAAGGAATAATTTATATGAATGACGGCGATTGGGTAGAATCTTGTTCAGCTTTAGTCGAACATCACAATGGAAAATGGGAATTAGTAACATGGACGGAATTATTAAATTAGTAATCTCAATATCAGTATTGTTTGCGATACTGATAGTTGGTTTAACAACAAGCGTAGGATTACATGCAAAACCTTTTTTAATTGATAAACCTGAAATCTATGATTGCGTTTTAGATATGATTCATGAATATGAAAATGAAAAATATCCTGAAATGTTTACTTGCGTATATATATGTGAAGATCCAAATGATTATTTTGAATGGATTGAAAGAACATTTGATGAAAAAGGCTGTAAAATACATTCTACCATATACAAAACAAAATATCAGATTGATAAATTATGAACGAAATACTATGGGCATGTGTATTAGTTTATGTGTTTAAGCCAGTAGATGTAATAGGAGTTTATCAAACAAAAGAAGAGTGTAAATATATTTCAAAACAATATAAAAACACATCATGCCACGCTGTAAATGTTTCAAACAAAAAAGAAATACTTCAACAATTAGAAGCACTTAGTATAATAATAAAAAATAATGAAAATACTAATAATAACTGATGCTTGGGACCCACAAATTAATGGTGTTGTAAATACTTACAAAAATATCATACATCAATTAAAAAAACAAAAAATAGATGTCATGGTGTATCACCCAAAATGGTTATGTTTTGCAAACGGTGATCCTACAAATTATTGGAAAACAATTAAACTGCCATTCTATAAAGAAATAGAGTTAATGTTAAATCCACAAATTTATAGAAATTACATTTTAGGTAGAGCAAACTTTGGTGATAAGATACACATTGCAACTGAAGGTCCTCTCGGTCTTTATGCAAAAAGAATTTTAGATGAAGAAGGATTTTCATACACGACATCATTTCATACGAAATTCCCAGATTATATACAAAATATGTTTAAAATACCTAAAAAACTTTCTTACAGGTATTTTAAATATTTTCATAAAAAATCAAAAAAAATATTAGTTCCTACAAGATCAATAAAAGATGAACTGGAAAACTATGGATTTTCTAATATGCAACTGTGGACGAGAGGTGTAGATTCAAACTATTTTAATTATAAAAAAAGAGGTAATACAGAAAAATGTGTGTTGTGTGTATCTAGGGCTTCAAGGGAAAAAGGATTAGATGACTTTTGCAGTCTTAACACATCAACATATAAAAAAATACTAATAGGAGATGGTCCATATCTTAATACTTTGCGAAAAAAATATAAAGATGTTTTGTTTTTAGGTAAAAAAGAAAACTATGAGTTAGGTGAATTTTATGCTAACGCAGATTTATTTGTTTTTCCTAGCAAAACTGATACTTTCGGAATTGTTCTTTTAGAATCTATCGCTTGTGGAACTCCTCTTCTCACATACTATGAACCAGGACCTAAAGAAGTAATAGAGCAAGGTGTCAATGGAATAATGACTGATAATTTGCAAAAAGATTTTAATAATGCAATTTCTTTAGATCGAAAAAAAGTTTATGAATCATCTAAAAAATGGACATGGGAAAAATGCACTTCTATGTTTTTGAATTCGCTCTAGGCTTTCTTTTTCTAGAAGGTCTTCTTTTATTCATTACAGGTGCTTTTTTCTTCTGTACTGGAGTTCCTGCATTATCCTCAAACAGCACTAAAGTTTTTCTCAAAAAATTTGCAATTGCTTTCTTAATCATTTACTACTCCTTTATAACTTCTATTGCGTGGTTATAGTGTTTTATTCTATCCTCTAGTCCTATATATCCACCATTTATCTTTCTAGTCATAGTCTTTAAATCTTCCTCGTCAGCGTACTTATTTAAATTTGTTGTCTTCCAATACCAACAAGCAGAGTGTATCGCATAATATACTTCACATAATAACTCTGGATTTTCGACTAATGTATTATCACTAAAAAGATGCTCAGAACAATTTGTATAATTATTTTTTCCAGTAATCTGAATTATTCCTCTTCCTCTATACTTCCAACCTTCGCCTGATTCTGTATCTCCATTTCCCATTCTATTTGCATATATTACATTTGCAATTTTTTCAGGCTGTCTATGATACTCTTCTGCATCTCTTCCTGCATTTTTAAAATACTTTGGAAATACTGCATTGAGTGCCTTAGCTGAATAGTTTAAGTTTTCAATTAGTCTAGTAAATCCCATAGACTCATGACCACATTGTGCAATAAAAGCGGCAACTCTTTCTTCGGTATTGATATCCCATCCAGGCAATATTTCGTTTAGTTGATTATACCATTCGTCTTTATCTTTTACTCTAGGTAAAAGTTCGTGAACTACTTCTTCTGTTAAAAAGTCCATAAAATCCTCTCTATTTGAATCCTTCTAGATATTCTCTTAATGGAGATAAATCTGCATAATGAACATCTTCATCTATTTTTTCAGCTAAAGCCATATTTAAGTCTATATAAAACGCTAAAAGTTCTATAGTACTCATACTATTGATAATTTCATTTCTGTCTATCATTCTACCACTTCCTTTCCGATAGGTGCTATCATTCCTTGAACACCCATTCTATTTGCAAACTTAATTTTTTGAGCATCTAAAAATTGATATAGGGAATGTTCTATGTCAATATATCCACGATTATTTATACGCTCAATCATATTCGCATATATTCTTTCGTATGTATCTGAAACATAGGAAAGTAGATTTGCATCAAAACTCCATAGCCTAGACATATACTGAAGTCTAACTCCATTCGTAAGTTCTGGCGGGAATTGTGATGTGAAAGGACCTTTTATTACTATTTTATCTTTTGCTTCTTCATGAAGATTTATATCAAATTCCTCAGTTAATTTATACCGTGAACTTAATTTAAATATTCTAGTATATTTTTTATGTTGAGGTTCTGCTAATAATTTTTTAAAGTAATCAGTAAAGACTAAAACTTCTATACAGTTTTTTACGATATCCCAATTTTCTATTTTTTGTATTTCTTTTACTTGGGGATCTTGTGTATAATCCATTACACATTCAGAATACTTTTTAAATCTTTTTAAAGTTTCTTCATTTATTGTTTCTTGTCCAGAGTCTAAAATAGCTATATCTGAATTAGGACAGTATTCTCTTATTGATTGATATGTCTCCATTGATTGTTCAATTCTTTGAGTTGAATCATACACTCCAAATCTGGTATGAACTGCTGATGAAGTTACAAAAAGGTATTTGTTTTCACTTTTTAGTAGTTTTAGTAGCATTATCTATTTTTCCTTTTTTAGTAAGTCTTTTCAATACTTCAGAGGAGTCCATCCAAATATCTTTATTTTCAAGTATAGAATCAATTTCATCTTTTGTTAAAAAATCTTTATATATTTGAGTAAATAATTTTTCTGACCACTTTCTCTCATGAAAAATGTTATCATACATTTCTCCACCTTTACCCAAAATCATACCTGAATAATTGTGAAACATAAACATTGAGTGTTCTGATATTTCAAATATGTCTGCTGATAAAAAAATTATAGTAGCGGCAGACATGCACATACCTTCTGTTGATGCAATAATTTTACTTTTACATTCCGACATACATCTCATAAATTGTATTGCAGTAAATAAGTCTCCACCATAACTATTGATATGAAATCTAATTACATCAGTTTCACTTGAGTTTCTTATAATATCAAACCAATCAATATATTCGGAAGATTCTCCTATTTCTCCTGACAAATAAAAAGTATGAAAATTACCTAAACTTTTATGTTTATAAGCATTTTTATGTTTTTTATCTTCAAGAATATCTTCTTCAGTTTCGCTACACGTTTTCATAACCATATTTGCATATCCAATAAGAGTCTATAATATCCGATGATGGATTCCATTGTTTTTCAGTCATATTCAATTCTTCTTTGAGTCTTATATCATTATGTAGTTCAAAAATATCTTGCATTTTTTGTTTATCCGCATTTCCTTTTCCTGTAGCATATTTTTTTATAACAGTAGGAGCAACACATTCAAATTTAACATCAACAAGATACAGTCTATATTTCAATATTCCTGTATTTTCAGCAATATTAAAAACTCTACCTTTTGAACCTAAAGAATAATCTTCTAGAAAAACTTTTACTTCTTTTTGACTTGTCATATTTCTTTCTAGTATTCTATCAATAAAAAAACTTGAAATTATATCATATCTTTCTTCATTGCAATTGTATTCAAAATAATGCCCATAAACATTTTTAAATGAAACCTCATACTTTTTACTTTGTGTTAAATAATGAAATACACAGTTTTCAAAACTAAACTCATTCTCATCATCATATAAACATATCGCAGGTGTAGTCATTGAATAATCAATGCCTGCTATAATCATGTATTCGTATAAACGTGTTCAACTGTATAATCAGTATTTTCATTTAGTTGTGTTTTAACTCTCTCATCTTGTCCAAAGTAAAAACAAAAAGATGAGTGTAAATCATTATAATGTGCAAGTTTTTCTACTTCTTTTTCAACAGTTTCTATCCAATCACTATGTTCAGGTATTGACTGTGGATTATCTAACATGATTTGAATATTAGTTCTATGATTTTCAATCTTTGCTAAAAAATGACTTTTTAACGTCCTTACTAATTGACCTTTCATTCTTCCTCCATTTCATCTTCAGGTTCAAATTCTGCGTTATCCAATTCAGCTCCGCAGAAACAACAAGTAACAATTAGTTCCTCGTTGTTATCATCAGTTTCTACTATGTATATATGTCCACATGATGTGCATTCTACTTTTGTCCTATTCGGTGACATAAAATCCTTTTCTTATCTAGGCGGCCTTTCCCCATACATTATCCCATGTACCTGAAACAGAACCTTTAGCATAATCTGTTGCTCTATTTTCAAAAAAGTTTGTGTGTATAGGAGCATTAATCATTTCTTCAACCCAAGGTAAAGGATTCTTTTTAACTTTATGAATACCTTTCATACCCATAGAAATCAATCTTCTATCACAAATATATCTTATATATTGTTTTACATCTTGTGCAGTTAAATCTTTCATTTCTCCCATACTAAATGCTAAATCAATAAATTTATCTTCAAGTTCCGTCATTTTTGTTGCTATGGTATAAATTTTACCTTTTAGCGTATCATTCCATATAGAACGATTTTCTTCAACAAAAGTCCTAAATAATTTTATCATAGCCTCTGAATGCATTGTTTCATCAACAATTGACCATGTTACAATTTGTCCCATACCTTTCATCATTCCATGTCTAGGAAAATTCAATAGCATTATGAAAGATGAAAATAATTGCATACCTTCAGTAAATGCACTAAAGGCCGCTATGTGAGTTGCAGTAGATTCTAGTGTACTGTTCTTTGAAGATATTTCTACTAGATAATCGTGTTTTTCACTCATCTCTTCATACTCTAAAAATTCATTGTAAGTTTTTTCAGGCATACCTAGAGTTTCAATTAAATGTGAATATGCGGCAATGTGTAATGCCTCTCTTGCGGCAAATCCAGCTAACATCATACGAACTTCAGGTTGAGGAAAATGTGGAAGATAATTGTTTATATAACCCCCTGCAACATCAACATCACCTTGAGTGAAAAATCTAAAAATGTTTGTTAAAAAATGCTTCTCAGGTATTGATAGTTTGTTCTTCCAATCTTTTACATCTTCTAACATTGGAACTTCTGTGTGTAACCAATGAGCCTGTTCATGTTTTAACCAATAGTCATAAGCCCATGGGTAGTTAAATGGTTTAAAGTGATTTCTCTCGTCTTGAAGTTTTAATTTCATTTTTGCTCCTAAAAAAATTTTTCTAAAGAATTTTCAGATTTGTAATTACGAATGTTTTTTGTGTTGTGTTTTATTGCTTCATAATTTAGTGAGAATGGCATGTTCTCTGTAATTTTATATTTTTCCTCTCCAGGTTTTAAAATTTTCCATAACAAGTCTTTATCTTTCGGATAAGAATTTGTCCAATTTTCTGTGCTTGTTTTCAAAAGTTTTTTCCATCTTCTCTGAGTAGGTATAATATATCTAAATTGCTTACCCTTAACTCTTGATAACCCTAACTCAATTCTTCTATCAAAATCAGGTCTACTTCCACAAATTAACCCATCTTTTTTTTCTTGTATAGTTCTTGGGTGAATTTTTTCTCCAGATTTTGTAACATATGTATCTGTCCAAGCATATCCACCATAAAACATATTAAACGCTTGATACACATACCCAACTTTTCCTACTAATCCATCTGCCCATGTAAATAAAAATTTTACATCAGGTTTATTTTGCTTCAACCACCTTAATGCACATGATAACATTTGAGTTTCAGAATTTCTAGGCATACTATCGTCCATACACATTTTGCCTATTTCAAAATAATCTTTTGTATCTAACTGAGGAAATAACTTCTGTATTGTATGTTTAGGCCTAGTTCCCCAACCAAAAGTAATTATTCCTACTAACTTTCCGTCAACAAAATACCCACAGAAATGTTTTGTAAGTTTGGGCATAACAGGAGAGTAGTGTTTATCATAAACAAAATTAGACGCATTTATCTTATGTATTTCTTTTATCATTCTTAGCCTTCGCAGGCTAAACATTCTACGTCATCTGAATTCGACTGATTATTTAGATAATTCATCATTTCTGTATATCCGCCTATATACTCTCCATTTAGATATATTTGAGGAACAGATTTAACTGCACGACCTGTAACTTCAGCGGCCGTTTTGTTAATTTCATTTAAATCTACATAATCAAAAATTACCCCTCTGCGAGTAAGTTCTGCTTTTGCTCTTTTACAGAATCCGCAAGTAGGTGTTCCATATACAATATTTCTAAACTTTGAATCTCCCTCAACAATAGCTTTCATATCTAATTCTTTAATAACTTCTCTTTCTAATCTTTTTGCTACTTTATCAGCTTTACCTATCTTTTCTGACCTACAGTAATATAATGTTTTAAGACCTTCTTTCCATGCTTGAAAATGTGTAGCATGAATATACGCTACATCAGAAGTTGGTCTAAAGAATAAATTAAGACTTTGTGCTTGGTCTATGTATTTCTGCCTATCAGCGGCATGTTGTACAATCCATCTTTGGTCGACTTCCATTGAAGTTTTGAAAACGTCTTTAATTGAATCATTGAGGGATTGAATGTGTTGAATTGAACCATCATTTGCGATAATTGAACTCCATAACTCATTATATTTTTTATCATCATTTGTCACCTCTTTTAATATTTTATCTAAGAATTTATTTTTATTCAAATGGGCTCCAGACAAAGTATCTTGTCTGTACGCATTCGCTCTATAAGGTTCTACACTAGGAGATGTATTACCCATGATGATACTACTACTGGCATTAGGTGCAATAGCCATAAGGTGAGAAAATCTTTGACCAGTACCAACAGCATCAGGAGCCTCTCCTCTAAGTTTACCGAGTTCAAGATTTGCTTCATCTAAACTTTTTCTTATATGCCTAAACATTTCTACATTTATAGACCTTGCTTGTGTAGATTCCCACGATAGCATATTTTTTTGTAGATAAGCATGATAACCAAGACTACCTATTCCAATTGACCTTTCTTGCATAGCACTATATTTTGCCCTTGATACACTATCAGGAGCATTGTCTATAAAATATTGCAAAACATTATCTAACATTTCTGCCACATCTCTTAAAAACAATGGATTATCTTTCCATTCATCATAGTATTCTAAATTCAAAGATGATAAACAACACACGGCTGTTCTATTTTTATCTGTAGGCAAAATAATTTCTGAACAAAGATTTGACTGCTTTATACTAAGACCTTTTTTCTTTTGAAACTCAGGCATCATTCTATTGCTCGTATCTATGAAATGAAGATATGGTTCTCCAGTTTGCATACGAATTTCTAAAATTCTTTGCCATAAGTCTTTAGCTGATACAATCTCTTTTACTACAATTGTATTAGGGTCTTTCAATTCCCAATCATCATTTGCATTTTCATCTAACATACACTTTTCAATAATTTGCATAAATGAATCTGGTATGTTTATTCCATGATGTAAATTTTGAGTTCTCATGTTAGGGTCGCCAGTAGGTTTACGCATTTCTAAAAATAACATAATGTCTGGGTGAGATATATCTAGATATGTTGCGTATGAACCTCTTCTTGTTCTTCCTTGTCTATACGCTAAACAGGCCGCATCATAAGTTCTTAAATGAGGCATAACTCCTGTAGACTTTTCATCTGCTGAACGAATACCTACACCTATACCTACTCCACCTCCTAACATTGATAACCAGTTTACTTCAGCTAAACATTCTATGAGTCCCTCTGCACTATCATGTAGATAAGGGAGAAAACAAGAAATAGGCAAGCCACGCTTACTACGCCCAAAAGATAAAATAGGTGTAGAATAAGATAACCAATGCCTACTGCTGTAATCATACAAACGCTGTGCATGATCGCTATCACTTCCAAAACTTTTTGAAACATAAGCAAACCTCTCTTGTGGTGATATTTCATCATCTCGCATATAAGATTCTGCTAATCTTTTCATTCCTAGTTCATCAAATAATTTATCTCTACTAAAATCAATCTTAATTTCCATTTAAAACCCTTATTCTTTAACTAATGGGAAGACATTAGCAATCACTTCAGCACACGCTTTTGCTAATTCCATGTGTTCTTTTTGTGTTCCATTTCCACATCTAACATCTAAGTAATGCACCCATGACCTAATTGTTCCATTGACGTATAACCTTGATATTGTCAGGCCTTCAGGCAATACTGCTCTTGCTTGTTCCTTTGCTATGTTATTATCTATTGCCCACTTGTAGGCATCTCTCGCATGATTTAAAACTACTTCTTGTTTTAACTTCCACTTCATTTGTAAATTTATATCATTTATAGTTAAACTGTTTTGTCTATTCTTGGCGTCCTGAAGTCTGGCCTCTCTAAGTACAAAATCGAGTTCCTCAGTTGGGTTGGCATATCTTTGGCTAAATTCCTGAAAGCTAAAACTTCTGTGTCTGAGTAATTGTCTGGCAATGTCTCTTGTTGTTTCGATTTCAAGGCACGCTGAGACCATTTCAAGCGGCGACCAGTGTTTGTGTTTGATGAGGTATTTGATGAGTCTTTCAGATGTTTCGGTATTCGTTTGATTGGTGGGATTGCTGACCCTGGCACAAAACGCAATAAGTTCTGAAAGAAGTTTGGATTTGTCGAAATTGTATCTATCATTGTATTCCTCATGTGGTTGTGTATATGAAACTAATTTAACTTTCAACAATTGCTCTCCCATCTTTGAAATTGTAAATTACCTCTAGGAGAGGAAAATGTGTTTTTATTTATTATATCAATAATTTCTTCTTTTGTTTTATTCTGCATAATCATTTCATTTATATCTTTTTCTCTAATAGATTTAGGCCAAATACAAATTTTGAAATTTCCTAAAAGTGCCCATCTCATTTCACCTCGTATATTAGCATTTCTACGTTCATTATCATAAATGAGAACTAGTTTTTCTTTCGGTAAATATTGTTGCGTGATTTTCAAATTTGCATTCCCCACAGCAATACAATTATCTAAAAACATACTATCAAAACAACCTTCAGTAACATAAATTGTTTTGTCTTTATTGATGTTGTCTAAATTATACAGCATAGGAGAATCATCTTTAATTCTTACAATTATATATCGTAAAGACTCTCCTCTAATTGCTCTTGCAGTAACTCCTACCAAATTTTTATTTTCATCATAAAACGGAAATACTATTCTAGGCTCATTTGTGCGAATCTTACCCTTGTAATCGTCAGACAATTGTGAAAGTTTAGATGCATCATCTACAAAAAATAAAGAGTCAATTTTATCTTGAGGGATTTTTCTAAGTCGTAAATATACAACAGCTTCGTGGTCTTTGGGTAATTTAGATATAGGAAATAAAACTTTGTTATATGTATCTTTAGCTTCAAATCTGACGGGCCTGAACGTGAAGTTATGCTTCTTATGGGGCTTTACCCCTGTTTCACCAGACTTGTATCTGTCAACGCAATATTTTTGATATAGAATAGGGTCTAAAATTTTTATGAGATTACCAAAAGACATACTCGCTTGACAATTATGACATTTATAGAAAAATGCATTTTTTTTCTCAAACAAGTAACCTCTAGCTTTATTTTTGTGTTTTTTGCTGTCGCCACAGATAGGGCAACGAAAGTTATATAAGCAGTTTGATTTTCTCTTAAATTTATCTAATCTAAAAGCAATATCATGTACATACTGTCTATCTAAAATCGCACTCATGGAAACTCCTATAGAATCATATTACATGATACTAGATATTATAGCTGTCTGTCAAATGTATTTTTGTGCCATACTGATTAAATACCCAAATAATATAGCACCACCAACTACCATCCACTTCCATTTTTCAAGTTCTGAAACTCTACTAACTAGTGCTTTTTTCATCTCTTTCATTTCGTCCATTCCACAAGTATGAGCCTGTCTAATTTCTTTTCTCAACTCATCTTTATTATCTTCTGTAATTTTTCTATAATCTTCCAATTTCTGAAAAAGTACATCAATTAAAGACTGTAACTGTTTGTCTGTATTATCTTGTTTTTCTAGTTTAGCTTCATGTACGGCAACTATCTTTGATAAGTTTGTAGAAACCTCTCCTAACTTATCAATTGTAGTGTCTAACTTTGTGAATATACTTGAAATTTGACTTACGTCCCTTTTTAACAGTTCTAAGTCTGTTTTTAAATCATCTGACATTTCCCTATTCCTTGATAGTTTCTATAAGTTTATCGTGTCTAATTGCACATTCATTATATTGAACCATCAAGTCTGTAGTATATCGAATTAAATCTCCCATGTTGGATTCTTGAGATATTGAATCTATAGCATCACATCTAGTAGCTAAATTTTGAGGCACTTTAGCAGTCTTCATATTAGGAGCGTATGCTTTTTGAACTGGCATCATACCACAACCAGTTATTCCTAAAAAAAATCCTATTAGTATTAACACCCAAAAAAACTTAACTAGTATATTTCTTTGTTTTTCTTTATTCATTGTTTTCTAAACTTCTTCAAATATTCTTTAGGTCTGAGTATATTTATCTTTCTATCTTTGTTCATATCTTTCGCTTTCTCATTTAAAACATCAAAATCCAAAGTTTCTAATCCTCTATCAAAGTTTAACTCTTCTATAGTATTTCTAACTAAATTTATACCTGAAGGTGGAATTACACATTGTTTATATACTGTTTTTTCTACTTCTTTTTCGACAGTCTTATAGATGACTTTAACTTTTCTTTTTTGTGTTTTTAACTTTTCTTCATATTCCATTGATATCAAGGCTCGTCTTTCTTCCTCTTTATCTAATTCAAGTTCATATTCTGCGGCAAGGTTTGCTCTAGCTTCTGCCTCTAAAGCGGAATTGAATTTCCAACCAGCACCAAAAGACCCTACTATCATTATTCCAAATACTATTGCTTTCCAATGTGTAATTAAAAATAACATCAATCAGGCCTGTGATAATCTTTAGGAGGTGAAGAAGGTGGCCCGTCATCTTTCAAAGATTTTTTTATTTTTTCTACTAATTTTTCTGCCCATTCAGGTTGAAAAAACCAACCAAGTATAATACCTATTATAAGCGGCACTAACCATTCCATTATTATCTCCTATACTTTAAGTTTTAAATTTCTAGTCATGAAATTCTTTTTTCTCATAACTGTTTTTGCAATCAAATCTAATTCTTTTGTTCTTCTATTTAAATCTAGAACGAACGGCATATTTATATCTGATTTCATATCATTAATAACTGCTTCAGCATCATCACCTAAAGATGCTATTTTCTTTCCGTATTTCTCAAATGTTTTTTTAAATAGAGATGCAAGTTCTTGAACAGTTATTTCTTTTTTATTTCTAGCATCATTTACTCTATCTAAAAAATGCCTAGTAAATTCTATATCAATACCTACAGCTTTGAAAAGCCTATCTGCATAAGATTCAACTTTATCTAAATCTGATTTAGTAACATCTTCTAATATTTGTTCCTTTACTTCTTTTTTATCTTTTTTTTTAAGAATTCTAGGATTAGATTCTTCAAACATACCACTTTTCCCATATCTCAGAAAAATCATACCGCCAGTTTTTTCATCTTGAAGTATGATAGGTTTTTTAGGATTCTTTCTTCCGAAATCTCTTATAGCTTTACCTACTTCACCATTTCCTACATACTTTTCATATTTTACAAACTTCTTTTTTCCCATTCTAGCTGTTTTCATTACATCACTAGAAACAATAAAAGTATCGTTGTTTGCAAATTTACCTCTTCTTATAAGAGATGTTTGTGCTTTTTTGCCTACTGGAGGGTCATCACCTAAACCTGCAACTTGACCAGAACTGGCAACATTTGCAATCTCTTCATTTATCTTATATTTGTCTGACCACTTTTCAGTTAAGTATCTTTTTTTATAAAAATCTAAAAATCTTTCTTTAATATTTTCTTCTGTAAGAGTATCTTGTTCTTTTAAAAGAAGTAAAGCGGCGGCATATGATGCAAGTTTTGTTCTTCCAAAAGGTATCGTGCCCAAAACATTTTTAAGTTTTAGCATTAGGTTATCAAACTTTGTGTAGGAATCTTTTTGTTCAGGACTTCTATTGTTAGGTTTTACAATAATTTTGCCGTCTTTATCAATAACACCTGTCTTATATGCTTCCCAATTCTCATAAGGTGTTGTCAACATTCTTAGGATTCTATACACTATATAAAGGTCGACTAAATTTGCCATCTATATTTTTTCCTTTAACCTTTTTAACAATTCTTCGTCATATTGAACATCATTTTCAGTAACATATTTTAAATACACTAAAAAAGAATTGATAATTATTTTACCTTTTTCTCCAACTTTATGATTTAAAATAGAAGCCGTAGCCTCTACTCCAAAAACATTAGAAAGTAATATTATATGATTTAATATCAATCTTTCTTTCAATTCTCCTTTGTCTGAGTATTTGTTTAGTAATCTTTTTATATATTGTATTTTTTTTAAATCGTCCAAAAACTCAAGAATCGAAACGCAATTAGGATTCTTATAACTACTTACAACATACTCTTCAAAATTTTCATCACTTAAATTAACAATCATTTAAAATGTGCTTAAACTTGCCCTTAATATTGCTGAAGAATTTACTGCCACATAAATGTAATTAGTGTCCCAAGTTATTGTTCCTACTCCTAAACCTATACTTGAATTATCTCCATTTGCAGGGGTTTGTGCTGTTCTAACACGAATAGAATTAGAATTTATATCTAACGCTGAAGTAGGAGCATTTGTTCTTATTCCTACTCTATCATTACCAGCATCAACATAAATCATATTTTCATCATTGTTTGATTCTACTCTTGTATCAGAATCTCCACCATCTTCATTTACAACCATTCCAGTTTGAACCATCATTAAGTTTGATGTATCTACTGTTAGATATGAAGATGCTATAGTTGAATTTCCTGTAGCACCAAAGTCCATAGTAGAAAAACTTGTTTGTGAAGTTGCTCCAAAAATATCTTCTAGTTCTATTTTTTTACTTACAGGAGTTCCACCTGGATCATCAATAACTAACAGCACATCGGTGTTAGCGACTGCTGTTAGTTGCGAAAGTTGAGTTACTTTTTTATCTGCCATTTACTTCTCCTATTCTATAAACCGAATTTAATCGGAATGCTAATCCTGGGATTCAGGCCACTAAATTAAAATTAAGAATCTTCTAATACTGCATCATCTTCAGCATCGCCAGATACATTAAGAACACACAATGGCTCTACTTTATATCTAGTTGTTCCATGCATATCACTATAACTTACATACTTGTTCCAACCTGGAGTGTTTAGTCCTCTACCTATATTGTTAGAGACAACTGCTTCTGCATCTGATACTCCATATATATTATTTGCGGCTACGTCTGCTCCTGCAACAAACTTTGGTGCAGGTTGAATAGACACAGCATGACCTGATAGATTAATTCCGTCATACGCTGTATCAACTACGAGTGCTGTAGCGTTGGTAACTGATTCTACTTGTCTTCTTTCTGCCCCTAAAAGCATAACGTCTTTAACTTCTACGTTTGAACTTAAAGCAGTACCACTACCAATTACGATTGTAGGATTTGCTGAATTACTAACTGAAACTGTTCCTAATCCTGCAACTTTATCTGTTGTTCCCCAAAGTGCCATTTTTGTATCTCCTTGTTGTTTTTATTTTCTATATTTATCTTTTATCAGTTTTTAACTCAGGTTCTAAATTTATAGGTTCTTTTTTACCACTTAATTTATCCCCATCTCTCATCATCTTTTCTGTTTTAATTCTAGTTTTTCTTCTTTTCAGTCTATCTAAAACTTTTTGCTGTCTTGCTTGTGTTTGTTTAATACGCAAATTTACTCTAGCTTTTTTAACAGAATCTTCATCAACTTTGACTTCTTCTTTTTTTGATAATCTTGAAGCCACTCTTTGAATTCCACTTTGACGGTTTGAAAGTTTTCTATAATCTTTTTTATCGTCATAATTATTTTTGCTCATACTTTTTGCACCATGCTTATATGAAGTATGGCTCAAACTAGTAGCAGATTTTTTAAGATATCTACCCATCATACTTTTAGATATCTCATCTACTTGTTCAACGTCTTCTTTATACATGTTAAGTTCATATCTTTTATTATCAAGATTTGTAACTTGCACTTGAATTGCTTTTTTACCAGTTTTATCCAATAATCTATAAGCATTTGCTTTACCTGAAGAAGGTCTTTTAGGTCCTGTCGCAACTTTTTTATCAATATCTCTAGGATCAATTTCAACTCTATATTTCTTTTTTGCAAAATCATAAGCATGTTGCATGGCCGAAGAAAAATCTTTATGATAAAGTTCATAACCTGTACTAGATTTACTCTCTTCTAGGTCTACTTCCTCTTTTAATTTTCTAAACTCTCTTTCGGTCATCTTTTTCATGTTTATTTCCATAACTCCTAGTTCATATCTTAAAGACCTAAGTTTAGTTTTTTTGAAACCAAAATGATCTTCGGCAGGTTGAGGTTTTGTAATTTTTTTACTGATGTTTTTCTTTGCCTTTTCAAAAATAACATCTAGTTCTTTTAAATAAGAATTTAAGTCGAAATCCATTTTTAATCCTTTTTAGCCATTTTAGTAGCGACTGCATACATAACTTGTTTGCCTTTACCAGGATATCTCTTTTCAAAATCTGCCGCTTTGTCTTTTAAAGACATTACTATCTTTTCTTTTTTATTTTCTTCTCCTGGTGTAAGAGTTCTTTCAGATTTAGTCTTTCCGCTATCCATTTTATTCAAGTGCTTTTTAATTCTATCAGATTGACCTTTGTGCATTTTTGAAGCACCATCTAATTCACCAGCCATTTTTTCTAAATCTAAATCATCTTTTACAATTCTTTTTTTCGCTCTATCAAGACCTGCAAATCTTTTAGATGTATTTACTGTTCCTGTAGAATGTTGCTTCTTCGCAATATCTTTCATAGATTTTTTTGCATAACTTTTTGCCAAGTCTTTAGATATTTCATTTACACCCATTCTTTGACGTTGCTTTATCTTTGCAGTTTGTATCTTATCAGAGGCTCTGTGAATACCTTGCATTCGTTTTTTTGCTTCTGGACTTGTTAATTTTCTACCTTTTCTAGGATCAACTTTATCTTCATAATCGTCCATTGCTTTATCTTTATAACTTCTTAATGTTCTTACCTTGAGTTCATCTACTTGTTCAACTTCTTCTTTAAAACTCATTCCCATTTCTTTTCTGAGAGCCTGTATTTCTTTTTGAATTTTCTTTTGTGCAGGTGAATTAGGAACGGCTTTCAATGCTTTATTACTAAGTTTAAGAAGTTGTACTCTTTGTTCTGGTGTTCCTTTACCTCCAAAATGTTTGTCGCTATCGTAGGCGTATTTTTTCCCACGAAAATTGCTTTTAGCTTCATCAAGTTCAACTTCTTCATGTTTAGCTTTGTGCATAGTATCTAATTTATTGAAGAATTTTTTCTTTTCTTCAGGCGACAAGTCTTTCAAAGATTTTATTCCCATCTTTGCCATTAAGCCTTTTACTTTTTCTTGATAGTCTTCAGAAACTTTTTTACTAGTTTCTATAATGCTATCCGTTAATCCAAAATTTCTTTTTGAAAACACTTTTTTTCTCCTTAGTCTAATTCTGAAACTGATTTGCCTTTTTCCCACATTCTACAAGACCAATACTTTGCTTTCCACTTTGGTCCCGGATCTGTATCGCAACCATGTCTTGCTCTAAAACTTTTTCTTCTTTCTGGGTCATCTCTTTTAATTTCCATGTTTGGGTCACCAAAATTAACTTTTACAACTTTACCTTTCGGACCCATTGTATATACAGAAAACTTTTTAGGACCTTCAGATGTTCTGAAAGGGTCGTTTAGTTTTACTTTTTTTCCTTGATATTCTGCTTCGGTTATTTCTTCTTCTTCCTCATATATCTTTTTTGCTCTTTGAGTACGAATATCATTTAATACGTTTAATACTGTATCTGCCGAATACTTTGCAGTTACTAAGTCAGGGTTTTGTCCCGGCGTTTCTCTAGCGTAAGCTACTCTAGAAGCATCAGTTCCTAATTCTACAGACTCTTTCTTTTCACTACCTCTAGCCTTAGCGGCTAAATCTTTATCAGCACCTCCCCAAGTACCTTTACCTTTTGTTATAAAAGAATTAACTCTTGCAAAAGCCCATTGTTGCTGAGATGCTCCGGGTCTATGCCCTGTTTTCCAAGCGGCCATTCCTCTATTGTAAACTTGTTTTAAAATACTATATGATATTCCTGACTTCTCAGCTTTATTAACTAAACCTGTAATCTTTTCTTCTTCTAATACATCATAAAAATCTTGGTCAAACTCTTCTTCTTCAAGCATTTCTTGAAAAATTTGTTCAACTTCTTCTTCTAGTTCAGGATCAAGTTCTAGTTCTTCTAAACCTTCTTCCATATCCTCAGACTTATTTAAACCTTCAAACTCCAAATAATCTCTCGCTGACTCTATGTAATCAGTGGCTTTAGCTATTTTTGAAAGAACCCATTGCTCAGGTTCTTCTTGCATATTCATAAACATCTCTTGCAAATCTTCTACATCTTGTTCTAAATTAGCAAGTTCAATTTTCGCCATACCTATACCATCAGTAGTAACTCCTTCATTATAATCTTCAGTAACTAACATTTTAGTTAAAAGTTTAGCATCTACATCTTTATAACTTTGAGCCACTCTAGATGCATAATATAAATTTCTTCCTTTTGGTTTTCTTTTTAATACATCTTTTAAATCTTTTAACGCAGATTTATATTGTCCTTTGTGAATTAAACTTCCAATTTTTTTACCAAGATTTCCCATAGGAGTTTCTTGAACTTCTTCTTCTTTTAATTTTTTCTTTGTTAAATTAAACATACTATTTGTTGATAAAACCATGTCTAACAAAGTAGTTAGTAAATCATAAGCGGCTCCTCTTTCATTTTGTGCTAAATCTGAACCACTTCTTAATTTTGTAACTGCTCTTCTTAATAACGCTAATTCTTTTTTATCAGCTAATCCCATACGAACTAACTGGTCCAATCTACTCATTTGAACTTGTTGTTCAGGAGAACTAGCTTCATTAGTTTGCTCTCTAGGAACACAATTAGGAACCATTCTATTACCTTTCTTTTTCATTCCTTTTTGTATATGTGTGTCCCAACAAGGATCGCTTTTTTCTCCATACATTTTTTTATATTTTTCTGTATGCTTTGATGTTTTAAGTTTTCCTTTTTCTCTAGCTTTTTTATCTCCAGGTGCATCTTTGTAAGCATCAGGGTCTGAATCCGATTTTTTCCCATGCTTTTCAAAGTGCGAGGCTCTAGATGTCTTTTTATCTTTAGATAGACCTTTATAATATTTTTTAGGCTGACTACCATCTCTCTTAGAAACGTGAGGATCTTGTTCTACCTCTTTTTTTTCTAAAAGATAATTTGTATATTTTTTAAATAACATCATGCCTCTGATTCCTCTTTGTATATGTAATTTTTAAACTTATCTAGATTATTCTGAACAAAAGTAGGGTAACTTAAATACGCTGACTCTACTAATGTAGGTTCATAATCTGAATACAATCTTTCTACTGCTTCTTCTTTCGTATCAAAATCAAACTTAGTTTTCTTATTTGCATAAACATCTTTAGAATGTGCCCAACTCTTTTGTTTTAATAATACGTTTTCTCCATCTGTACTATCTAAAAATGTGTAATGCCAACCTGCATTTTCAATATATTTGTCTCCTAAATTCATTTGTCTAATAACTGCTGGAGATAACTCCTTTAGTTTTTTAAAAGTTGTCATACAACCTGCGGCCGTAACATTTGTTTTGTGAAGTAAATTTAATTTATAAACATACAAATCTGTATTAAATCTAACTATTTCATCTTTTCCACAAAACTGTGTAGCCTCTGTAATACTTTTTTCTTTTAGTATTTCATCTACACAATGACCTAAAACTAAATCATTATCACTAGCTTTTAAATAATCTAATATTATACAAACATAATTCACTTGAAACGCTTCTCTTTTCCAATCATCAATATTTTGATGAGACTGCACTACTTCTTCTAAAACTTTAGCATTGAAAAAATTAGGAAACTTTTTCATCTCTTCCTCAAAGTCATTTATTCTTATGTAAACAATTTTATCCTTATACTTTTCAAATCTATTTACATCAAAATTAAAAGACTTTTTTAATCCTGTATGTGTTTGTCCTGCTTCACATACTATAAACTTATCAACTACATTCCAATGAGCATTTAATTTAACTTCAAATAAATCATTCTCATTCAAAAACATACAATAATCATAAATCAATTTTTATCTCCTAGCTAATTCTTTCTTTCTAACTGTAGGCATTAGTCTTGTTGCCAGCTTCTTTACAGCACCTTTAAACTTACCCAATCTTCTGTCAATTTGCATTTTTGCAGATGTTCCTAATTGAGAGTATGATTTACCTCCTGCAAGTCTTTTTTTGAAAAATCCTCTAGCTGTCCTAGTTGCTCTTTTAGTTAATCGACTTCTATCTGCAAATCTTCTCATTTGCAAAGTTCTTGCTCTCTGTACTCTTTTTTGAAGTCTTTTGAATCTCATTGCTCTTTGTCTTCTTTGAGCCATATCTAATACTTCGTTTTGATTTTCCATAAAAATCCTTTCGTCTTATTTATTAATACTCGCTAGAGTCATAAGATGCAGTTTTTCTTAAATGAAGCACTACCGTATACTTATGAGAACTATTAGTGGGAGTAACTCGTATAGGAGAAGTTGAATTTGCACTATCAACCCAAGAATCATATTTGAAACTGCCTGAACCTCCTAAATTATATAGAAGTGTATTTGCACGAAAGATTTGAGTTATATGAGAGGCATCATTAGAATAATGAATTTCTTTGATATGATATTCAGTAGGTGTCACAGTATCTTTTGTACTGTCGGCAAAAGCCACGTTTGCCGTAGACTCTGAGGTAACTCTAACAACTACCTCAGTATCAGTATTTTTGAGAACATCTTTTGACATTAAAATCTCCTATATTGTTCGTTTTTCTATAGGAGTATTTATAATTTTTAATATGTCACCATTCTCGATACTGCTACTAATTTAGAAGATGTTGAGTATATTATTACAGAATTTCTAACCAAGTAGTACATACCACTTTTTTTATATATTTTAATCCTAGTTAAACTACTTTCTTCAACTAGTTCAATAGGATTAAACATATCTACTGTTAAGGTCTGTTTTGTTTTGGGAATGGAAATTGGACTACGTTTTTCACTTCGTCCTCTATTTCGTGTGATTGCAAGTTTTCCTCGTCAAAATCAAATTTAAATTGTAAGTCGTTCATTTCGTCTTCATTCATGACTAAAGATGTTTCTGTTGCACCTGAACCTGAATCGTATATAGAAGTTTCCTTTACGTTTTCATATAAATCGTAAGTTTCACGAACCTCATTATCTAAATTAACAGTTGTAGTGTAAATTGATTGGCTCCAATCTCTAGGGCATTCTATTCTATCAACCACTTTCTCAAGTTCTTTAATTGATTTTTTTAATCCGTTTAATGTATTTTTTAAGTCATCTAAATTTCTTTCGTTTATCATACCTTAAACCCCTTAAATTTATCTTGCTTGGTTTCAGTTTGACCGCTATCTAAAACATCTCCTTGAGCAGTCTGCTCTACATCATAAATTCTCATCTTAGGCTTATCTATGCCCACAATAAATCTTTTATTTTTGTTTGGGTCACTATATCTATTTTTAAGTTGCTTTATCAAAACTTGATTTAATTCTGATAATTGGTCGCTAGAAATTATTGCAAACATAAAGTCAGCAGTCGCAGGTAACCCAAAAGATTCTGAAGTATCTTCTAATCCTACATCAGTATTTGTATAACCTGACCTTGTAGATTGAGTTGCAGATATTATAGGAACGCTATATTCGACCGCTAGTCCTCTGAGTTCCTCTGCTATAGCTTTGACATAAGTGTATGAGTTGGCATTGGACCCAGGCTTGATTCTTGAAGACGTACATATGTTTATGTAATCAACGTATATGATATCTGGGATAAATTGCTTTTTTAATCTTAATTCATCTAGTAATCTCTTAAAATGCAGAGGATTTGCTGTTGCAGTAGGATATTCTTTGATAATTAATTTACCGGCAGTTTTTTCCCTTATTCTTTCTATCTTTTTCATATAACTATCTTTAGGTAAAGCAACTAAATCATCTAACTTAACATTCATCAAATTTGCATCAACTCTTTCAGCAATTCTCTCTTCAGACATTTCTAAAGTTATGTAAAGAACATTTTTACCCATAGCCATATTAGCAGAGGCACAATGACACATAAACAAAGATTTACCAACACCAGTACCTGCAAGAATAACATTCAAAGACTTTTCAGGAACACCACCCTTGGTTATTTTGTTTAACATCTCAATATCAAATGGAACTCTTTTTTCAACCAAATGATAATACTCATGTCTTTGCTCTGCATCTTCTACAAGGTCATGACCAATATGATTATCAAAAGAAACAGCTAACGCATCAGTCAATATTTTAGGTATAGCACCTAAATCTAATTTATTTCTTTCTTTATCATTTTCATCTACAATCTGAATGCTTTGCATTAAACCATTGTATATTGCTTTTTGTTTACAAAACTTTTCGGTCGTATCTATCAACCAATCTGAATCTTGAATATCAGAATTAGCAGTAACCTCTTCTACAAGATTTTGAGTTTCTTTATGTAAATTTTCTGATAAAGATGCATTTTTATCAACCTGTATTAAAAGAGTTTCTTTGGTTGGATTAGATTTATATTCATGAATGTATTTACAAATTTCTTCAAACAAAACTATTTCAGCATTTTGAGTAAAGTATTCTTTTTTTAAAAAAGGTAAAACAGTTCTAGTGTACTTTTTATCATAAACTAAATGTTTCAATATTTTATGTTCTAAGTCCATTCGTTTCCTTTGAATTTATTTCTAGTAAATTTTCTTCTAATATAGAGTTTAATATATTTCCCAATACATTTTCAAATCTTTTTTTCTTTTCATCATCAAAAGTAGCTTCAACATTTTCATTTTGATTTATTGTTTCATATTCAAAAGAAATAGTATATGTACCATCTTCATTAGGTTCTTTAGCAGGTTTGATAGCATTAAAATAAAAATCTATATCTTTAAACTCAGGCTCTTCTATTTTTATGATAGTCGTATTTCTTTTTGAATCAAACTCAGTTAATTTAAACAATGGCTTCATCTTCTTCTCCTACAGTTTCATGCCCATACAAAAATTCTTGTTTACAAACATCATCTATTTTTTGTAAAATATCTTCAGTAAAATATTTTTCAGGTGATTGATTTATTGCTTTTCCGAATACTTTTGTTCCATCAGGCAATTCATATCGTGTAGAAACTTTTTTTATTATGTCATACTTTTCAGCTATATCTAGTAAACCATAATACCTATCTAAACCTTTATCGTAAGTAAGTTTAGTTTCTATTATTTTATTTTCTTTTGTGATTCTGCTTTTGTGGAGTTTTGCTTTCACAATATTTCCTATTATTTCAGTTCCGTCTTTTTCTTTTTTCTTAGTCAAATATACAATAGTACTAGCTGTATATTTAAGACCACTACCACCTGACATTTCTTTCATTGGGATATAAGAACCTACAACATCATATACATGATTAGTAACCATCAACGGAACATTTACTTTAGCTAACTTTAAGTTTAAAACTCTAAATGTAGCCTTAAGAGTTTGTGATTTAGTCATATCTCTGGTTTCTTTCCCCTCAGAAGTATCTTCCATTTCTTTTGTGGAAGACAACTGACCCAAAGAATCTAAAATCATAATCATAGGTTTTCTTTTATCTTCAGGTTGCTCAGAATATTTTTGTATAATTTGAAGTGCTGTATGCCTAAATTTTTGAATTGTATCTGGTTCAGATATAACAACTCTGCTCGTATCAATACCTCGTTGAGTCATCATTTTATTTGTAACTGCGGCTTCGGTATCAAAATAAACCACACCACCTTCAGGATTATCTTCTAAAAATCTTTTTGCTACGCCTAAAACAAAAAATGTTTTACCCGTAGCTGATTCGCCTGCAAATGTTGTAACTTTATTATTAGGAACTCCCCCGTGAATTGTTCCCGACAGCAAGGCATTAAGTGCATACGAACCTGTATCAATATATCCACTAAACTCTGAAGAAGAGTTTTCTAAACTGGCAATTGTGGTATCTTCATCTTTTAACTGCTCAACTAAATTTGTAAAAAAATTCATAACTATCCTTTTAAGAAATTTTATCTCGTAACTCTTTCAACTCATTTTTATCAACAGGTACTGGCCATGGTGTAGAAGCACCTATTTTTTTTCTTACTCTTTTTTTCCTTGTTGTTTGTTTTTTTACTACTGCATTTGATGGTGTTTTTACTGGTGGAGGCAACTCTCCTCTTATCTGTTTTAGTGAATAATTTGATGCTACAATTAGTAAAACTGCTAATGGGTCAAATACAAATACTAATAATATTATAACAAATCTAACAGCAGAATCAAAGTGCGATTCCACATCATCACCATAAATTAATTCCGCTATGTACTTCAAAGGTCCTACTTCTGCCATCTGTTTATTTTCTTCTCTCATCAAAGGCAACTGTTCAAGTTTAATTTTTTGCAAATCATCTTGAGTTTCTAAGATGGCTTTATTTGTTGCTCTAGCTATTTTTTCAGGATCGTCACCTGCTTTTTTGTAAAGATATTGTAATCTCTCATTTAGCATTGACTCACGCTCTTTTAATATTTTTAATTGTACTGAAGTTTCTCCTACATCTAAATTTGCCTCTAGGTGTGCCTTTGAAAGAAATCCAAATATTCCTACTGATGTTATAAACACTAGAATAACCACTGCTAATGTAAAATAATATTTCATTATCCTAGGTGCGTTATCCCAGTTCTTATATAACCAACTAGCGGTTATGAGTTTAGCTACCTCTAAAGATGCTCCCATAATAGCTATAGGTCCAGGGCTAGCGGCAAATATTGCAATAAGTCCTATAATAGAATAATATGCCGCAACTGCCGAAACTGATAATGCACTAAGCAACATCAATATAACAAAAAACATAATTTAATCTCTAGTCAATTCTAAAACTTTATCTACTTGTTCTTGCAACTTTTCAATTCTGTTAGGCCAGTAAATATATTCTTTCTCAGGATTCTTCATTAAATTTACTAACAAAGGCATAATTAGCTGTTCTAACTTAACAAGTTTAGATGCAACTTCCTCTTGCATTTGTTTTCTTTCAGCATCTAATCCTAATTTATTTTTATTATAAAGATTCATGATGCCATCTATTTTATTTTCTAACTTTGATATGTTTTCATTAGATGTAGAAATCGAGTTTGCAATAACTTCAGTTTCCAATGTATCAGGATTTACTGTAGTCTGAAGTGATGATTCATCTACAGCACTAAATCCATAATCATCTTCTTTTCTAAATTTTAAATATTCTTCTGGTATGTTTCTTATGCTCATGAGAAAAACCCCTCTAGTGTATTTACTTTTTCTGTTGTCCAATCAATCTTATCCACAATGATATTTAAAGGCTCTAAAAATGCCTTTTCAAATTGTAGTTGATAATCAATATATTCTTCAAGTTTAAATTCTTTAGGTAATATGTTATTTATAGCTAAAACATTTTCTTGAATAGGATTAGGAAGTTTTAAATAACAAAATTTAACTTTATTCCCATTTCGTATAAGTTCATATTTCTTTTCTAATTTATTCTTGTTTACTAATGTGTTGAATAATAATGCACCTCTAACATGAATAGGAGTACCTTTACCATAAATGTGTGCTTTGTCTTTAAATTTATTAATATTAGATACACTTCTAGGAAAGGCAATATCTTCAAAAGATAACTTTTTAAATTCGTTTTTAGTTTTTTCAACAAAAGAATGAAATTCATTTTCATTACCATTCATAACAACATTGAGAGCATCTTTAATCTTCTCTCTACATGCATAAGGCGTTGACGACTTAACGGCCTCTATACCCGACATTTTTAATTTTGCAGAGCCATATCTTACACCTTCACTATCCCAAACATTTAAAATATATCTTTTCTTAGCTGTCCATATTCCTTTATCGCATATAACTTCTCTTTTCATAATCATCTTTTGCGAAAAAGCATTTTGTCTTTTCGCTAATTTTTCATAAGAGTTGTCAATGAATGGTTCTATTTTTTCGGAACATGCTTTATCTAAAAAATCTACAATTTTATTTTTATCAGTTTCATTCTTAAAAACTTTTGAAACTAATGGTCCAAAGTTTATATAAACGGAATCAGTATCAGAGGCTATAACATAATCGTTATCCTCTGTCTTTAATAAATTATTTAAATATCTATTTAAATCATTAGCAATCCATCTAATACTTAACTGACCTGACAACGTAATTGCTTCAGCTTGTCTAACATCAAAAAATCTAAAATACTCATTACCTAAGGCACCATAAGCTGAATTTAGTTGAATCTTTTTTGCCATTTGAATATTCTTGTATCTAGAGATATCATTAACTAAACTTTTATCTTTAGTTTTTTCATATTCTTTTTCAGCTAAAATCATTTTCTTTTTATACTCAGACCTTTCACCATACATACTTTCCATCATCTCAGGTAAGAATCCTTGTTTTGTTTTGGAAAAACAAGTACCATTTGCCGCAACACAATATTTACTTTTTTTTATTTCATTAGATTCTTTTAGATAATACTCAATATCTGTAGGCATATCCGTATTAGACATGATTGTTTCAGGTGAAATATTATATTGCATAATTAAATGAGGGTACAAACTATTCAAATCAAAAGAAGCAATCCAATCGTGCATACCAACTATAGGATCTTTTACATACGCACCTGCATACTGTACGTCTTTTCTTGTAACTCTTTTTTGAGGAACAACAATATTTTTATTAATTAAATAATTATGAATTAGGCAATCCCACATTCTTACTTGAGTAAACACATCAACAAAATTAGTTTTAGCATCATAAGCCAAAGCAAAAGCAAGTTCTAAAAGTTTCATTTTTGATTCTAGCTTATCAACCAACTCTACATCTTTTATATTATAATCAATAAATTTCTGATAATCATTTTTATACAAAGTATGTAAGGATTCATATTCAGAATAATCTAATTTTTTTTCACCTAACTCTACAAAAGCAATATGGTCTAATTTATAACTTTCTTGTTGAGTATATGTAAACTTTTTATAAAGTTCATAATAATCTAAAGTTGTTACGCCATAAATGTTATATGATTTTTGCTCACTACCTCTAATGAATATATTATCAGCTTCAACTATTTTCCATGGTGATAAATTTTTAGTTTCGGATTCTCCTAAAATTTTACACATACGATTGTGCAAATAAGGAATATCAAAAAATCTTACATTCCAACCTGTAATTACATCAGGACTATGTTGACACCATAATTTTAAAAACTTTTTTAATAAATCAGATTCCGAATCACATTTATAATATTTTACATTATCTTTATTGTTAGAATATTCATCACAACCAAATACATAAAAAATATCTTTCAGTTTAATTGTAATTGCTGTTACCTCTTCACAAGCAAAGTCAACATCAGGAAATCCATTTTCGGAAGCAACTTCAATATCTATATTAGCTATTTTTATTTGAGATACATCATAATTTACTTTTCCTGTATACGTTTCATTTATATAAACATAAGGAAAATTAGTAGAACCGTAGACTTGATAATTTTCTATCTCATTATAATTCTTAATAACTTCTAATGCACTTTTAATATTTGCTTGAGGAACAGGTTTTACATATTCACCTTGTAAGGTTTTGAATTTAGTTTTTTCTTTTGTAGGAAAGTATAGGACAGGATTATATTCAACTTTATCGCTGAATTGTTTTCCATTACTATAGCCTCGAATAAAAATTCGATTACCATATCTTAAAAAGTTAGTGTAAAATTTCATTAGTGTTTATACTTATTTTGTTAAAACTCATACTTTTCATTAGACGATTATTTTAAAAAGTCATATACATATTGTACATGAGTCTATTACTCATATCAATACTAACTTTTTAAAAGGAAAAAACATGTGGACAAAACCTACTGCTACTGATTTGCGATTTGGGTTTGAAGTTACTATGTATATTGCTTCTACTTAAAATAAAAAAGGGGAACATTGTTGTTCCCCTTTTGGCTACTTCTTTTCTATTTTCTTAGAACTTGCAACCTCACCATTTTCATCTTTAACATCAATCTTTCTAGGTTTCTTATGTTCTGGAATAATTCTTTCCAGAAAAACTTTAAGCAACCCATTCAACATCTCTGCATCTTTTACTTCAACTTGTTCATCAAGAGCAAAGGAGCGAGTGAAAGTTCTATTTGCTATTCCTTTGAATAAGAAGTTTTCCGAGGAATCTTCAACAGTTTTTCCTGTAATCTTTAGCATATTCTCTTCTAGAAGAATTTCTAAGTCTTGTTTTGCGAATCCTGCCAAAGCAAGTTCGATAACATACTTATTATCTTCAACCTTACGAATGTTATAAGGGGGATAGTTTGGAATATTTTTGGTTAAGTCATCATGAAGTTTATGCATATTATCATAAACTGAATCACTACCAATAAAAGATTTTGAGAATTTGTCAAAGACATCGCCAAAAGGCTGTAATGCTAGGTTTGTCATAATAGTCTCCTTAAATTAAGCGAGTTAATAAAATAAAAAGCGATACCCTTGGTAGGCGTATCGCTTTTATTTATAACAAAAATTAGCGTGAAACTATAGAATATGCAGTTGTTCCTACTCTATTTTTCACTTTATTTACCTTATAACCAGCTTGTCTTATTTCACTAATTCTAGCAGGTAAATTTTTGACCTTGAATCTTTGCATGGCTTGAGACCTTGTCAAAGTACGTTTTTTGCCTCGCAAGTAACTGAGGACTTTTTGAAACTGGGACAGCTTTTTCATAAAGACTCCTATGATATAAAATTAAGAAAAAATACCACTCAATGGATCAACTACTACACCCTTCTGGGTTCTTACATCTCTCTCTAAATTAGGAAGAGATTGATTCAAGATTTCTCTCACAACTTGAGAAGGCCTGACATTTTTCTGGTCAGCCACAAAGTCTAATGCATCTCTTTGTTTTTTTGTGATTCTCAAGTGCAAATCGCAATCATAAACTTTTTTATTATTAGCCATAACTATACTCTACAAAAAAAATATTATAAAATCAAGACAAGTTTTCTCTTTTTTTACCTATATTATACTTAGCAACCAAATTCCATTCATCTTTATCTTTATGAGATATAATCTTTATTTGTGATAAAGGTGCAACAGGCTCCTCTTTTATATTTTCATTAACAATTTGCACTAGATTCCACTCTGCTAGTAATTTAGTTATTGCATTTCTTCTAGATAAATCATTATCCGTAAAATCTGTAGATTTCCCATCTAACCCAAACAACTCTTTAAAATGTACTATGTAATATTTACCTCTCTTATGTAATATGTGGCAAGACTGATAAAGAGTCTTATCTTTTCTGGAAGCCACACCTATTCTAGTAAGAGTTTCCCGTACTTTTAAAAAATCATCTTCTTTAACTAATTCAACTTCTAGTAAATTCTCTACTCCAATCATAGCATTCTTTCTTAGTGTTGTTCCTTTATTAGCGAAATTTGTTTTTTGTTTAAAACTTCTAGGATTTCTTTTGACTTTTTATGACTATAACCATAGTGTTCGGAAATCCACTCAACATCTTTCGCTTTATCTTTTTTAAACCATTTAGAATATCTTTTTCTAGGTCTAACACTATTTAGCAAATACAAATATTGTGCCTTTTTATTCAAATCAAAAGACATATTCATATCATTAGCGAATATTATGGTATCAATAAAATAGGATAGTCCTTTGTTTACTATAAAAGGATTATATTCTTTTTCATCAAACTTTTCACTTTTCACCAAATCAGTTTTATTATGATTGATAGAATTTAAATAATCAAAAACATTCATTATATTTCACTCACGGATAGTTCTTCCATTTGCCTTAAAATACTTTTATCTAAAATTGTATGTACTAACTGAACTGCATCTTGTTCAATAGGCAGAATTTTCATTCTTCTCGTACCAGATACCGTTCTTGTTTTCCATCTCGCCTTTTTAGGATCAACTTGATAAACCCGACCACCATAAAAATCCTTATACGTACCTTTTGTATTTGGTACTGCCACAAAAAATAACATATCAACATTACGACATTTTGGTAATTGATTAGGCTTAACTGTAAATGCACTTTCTGAGAAGAAAGGAACTTGAGTTTTTACCTCTATTGGTCTTCCGTCTACAGTAAAATCTTTTTCATGGTCAAAAGTATTTACCGACTTTCTTACATTATGTCCTATATCTTGTAAATAATTTTGAACTATGGCTTCACCTAACTGACCTAACATTTGCATCTTTACGTCTTTATTCATTAATAACCTCACAGTCTGCCATAACTTCAGTCAATAAAGCAACTATATTAACTTCTTGGTCTGCCACAAAAGCAGATTGATATTGATATTTTGCTAAATGTAAAATAAACTGAGGAACGGAATTAGGTTTTATATTCTTAATAAATCTTTCATATAAATTTTTAAAAATTTCGTTTACATCATTATCTAAATTTTCAGAAACCCATTTTCTCATTGACGAAAAATTTTTTTCTTTCATTGCCTTAACTAAAGAATCCAATGAAACATCTTTTACATTACTTAAAATTTCATCATTTATACTACCGCTGTAAGAATGTCTTTGGCACTCATTTAAAACTCTTCTCCAATCAGGAAAATACTTCATGATTAGTTGTGCCAAAACTTTTTCATCATAAGAAATATTTTCTAATGAAAGAATATTTTTTAATCTATTTAAAAAACTAAAAGCAAGTTTTGCCTTTTGCTTAGATTGAATAGTAAAATTTATAACTGAACATCTACTATGAAGAGGTTTTATAATTCTATTTAAAAAATTACAAGTAATAATAAAACCGCAATTAGATGAAAACTCTTCCATAAAATTTCTCAATGCAGGTTGAGTGCTTTGAGCATTTAAATAATCGCCTTCATCTAAGATTACATACTTTCTATCGCCTGTAAAAGACATAGTAGATGCAAAGTTCTGAATGTCATTACGCAACGTATCAATATTCCCATGTAAAGAACCATTGATAACAATATAATTTGCATTCAACTCTTCCAGCATGGCTCTAGCTATAGTAGTTTTACCTACACCAGAACCACCAGATAAAATTAAGTTTGGTATTTCTTTTTGCTCTACAAACTTAACAAAAGTTTTTTTTAACTCTTTAGGTAAAATTACATCATCAATTTTTTTAGGTCGATATTTTTCGACCCATAAAATATCTTGTAGCATAAAAACTCCATAATATATTATTCACTAAACTCGGAACCTGCCTCATTGGCAAGCCAATATTCAATTTTACCATTTACATTTTTAAAATGTGAAAAGCCTTTTGTTGTGACTGAAACATTATAATCACCTGATATTAATTTTAAGTTTTCAGTTACAAAATAAAAAACAAACTCAGAAGAAGTTGTTCCTACTTTTATTTTAAACTCATCACTATTAGAATCTTTTTGGTCTAGAGTCGCCAAGTAGATATTTTCCCTATCACCTATTACAGCTATATTTGGAAGACCTAAAACAGAGGAAGACCTAACAACTTGATTCAAATCATTCTGTTTCAATTCAAACTCAACTTCGGGAGAAACTAAATCAATATCTTTTTCAGGAGGAGCAATAATCATACTTACATCAGAAAGTCTTATTTTACTATTAGTAGAACTAGACTTTACATTTAGAATCTTTTCACCTGAATTAACTTCTATCTCAGGGTCTTTTAGCATACCTACAAGCCCAAGAAATCTATTCAAGTCATAAAGAACTATCTCATTATCAAAGGTCTCATCAATAGTAGCCTTAGCTAAGACATTTTTCATCTTAGAAATGGTTCTAATAGTAGACCCTGGTTTTATTTGTATGCCTTCATTTATCATGGCACAATTTTTCAAAATAGAAATTGTGTTTTCACTTAATTTCATTATCATTTCCTTTCGCTAAGTTATGAACGTGTAACATTATTATCGCATAATGAATCACTTTTAGTAAGTCATTTTTATCCCTACCATTCTTTTTTCCGTATCGTTGAGCGTATTTCATAATGTTGCCGATACAAAAACCTTCACCATGTCCACCATCAATTATAAATTCAGTAGCCTGAAAATTATTTTTTGAATAATGTTGCCCATAAGTTTTATCAATATATTCTTTTATTTCACTTAAAGAATTATTTTCATCATATTTGTATTCTATCATTTTTTAGGCACACTAGTATCTGCTGTTGGTGATGCACCAATGGTAGCTAAAGCCTGTAAAGAACCTCCGAATATATAAGTACCTGCATGTTTTAAATTTAACCAAGGTAACATAAAGACTTTAACTCCAGCTTCCCTTGCCCATTGACAAAACATATAATCTTCAGATAAATATCTTTTGGTCTTGGGGTCGATAACACAATCAAAGTATGCCATTATTTCTCTACTACCATCAAATGCTTTTGTTCTAACGTGGTCAGGTTTATAAGATTGTTGAGGATATTTTTCAGCAAACTTATCAAAAGCTGTTCTAGTTACTAACATAAATCCTGTTCCACCTTCTTTAACTTCAACAGGCTCATCAATTCTAAATGACGTAATTCCATCAGCAGGATTAAATACATAATCTCCTACAAAGTTTTCCAAAGAATTTGGGTCTTTATCAGCGTAACCCTTATCTACTGCTAGTTTTATTTTTTCCCATGAGATTGCTTTTTTAGGATAAGGCCCGCAAACAATTTCCATTTCAGGTTCAGTTGCGGCATAGTGAGATAATAAAAGTACATCTTGGGCCTCAAAATGTATGTCGCTATCAATAAAAATTAGATGATCATATCCGCTTCTTATAAACTCATCAGCTAAATAATTTCTGGCTCTAGTAATAAGTGATTCGTTAAATATAAAAAACAACTTACATTCAATTTGATACTTTGTACATAAAACCATAAAGTCACTTAAAGATTTAGTGTAAACACCTGAACACATTCCGCCATACATTGGAGTCGCTAAGAATAATTTTTTATTTCTTAACAACTCGATATTCATTTCAATTTGCATTATAACTCCATTTTAAATATGACACACTTTCTATATATAAGAAAAGACCCCAACTAGTGAGGCCTTTTTCAAAAAGTTTACTACTCAGTACTAGCTACGGCAGACTCTTCATCAGAAGTCTCTCCGACATCAACACCAGAATCTATCTTGGTGTATAAGTCAAAGAATGATGACTTAGTTTCGTTATCAAATCTGTTGATACAGTATTTAATAGACCCAACCTTATCAAACATAATATTGGCATCAAGAATCTGAACAAGCCTTCTAGTAGAGATTATCTCATCAACACCACCTTCTTGATAAGTCTTACGAATCACATTTGCCCACTTAACTAGATTGTCTACCCAACCCTCATCATCAATGCCTAGTGAACTCATTTTTTTCATAAGAATCTTTTTCTCAAGTTTTTCGGCAGGATAATCTTGCTCAACTGTAATTGGGAATCTCTCAAGAAAAGCATCATCAAGAATTGTGGCCGCCATGTACTTACCGCTCTCATCACCTTTACCTTTGGTATTCGCAGTAGCAACAACATTAAACCCTAATGTAGGCTCAACATACTCACCAGTCTTTTTGATAATCACGCCCTTACCTTCCATAACACCTTGAATACAGAGTAGAGCATTAGAACCTCTATCAATCTCATCAAGAATAAGAATCGCACCTGATTTCATGGCCTGAACAACTGGACCATCAAACCATTTTGTTTCACCATTAATTAATCTGAATCCGCCGAGCAAATCGTCTTCATCAGTCTCATTTGAAATGTTAACCCTAATACATTCACGTTTAACCTTAGCACAGGCTTGTTCTACCATAAATGTTTTACCGTTACCAGATAGTCCAGAAACAAAAACTGGGAAAAACTTTTTAGTAGCAACTACTTTAACCATGTCATCTGAAAAGCCAAAAGGAACATAAAGAGGGTCAACATCTGGAATTATATTTCTCTCTACATGCGATACAGAATCAATAACTGATTTGGCAAGAGGCTTCATTTCTACAACTTGGGCCATTGCATTCAATTCAGTATCATTTGATTGAGTGGCAACTACTGAAGGATTTAAAACTTTCTCGTAAGAATACTTACCCCTAGAGATTCTAAAATTATCAGAAATCAAGTTCTGATAATCAGACCTTGCAATAGATAAAGAACCGTTAGCACGAAACATTTCTTTAATTTGTTTTCGTGTAACGACCGAACCGTATTTCGCATTTAGTTGATTTACTAAATCAAGATTTACATTCATAACAAAATTTCTCCTCAAAAATTAAATCATCAAATTAAAAAACTACTCTTTTATGGTAACAAAACTACAGAAAATGTCAATGGAAAATGTAGCGATTAAGCTACATTTTCTATCAATTTCGACAAGAACAGTCTATTTAAGAGTCTGTTTTTATTCATTTTCTTAAATGCTGTAGCTATTTTTCTAACTGATGCATCATCATCTACTAAATCGTCAAGCGTGTCATTTTCGATATTGAGTGCATTGCTAGGTAAAATAACTAACTCATCATAACCGTATTGCGTAGTTGAGATAGACTTCTCGGCTTTAAACTTTTTAATAATACCATTTTCATAAGGATTTAGACCATGTCTTTTAAGGTTGTCCTGTATGTCATATGTTTTATTAGTAGAGATAAAGAAACTAAACGCACTAGTATCTGTCCTGTCTTTTAGTCTCTCAACTAAACTAGGTATAAGACCCAACTCAGAAGTTTTATAAACTTTTTGGGTTGCCTTGTCTTTAAGGAAACTAGTATCTTGTAATGTTTGACCTTGGACAGTATCGCCTCTAACAAAGTATGGATCCCATTCTGCATCTTTATCAGGAGTTCTTAACTCTGAATTGTGTTCTTGAGGACTATCCCAGCCATCAGTAACAAATAATGTAGTATGCCTTTCAATTTTGTTAGCGACTTTAAAGTCATTGATTAGTTTAACAGCACCAATGAGTGTGAAGTTTAATGGGGTTCCACCTAAACTCATCATTGAATCAGAATGATAATAAAGACTTTCTCTCCATTTTTCTGGAATAGCTGAAATATCAACTCTACCTCTTCTAATTAACTTCCACCAATCTTTTGACAATCCTCCAAAGTCTAGTAAATCATCACACCTTTGTCTATATTGCGGAGTAGTCATTTTACTAGATAGTAGGTTCAGTATAGTTAAGTCTGAAAATTCCTCGTTAGTAAAATACATCTCATTTTCTTTTTGCTCAAACTTACTTTTCTCTAATTGTTTTAACCACTGGTCAGAAGTTCTTTGTTCATTTCCATAGTTAGTACTAGTAAAAGAGTAAACTTCAAATGGAATACCAACTCTTTTTAAGAAGTGAGTAACAGTAATTACCTGGTCAATTGTTTCTTTTAGTATGTCATTCATAGACCCAGAGAAATCAACAAACATAGTAACACCGTGATTCTTACCATCTGGTGTAATACCAATCTTGCGAAATATATTGTCATTGAATTTATAGCTATGTAACTTATTAGGGTCAATAGAGCCTGTATCAGATAGTTGTGTTCTTCTATGAGAAGCGGCTTGTTTTCTCATCTCAAACTCTTTTACTAAGTAGTTAATCGCACTCTTATTTTCTTTTTCAAATTTAACAAGAGTTTTATCATTAGCCCAAATTGTCTTTTTCTTATTAGCAAAGTCACTTCTAAACACCCTAACGTCTTTCCAGTTGACAACTACAGGAGAAATATCAAACTCTGGTAAAGTTGTTTGATTAATTTTTTTATCACTAACAGACTTAGCTAAGGACTCAGCAAAATTAGTATCGGTCATGGCTTCAACTTTACAAACAGACCAACCAGTACTAGTTTCTACAGATTTTTTATTCTCATCGGAATCAGAATCATCTTCATCAGAATCATAATTAATTTTAGATTTTTCTGTTTCATTTTCTGAATCATTTTCTGAATCTTCAGATGTCTCATCTTCTAACTCACTATCTTCATCATCAAAATCTTCATCATCTGAAAAATCTGATTCTGAAGTTGACTCGCTCTCGGAAGAATCAGAATCTTCATCAATATCATCAAGGTCGAATTCTAACTCTTGAGAATTTTCTAATTGCTCTTGCTGTTTTTCTTCTTGCTCTTTTTTACAGTAATCATAAATTTCTTCGGATAGAGAAATGACCTCATCTTTATTACATTTTGAAACGCGGTCAACAAAGGACTGTTCCTCTTCATTGAAATCAATATTAAAATTGGCAAGACCAAGTTTAAATCTAAGATTTATTTTGTCAATCAAAAGAAAATCATTAGGGTCTTGTCCTTTAATTTTAAAGAAGTCTCTATTCATAAAATCTTTGTAGCCTTTTATCATAACTTTTGCAAGGCCAGGATAATCTTGTTTCATCAACCTTTCGATTCTCGCATCTTCAACAACATTCACAAAACTTTTTAGTTTTGAATCAACGTAAATGTAATCTGGATTATCTTTATGAGCAGGGTCGAATGACCAATCAGTTGGTGTGTATTTTGCGTGGGCACTTTCGTGACCGCCTAGAGTATCTTCCATGCTGGTAGTCATATCTTCAAAGACAGGCATGGTAATTGTTCTAGTCTTTATATTGAAAGAAGCGGTCTCAACTTTTTTACGAACTATGTTGACATCTTCTTCGGAATATAATTTATAGAGCAAGTTTTTTTGTTCTAAATTCATAATGTTTTTTTTCTCATTTGTTGTTGTCATATAATAATGGTAACAAACCTACAGAAAAATGCAACAGTTTTTTACATATTTGCGTAAAAACAACACTATTTTTTAAGTTTTCTCTTTAAAATCATGCGTTTTCGTAAACCTCTTTCGCTTTCAAACTTATGAGCAACATTCGTAAAGACTTGACCTTTTAGATGGTCATACTCATGCAATACTACTCTAGCAGTCATTCCTGTAAAAGTATTTGTCATTGTATTTCCATTTTCATCTTCGTATCTAATCTTAACAGCATCAGGTCTTTTTACTTTTAAAAACAATAAAGGAAAACTTAGACAGCCTTCTTGCATTGAAACTTTATTTTCAGATATGTCTACAATTCTAGGATTAAAAAATGCACACGGAGTTTCATCTTCAACTCTCACTACAAATACTTTACATGATAGACCTACTTGATTAGCTGATAGACCTAATCCTTTATTGTAAATCATTGTCTCATTTAAATCTTTAGCTAATTCTATTGGGTCAGTTTGAGGATTTTCAAAATTAAAATCTTCACACTCTTTAAATAATATTGGATTTGTTTCTTTCACTAAATTTAATTTCATAATGCAACCTTTATCTATTTACCAATTTTAGCATTTACTTTTCTATGTTTATTCCACGCAACAAAACCTGCCAATCTTAAAGAGTAGTATGCTAAGTAGTTCATTAAAAAGAATCCGTTTATTTCTATATTAATATCTCTAAAAATTTCATCTGCTTTTTTTTGAGTTACAATTCCCATTGTATCTTTTTTATTTGCTTTTAACAAGGTTTCATATTTATAGGCATAATCATGAATTAAACCTCCTATTAAAAGAACTCCTACAGGGGATAAAAAAGTATGTAAAAATTTTGGTATACTTGCACCATCAAATTTAAAACCTGCTGGTATTACATATCTTTTACCTTTTAATGAAAAAGTAAAATCTTTCACTATTTCCCAATGCCTGACTCCAAATATCCACATAAGAATCATTTTAAAGAATCCTTTACCTTTTGTTTTAATAGGTATAGGTTTCATATGAGGAAATACTGAGTATTTAAAATTAACTCTATTATCTATTTTTTTATCAAACAAATTGATTAAAAATCCTAGTATGATTAAAAGAATTAAAACTGTCCACTGCCAAAAATCTACTGCTAAAGATATTATAAATTCATTTATTTCCATTTGTTAGTCTCTCTTTGCATTTTTAAGATATTCAGCTAAATTTTCTATATCAGTATCACTTAAAGGTTTAGCCATCATTATCATTAGTGCTGAATTAGGTCCCACCTCTTGACCGCTTCGATAAGTTTTCAATTTATCAATTGTGTATTCTACTGGATTTCCAGATACTTTAGGATAACTTGCCATACCCATTCCAGCTGGACCATGACATTGTTTACAATTCATTTTAAATTTAGCTTCACCTAATTTAGAATTCCCTGCCATTGCAAAATTTGAAAAACAAAGTAATGTTATTAACAATAATTTTTTCATTTTATCTCCTTTAATATGCAAAACTAGAACCACACCCACAAGTAGCGGTTGCATTTGGATTACGAATTACAAATGATGCACCTTGTAAGTCATCTTTATAATCTACTTCTGCTCCCATTACATACTGATAACTCATAGCATCAACTACTATTGAAACTCCATGCTGTTTTATCTCAGTATCATCTTCCTCAATTTCCTCTGCAAAAGCAAATCCATATTGAAAACCAGAACAACCTCCACCTTGAACAAATATTCTTAATCCTTTAGCATTCTTTTCATTGCTTACTAGTGATGAAACTTTATTAGCGGCCGCCTTTGTAACGTGAAAAAGGTCAGGCATTTTATCTGTAGTACTAGCTTCATCACAAAAATCTAACAATTCATCTGCATCAGATTTTTCTTTATTTTTTCTTGAAAGTAATTTATCAAACATTATAGAATCTCCTGTTTAACTTCAATCTTTTTTTTCTTGTAATCGTCTATTGCGGACCTAACAGCATCTTCGGCTAATATACTACAATGTATTTTTACAGGAGGTAAACACAACTCTTTAGCTATCGCTGTATTTTTTATTTCCTCTGCGTGTTCTATGCTTCTACCTTTAATCCACTCTGTAACTAAACTGCTACTTGCAATAGCACTACCACAACCATAAGTTTTAAATTTAGCATCTTCTATGATACCTTCATCACTAACTTTAATTTGTAATTTCATTACATCACCACACGCTGGAGCCCCAACCATACCAGTTCCAACACTAGGGTCACTCTTGTCCATAGACCCTACATTTCTAGGGTTTTCATAATGGTCTATAACTTTATCGCTGTAAGCCATGTTATCTCCTTAAAACATTCATTGTTGAAGGACACCCAAACCCGGGCCCTACATTATTGTTTTCTACTCGATATTCTCTTTTACGAGTTTTAGGATTGAATTTTAAAGGACATCTGTATATGCAATTATATCCTCCGTCGCTTCTTCTTTTTCTTTCTGTTATATAACAGTTTATAGAATCTTTACGAGCCTTTTCTCTTTCTGCTTTAGCTTTTCTTTCTTGTCGTTTAGCTTCTACTGGATCTATTCCTCTAGGAGGTGGAACAGCATTTGTAGAAAAACTAAACAAAAGTAGTAACAATAATATTTTTTTCATATCATTATTTATATTTTTTTGATTATAGAAAAATCCCCTCTTTTTTCAAAATTTAAGACTTCAGTAAATTTGTCTTGTAATATATCTCCTTTATGACTAATTACGAACAAATTAACATCTTCTAAAGAACCTAATATTTCCATCAATTCATCAGTTCCATTTACGTCTAGAGAAGAGTCAAATATTTCATCAAGTATAAGAAGATTTGTACTTGCGGAATTTTTCATTTTTGCTATTGTTCTCCAAGTAAGCATCAAAGCCATGTCTATTCTTTGCTTTTCTCCCTCACTAAAAGAATCGTAACTGAAATCATCTCTATGTCTGGATTTAATTGTTTCTTTAAAACTTTCATCTAAAGTAAAATTAACAAAGAAATCTAAGGTAGAAAGATACTTGTTAACCAACTTGTTTATAATAGGTAAATATTGTTTAACAATCTTTCGTTTTATACCGTCATCTTTTAAAAGAGATGCTACAGCTTCATTATATGTTTTTTCATCTAATAAATCTTCCAATGATTTATTTAAATTTGATATTTTTTCTTTTACATTTTTTAATTTATTCTCTTCACTATCCTTATTATTTTTTAAAGATTGTATTTCCTTGATTTCCTTTTGTATCTTTTTTATATACTTTTTCTTTTCTAAAACTGTATTTGTATCAACTGCGACCTGTAGTTGTAAGGTATGAATATCACTTTGTAAATTTTGTATTTCACCCAAATTTGTTTGATACTTTGTTAATTCACTTGATATTTTTTCTAATCCACTTTCACATTCAATCTTTTTTGATGATAAATCATTCAATTCTTTTTCTTTAAATTTTTTGGAAATAGATTGTTTGCAAGTAGGACAATCATCATTAGAATGTAAAAAATGTATATCATGTTCAAATGAAGATATTTTTGATTCTATTTTAGATTCAAGTTTTTCAATCTTCTTAATTTTACTTTCTGTTTCTATTCTTTTAGTAACCTTAGTAGATAATGTCGTAATCTTTTTATTATCTAAAGTAATTTTTTTTGATAAACTTGTTACTATTTTTGCACTACTAGTTATTTCTTTATTGAACTCTTTTATTTTTTGTTCATTATTTTCTTTTAAATCTTTAAGATATTTTTTATGCAAATCATGTTCTTGATTTGCTAATTGTATTTCGTGTTTATTTTCTGTAATAGATTCTTTATTTGAACTCACTTTCTTTTTTAAGATATCATGCATTACTGAAAAAATTTGAATGTCTAAAATATTCTCAATAATATTTCTTCGGTCACTTGCGGACAACTGCATAAAAGGAGTAAAAGATGCCGAACCTAAAATTACAACTTGAGTAAAAGATTTATAATTTAATTTTAATATAAATTTTTCTAAATGTTCTTGGTAATCTCTAACTGAAGCATCTTGTGAAACTAGATTTCCATCACAATATATTTCAAAAATATTAGGTTTTATTCCTCTTACTATTTTAAATTTTCTTTCAGATATTGAAAAGTCTATTTCTATAACACAATCTTTTAGATTGATACTGTTAATTAGTTGAGATTTATTAATCCTTCTAAATGCTTTACCAAAAAGTCCAAAACACAATGCATCTAACATTGTAGATTTGCCTGAACCATTTTCACCGACAACTAAAGTATTTACATTAGAATTTAAATTTATCTTTGTAAAATAATTACCAGTTGAAAGAAAATTTTTCCATTTTAAAGTTTTAAATATTATCATTCATTTATAGTATTTGTAGATAGTGCCTCAATATATAATTCTCTTACTAAGTTCTTTATTTTATCTTTATTTGTATTAATTTTCAAGTCATCAACATATTTTGTCATGATAGTTACAGTATCTTCAGCTTGAGTAATAATATCACTATCATCACCTAAAAAATCTATTGTATGGTCTTCTACGACAGAGACATCATGCGGAGTCAATTTATAAATTTCTTCCATCATTTTATCAAATGTTTTGGGGTTAGATTTATTTACAACTATAACCTTTACATATGTATCTCTATAAAAATCTTTTAGCTTGTTAATTGTTTTTGTAAACTCGTTTAAATCAAAATCTTCTTTTGAATCATTATATTTAAATTTATAGAAAATTCTATTTTCGTTTCTTATAAATTCAGTATCTAAAGTCTCTGTATCAAAAACATAAAATCCTTTTGCATCTTTATAATCATTCCAAAAAAGTTCATACGGAGTTCCTAGATATTCTACATTATCTTTTTTTGATTTAGTATGAAAGTGCCCACTAAAAACTTTTTCATATTTTTTTAAAAATTTAGCACTTCTACCTCCAACATTTAAAGTGCCTGGATTTAATAAAAACCCATCAAGTTCAAAGTGACCTATACATAATCTGTTTTTACTTTTTTTAACAAAATCTAAAACTTCTTTTTCATTCTCTTTACAAATCCAAGGTATAATATCAATATTTAATTCACCTAGTTTTATTTTTGTAGGAGATTGGTGTATATGAATATTATCAAAATCTTTTAGTAGTAAGTCGGGAGAATTGACAGCTAACTTTTCTTTCCAAAAGATATCATGATTGCCAATCAAGGTATGCATAGTAATATTATTTTCTTCAAGAGGCTTAAAAAAATATCTTAAACACTCTGATAAAGATAAGTAGTTAATATATTTTCTTCTATCAAATAGGTCGCCTAATTGAATTACAGTATCAATTTTATTTTTTTTTAAAAATGGAAAAAATGTTTCTTTATAAAATTTTTCAAAAAAAGAATGAAAAACCTTTGAATCATTTCTTACACCAAAATGAGTATCACCTAATAAACAAACTCTCATTGAACATTTTCTTTCTTTTTAGTTTTCTTTCTTTTACTTTTTTCAAAAGTGTTAATAAAGTCATTGATAAAGTCTTGACTGTAACTGTCATGAAGAACACCGCTTAGTTGATTAACAACTACATCTTCTCCGTTGTTTTCAATTAAAGAAACAATAACTTCATTTTCCATAGCTTTATACTTTACATATAAATGTTTTTTTTCTTTTTGTATTCTTCTTAAAAATGCATAATATATTATTTGAGTAAAATATGCAAATGGATTTTCTGATTTTGCCGGATTAAAGTTATCAATGTAAAGCAAACAATTTTCAACACCATCAGAAATCATATCTTCTTTAAATGTGTAATTATTAAAATTAGGTTTTCTAACTAAATGAGTAGCTATCTTAAAAATACATTCGCCTATATAATTAGAAACAATAGGTCTAGCCAAATTTTTTTCTTTAGCTTCTATAACACTATTCCTAAATATTTTCATTTCTTCTAGAAATTTTTTATTATCTACATAATGCTGGTTCGCCATAATATTTCCTTTTTGTCTTGACAGTCAGTTTTAAATCTTCGTATAATAGTTGTGTCCTTAGTGTGTAGTTGAATCTTTAGCATTGATTTGTTCTAATAATAATCTTTCAATAGTTTCTAAATCATCTTTTAGTTTTGCTTCAGCCTCGGGGGGCAAATCATGTTTTACTAAAAGTTCTTCATACACGTTATACAATTCTTCTATAGGCATACAAGTAGCAACTATTGTATTTTTATTTAATACAATATCTTCTGTTGCTTCTATCAAATGGTCCCATCTAATTAGAGCCATCTTAGGTTTATTAGTTTCGGCACCTATAGCTGTTACTTTGTAAGGTAAACGAACAACAATTGTAAATTCATTTTCCTCTATAATTTGGCATACAATAGTTTCGTTTGTCGTTAATTTTATAAGTTGTATACTATCTTCCATTTTTTTTCCTTAGTTTGATTGTGTAAATTTTATAATCAAACTTTTCTTCATTGTAAAATTTCATTCTCTCTGAAAAGTGTTGAATAGTAAAATTTTTTCTGCTTTTATATGTAAGATCATCAGATATATCATATAAAGTAGCAATCTCTTTATTATCTCCTATTCTAAGTCCTCTTCCTATTGATTGTAATGTTCTGATTTTACTTTTACTAGGAGAGGCAAAAATAATATTATGTAAGTTTCTTATATTTATTCCTGTTGAAAACGTACCGTATGAAGCAACTATAATCGCATTGTTTTCTTCTTCGGTAATTTTTCTTACACTTTCTCTTTCTTCAACATTTACTCCACCATGCACAAAAAATACTTCTCTTTGAATTGCTTTTTCTTTTATTATATTATATAATATTTTACCGTGCTTTTCTACCAATTGATATAATATTAATGTATTTCCTTCCAAACTATTTGCTAAATTTCTAATAAAAATATTTCTCTCGTGGCAAGAAATCAAAAATCCTATTTCATCTTGATACTTATAATTTTTACAAGAATTTCTTATAGAATCTTCATAAGATAAAATTAAACATTTTATTTTGAATTTTGCTAATTTGCCTGCATCTATAAGTTCTTTTGTTGTTGTAATTTTTTTAACTTTACCAAAAAGACCTTCTAATACTAATCTATGTGTTTGAGTACCATCTAATGTTCCAGTTAATCCAAACCTATATTTGCAAGTTTCTAATTTTGTTAAAATGCTGATTAAAGATTTTGCTTTAAATAAATGTGCTTCATCACCTATTACTAAATCAAATTGCGAAAACCATTTTTTAGGTAACTTATAAATTGATTGCCATGTAGAAATAGTAATCATATGATTAGTTTGTTTATCTGCTCCAGCCATAATTTGATGAACATGTTTATTACTATCAAATCCATAATCTTCAAAATCTTTATACAACTGAGCAACTAATGAAATTGTAGGAACAATGACTAGAGTTTTAAGAGAATAATATCTTGCGATTAAATATATGATAAGAGATTTGCCTGATGCAGTAGGAGAAACAAGCAACGCTCTTCTATTTCTTATTGCATAAGTAAACGCATTTACTTGATAATCTCTAGGTTTAATAGGTAGTTTTGTATCTAAAATAAAATCTTCTGCTTCAGCCAAAGAGAATTCATCATTCGCTTCAATATTATCGTTGTAAATAATATTGTAATTTCTTTCTTTTGAAAATTTTTCAAGATGTGATATTAATCCATAATATAGTTGATTAGTCCTTAAATCAAATAGTCTAATTTTTCCGTCCCATATTTTATTTCTAAATTGAGGCATAAATTTATAACCAGGAACATAAAAAGTAAAATACTCATTCAATTCCCTGGCCATGGAAGACTCACAATGTATGTGAGCATAAACATCATTTATTTTTGATATTAAAATGTTGTTATAATCCCTGAGTAAATTTTTTCCATTCGATTGCATTTTTTATTTGAAAGTTCCTTTGATTGATATTTTTTATAATATCTTCTACGCAACTATTTTTCTCTAATTGATTTGCTATTCTGGCATTTAATTGTAAAATATCTTTATCACTCTGAATATATGTATCTATTTCATTTTTCATTAATCTTTTAACAAAAGGTTCCCATTCTAAGTCTTCTAACTCTTGTTGGGAAAGTCTACCATTATAATATTCATATTTTTTTCTATGCATTTCTTTATATTGAAATTCATAACCTTTTAATCTTTTTCTTTCTTCATAATATATTTTTAAATATTTACTATGAAGTACTGGAATTTTAGTAGACTCATTATCAAAATTTGTGGTGTCTATTTTTGAATCTTTTCTCCACTCTTCAAGAATTTGGTCTAATGTCAATGCAGTTCTCCATTATCTACTAATATGTCTTTTATGGATAATTTTTGTTTTTTTAATTCACTTAACTCTTCAGGTCTTGCATGAAGATTAGGATTTCTTTCTATGCGTTCTATTTTTTCGTTAAGAACTTCATGATGTTTTTTTAATTCTAAAATCCACTTTCTATCTTTTTCCACTTACAATTCTCCAATAGTATAAAGTTTCAGTATATCATATATTATTCAATGATGTCAAATACTTGTAGCCCGTTTTGCTTGAAAATGAGAGTATGAAAATGTAACTTGAGATGATTGAAAGTCTTGGCCTTCAATAGAAGAAAATGCTAATTCAGCCAAGTCTGTAGGAAAGATATCTTTAAATACAAAATTCCAGTTGTCTAAATTTGAATTAGTTTTTACTAATAATGTAGCATCAGAAGTTACGCTATTATTTTGTCCTGCTACTTTTGTTAATGTTCCTAACTTATCAAATGATTCTGGATTTCCTAGTTGTACCATCCAATTGTAAATTTCAAACCAACCTTGCAAGTCTTCATCTACAATAAAAGATAAGACTAAAGGTCCGAATGATAATTGATTTCCTGGTACTGGAATTGCAACTGTAGGATTAGTAACTAAAGTAGAATTTAAAGCCATAGAAGGCAAACTAATTGTTTGTACAAAAAATGTGAAGTGAGGGAGTCTATCAATAACAAATTGATATTTGTTATTTGATAAAAAACTATTATTTGATGGTTGTATATCTAGTTCTGACATACTATTATTTATAAGCAAAAAAAAGGGGCAACTAAATAGTTACCCCTTAATTACCAATCTATGCTGGTTTACATTATGTTGCTAATAGCAATCCTTCTGTAATAGCTATTCTTCTTAGCAAATGCAATTACACCGTCTGCACTTGATGTAGCGAATGGGTTAGCTACCATTCCATAACGTGTCTTGAAACCAATCTTTGGTTGGAATGTATCTTGACCAACTGCTCTGACCATCTGCAATGGTACATATGGGCAATAGAACAATCCAGCATCAAAGGCTGATGTACCCTTATATCCTATTGTAGCATAGTGAACTCCTGATGTTGCTGAGAAGTATGGGTCGATATATACACGAATACGTCCGTTTAGAACACCTGCAAAAGTATTTCCTGTGTCATCAACTTCTAAGTTGTTAGAAGCAAGAGCTGGTGTGTAATCTAGAACGCCTGCCATCTGAAGTGCTGATGCTACGTCAGAAGAACAAATCATAAGATTACCTTTTCCTCTACGAGTTGCTTTTGCAATCGCATTGGATTCTCTTTCTAACTGGAACATTAAGCCTTTAAATTTCTCTACTGACCAACGTCCGTTAGCATCTACGTCAAGGTTAAATGTTCCTGCTGATGCTACGTTTTCTTGGGCACCAATTGTAGCAGAAATGTTAATTTGACGAACAACTTCACGATTGATTTCTGATAAAATCTCTGTAGAAAGAATGTTCGCTAATTCTTGCTCGGCATCAAGACCGTGTACTGCTTTCAAATCTTGTGCGAGTTCCATTGTGTACTCTGCTTTTAAGGCACGACTTCTAGCTGTAACTGAAACACGCTCGATTGAGAATGCCATTTGCTGAAAGTCTTGTCCTGCTCCGTCTCCTAATGCTTCAGCGGCGGCTGTTGTTAATCCAGTACCTACTGTATACTCTGTACCACCTGATAAGTCTGCTGGTGAAGAGCCTGTCTGTGCTTGAACTGTATTAGGGAAGGCTGTGTTTGCTTCGTTGAATAGAGCCTCAGTACCACCTTGTGATGAGAATCTAGAACGCATAGCAAAGATAAGTCCTGTAGGACCTGTCATTGGCTGTACGCCGCAAATGTCATAAGCAATTAAATTAGGCATAGCCCTACGAACTAAGCTAATCAATACTGGGTCATAAATATCCACGTTTCCAGCGGCCACTGTAGATGGACTTGCTGAAGTACCCATCGAGTTTACTGGGGCTGCCTCTAAAAGTGATTGAGGGGCAGTATAACCTCCTGACTGTCCTTCACGACAAGCAACTTCTTGATTCTCCAGTAACTGAGCGACAGTTGTTTTACGCAAACTATCTTTAATCTCACTTAGGTCTGGGTGTTCAAGAACCGGTTGCCATTTCTTAACAAGTGATTCAATGTTCATCTTTCTTTTCTCCTTAACTTTGTAGTTATTTACTCTTGATTTATTTATAAAAAATTAAATTTACATTAAACTTTCTTTAAACCCTTTGCAATGTTATTTACATAATGTTGCATTGTTGGATTATATTCTTCTGTCTGTAATGAAGTTTCATTTTCATCATTCACATCAGCTTTAACTATTTCTTGTTCGCCATCAAAATACTTTGAACGAACCATAGAAACTTTCTCTGTATAATCTTCATCACTAACATATTCTATTTTTTCAGAAAGAGTTTTTAGTTTTTCAGCTTGAACTTCTGTTAAGTCATGAGTATGTTCAGCGATAACCATTTCTTTCTTGTACTCTGTTATTTCAAGAGATAATTTTTTATTCTCTTGGATAGCTTTATCGTATTCTTTTTCTAACCCTTCAACTTTTTCAGAAAACTCATTAACTAAGTCTACCTTTTCTTGAGGTATGTCAACATAATGCTCTGCGAAAAGATTCTTTAAGCCTACTAAAAAGTCTTCAGCTATTTCAGTTTTAATACTTGCTGTAATTGCCACTTTATTTTCTTCTTTCCACTCTTTGATGAAATAATCAAGATACTCATCTAATTTATCTGCGAGAACGTGAGTAAGTTCTGTGGCTTCTTGCTCTGCTTTGTGTTCGTAATATTCAATAACTTCTTCCATCTGACTGTCTACTTTAGTATCAACAGCGGCTTCAAAAATAACTTTAGCTTTTGATTTAAACTCTTCGTCTAAATCTTCACCAGAAAAGATGGCATCAATATCTTCTTTCATTTTTTTCTTCTTAGCACCATACATTTCTTCTTTAGAATCCTCTTCTTCTTCATCATCATCAGAATCGTCATCTTTTTTCGCATCGCCATTTTTCTTTTTCTTATCCATGAACTTTTTCAAAGCTGGAGGCATTTCTTTCTCTACTACTTCTTCTACCTCTTTCTCAGAAGTTTGTTCGGCAACAATCTCGTCTTCTGAAACTGGTTCTACTTCTTCTTCAGCAACAGCAGTATCAAGAACTTCTTCTTCAGCTATTGGGGTTTTTTCTAAATCTGACATCTTGTTCTCCTATGAAAGTAATCTATTTGTCTTTTATTTATAATTTTTAGAGTTTAGATATAAACTCACTAAAGATACGAACTTTTTCTTCAGGTAATAATTTTTTAGATGTTTTTTCAATTTGCTTTTTCATTTGAGCAACTTCAACTTCTTTAATAATTCCATTATCCCAAACCCATTCTTTACTTTCCATAACGCCTTTTACAAAAGCATCAGGTGCCGATGGGTCAGCTACTATATCAGCCGCCGTAGCAAGATAAAAATCATCTTTTACAACTTTTACTCCATTTTTCTCTTCTAAAGAACCCATACCTCTTGTAGAAACTCCTAATGTAGCACCTTCACTCATTAAATTTTTTACAATATTTCCGTAAGGTGTGTCCATAATTTTAGCTTTTCCGATAAAATTATTTCCGTCTTCTTTGAGTTCTTTAATTAAGTGTGATACTCTTTCAAGATTGATAGTAGGACCTTCTGGGTGACCCAATTCACCATATGCACGATTTTTATCAACATATTCTTTAGAGTATCTTTCAGATTCTTTTTGTAAAATTTCTCTTGGGTACATTCTACCGTTTCGATTTTTTTGTTCTGCCTGCATAAAGATGCCCTCAATAAAATAATGCTTTTTACCACCTTTATCTTCTTCAGTCAAAACTTTTATTGCTTCGTTTACTTCGGTTATGAGTTTCATTTATTACTCCTTAATGACCTTTTTTTTGTCTAACAAATTTTCTCATTTGCTGTATACTTTTCTTTTTCTTTTCTTGAGGAGAAAGTTCTTTTTCATCTATCGCCTCTTCTCCCATTTTTACAGCATTTTCTTTATCTGCTTTATTCTTAAATTTCTTTGTGACCACTTTCGCTGAATTTTTTGCTTGGTCTTCTTTGTCTGTCATTTCTACTTCATGCTGTGCAACAAAGTCTGCTTCCCCTTTAGCTTTAGGTTTCGCATTTGGTTTCTCTTCTAATATGAAGTCTTTAAAATGTATCATTCTCCTGCTTCCTTTTCGTCTTGAGATTTAAAAATTTCATTACTTAGTGAGACTCTTTCTTTCTCTCGCATATTATTTATTCTACTTTCAAGTTCTTGCGACAACGCTGTTTTGAAGTCTTTAGGTGAACCTTCAGCGGCCGAATATTGCATGTTAAAAAGATTGTCTCTGTCGCTCATTGTGTTAATCTCCTATTAATATATTTTATTTTTTATTTATTTATAAAAAAATGCTATTCAGTAGCACCTTCGTCCGTAATATCTGTAGGCCAATTTATGTTAAATGGGTCAGATTGTGTCGTTATGTCTCTCAATTCCTGAATGTATGTGTCTAAAGTATCAATTTCGTCAATCTGTTCTTTGCCAAGTCTTGCAAATGCGTGATATCTCATAACTCTAGCATCTGCTTCAGTTATTCTTCTATTTCTTTCAGTCCTAATTTCTTTCCATTTTTTTGAAGTTGCATTTGCTGTATTATCAACTATGCTCCATTCTGTTCCTGTCCAGTTTAAAAGTTGCTTTTCTGTAATTGAAGGCGGATTACTTACACTCACATATCCTGCATCAGCTATTTCATCAGCAGTAAAAGTTGAAGAATCAGTTCGTACTGAGCCATCAGAAAGTCTTATTCTTTCTGGTAAATTTTCTATAGGATATTGTTGTTTATGTGAATACATTCATATCTCCTTAGTTCGATAAGTCTATTGTGTTTGTATTTGGAAACACTCTATTAGGTCCAAATATAATTCTGATTGCTCCGTTGGCTCCATTTCCGCCTCGATAATCTCCTGTACTTCCACCGCTTCCCTCTGCTCCTCCTCCGCCACCTCCGTAAAATCCTCCATATGTTCCGTTTGCAACTGCTACAGGAACAGTATTTGCATTTTCCAAAAAATACGATTTAATTTCGCCTATGTTTGAGCCATTTCTAACTTGTTTGTAAGTTACAGATAGATTTTGATTAGCCGCAATTGTAATTTCTGGAGATGCTAACCAAAAATTTCTATTGTTTCTGCCACTAACTTCAGCGTAAAGATAAAAACCATTATCTACGACATTTACACCTGTACTACTAGATGGAGTGCCATTAGAATCTCTATTCCATCTTCCTCTAGTGCTAGTGCTACTATTACTAACGGCAACTAAATTTCCTAATTCAGTTGATGGGTCAGCACTCCAAGTTCCAAAAGATACGTTTGAGTCTGGACTTGTAAGAAAGTTATCAGCATTAGAATCAAAATTGAATGTAGCAGTAGCACCTCCACTTAATACTACAGTATCAATTTGAATATCACCTCTAAAACTACTTCCATTAACATAATGCCATATTAAACGTCCTGTTCTTGACCTGGCTATTGAATTAATAGTAAAACTTACATTATCTGTAGTTCCTCCAGCATTTCCAGTATGAGTACTAAAAGGTCCACCATATTCAGTTAAAGTATTATTTCCTCCAGTAAAGTCTTGGTCTGGACGATATGATTGTGGAGGATTATGTCCTCTACTTCCTCCAGAACCTCCGTAACCTGAAGATGCTATATTACCGACTGTAGCATTTGCGGCCGCTCCGTTTTCTCCTTGACCAAAAACATTTACGCCACCTCCTGCTCCATGTAAATCTTGATTTGTTCTTCCGCCACCTCCACCTCCACCACCTTGTCCAGCAGTTTGAGCCTGATTATTATTATTGAATTCATTAGTCCAACCCTGACCATTTCCACCATTTCCAGAATATCCGCCTGCTCCTCCACCACCGCCACCTTGATTGTGTACTCCACCTAGCCCGCCATTACCACCTCCATTTGAAAGACTAGAAAAATTAGAACCTATATCTGGATAACCACCTTGAGCATTTTGTGAATTAGGATTTGATTTACCACCTTCACCACCTGAAGCAACTATTCTTCCTGGTCCTGAAGAAGCTGAGAACCAAGTATTTGAACCTGGATTTGATACTCCATTATGACCTCCTATACCACCTGCTCCTACATTTAAATTCAAAGTTGTTCCTGAAGTTACTGGAAAGTTGTTTATCCAACACAGTCCTCCACCACCGCCTCCACCGCCATAAACTGTCTGTCCTCGTCCACTACCACCTCCGCCTACAAGAACGATATTGATAGAAGTTACGCCAGTTGGAACAGTAAAAGTATTTGCGCCTGGCACATCAAAGAGTACTTGCCCCACAGGAGTTTCAGGCCATTCACCTATTAACTTTTGTTGATATACATCAAATGTATCAAACACACCTGAAACAGTATCACTAATGAGTTCGCCCGTAATTTCTTTTATTAGTCCTTTATTTCTTTTCATAATTTTATACTTTTATTAGACTAACTTGTCCATTGTTACTTCTATAATTTCCAAAATTAGTTAGACCAGAAGCACTTGCTAATGGAACATAAGTACCATGACTACTTACACTTCCAGCAAGAGTCCATGTTCCTGTGCTTGTTGCTAAATCATTTGCATCTGCTATGTTTTCAGAGATAAAACTTCCACCGCCACCTGAAAATGAGGCATTATTATTATCTCCATTTCCACCTCCAGAATATCCTCCACCACCACCTTCGCCTCCCCAACCACCTGGACCACCTCCTCCAAATCCTCCGTCACCTATATACTGAAGATCAAAAAGAGTTCTAAATTGTCCTCCAGCACCTCCGTTGTGAAATCTTTTTGCTTCGTCATAACTTCCACTATAATTGTAAGTTACTGCACCACCCCCATTGTCAAAAGTAAAAGAAGTAGGGACACTTCTCAAGTCTGTATGTGTTGAACCATCTTGAACAAAACCAGCCGCTGTTCCACCAGTTGATTGATTATGTCCTCCAAGACCTCTCTGTCCAAAATTTGAACTACCATTAGTACGCCCTTCTCCACTTTGAGTACTTGTTTGTCCGTTGATGTGATCGTTTGGAATTTTTCCGTTATTTGTTTGAGAAGCAATACCGCTTCTGAGAAAACCTCCGCCTCCTGCTATTACTAAAGGAACGCTAGTAGCAAAAACATCTCCATATGTAACGAATGACCCTCCTGCACCTCCGGCAAATGCTCTACTACTGTCAGGTTGATTGTTGGTTTGACCAACTAAAATCCATAAAAACTTTCCTATCTCTAAGTTGAATGATGCTTGTATTCTTGCTCCACCACCATGCGTATTACTAGTACTAGCACTACTATGACCTGCACCTTCGGCTCTTATAATATATTTCGCTGTTTCTGGAACAGTAAACTGCATTATTCCGTTATCAATTACGTTAAAATTACTAAGAAAAAATTTCCAAGACGTATCTGTAAAGGCACTCTGTATTCCATCTACAAACAAACTGATTCCAACTCTTGCGGTTCCTAAGTTAGGACCGTAAAGTCCTTCTTTAGATGATGTAAAACTTAATCTTTCCATTGCAAATAAAGACGGTTTATAAGGAGCGTTTTGAAAAACACCTATCTTTGTAGATTCACTTGCTTTTAAATTAACTGTACTACCTATGTAGCTACCATATCTAGTGTAGTTAAAAGCCATCTCAACTTATTTCTTCGTATGATATAGTTGCGTGAAGATCAGAATTAGCACTTGCACTCAATCTTAATACTTGATTTTCTAAAAGATAGATTGAAGTATCTTTTGAAATTAAAACTAATGATGAATCAGCAGGAACACTAATTGTATTAGCTAAGTAACCTGAAAGTGCTAAACTTGTAGCATTGGCTATGACAGAACTAACAGAGGCGGCATTAGTTCCATCTATATTATTAATAATTAAACTATTAATTTTTAAAATTTTATCTGAACTATTAGCATTCGTTACTATAGTTTGAAAACTTGTTGTTAAGGCTAAGAATGCATTTTTTCCTAAGATGCTTGTTACATTTACAATGTTTGGGTTTGCCATTTAATTTTCCTTTATCCGAATACGATTGCCATTGCGATAGATTTTCCTGTTGTTACTCTTGTGTTAGCTGTGTCTCTACCAGCTTGTGCAATTACGCTAACTGTGTTTGATTCATTTCTAGCCGCTGTTGCAATTACGTTGACTGTATTAGACTCGTTTCTAGCCGCTGTTGCTATAACACTCACAGTATTAGACTCATCTCTGGCCGCTTGTGCTAATACATTAACTGTATTAGACTCGTTTCTAGCCGCTGTTGCTATAACACTCACAGTATTTGATTCGCTTCTGGCCGCTGTAGCAATTAAGTTTACTGTATTTGATTCATTTCTTGTTGCTGTTGCTAATACATTAACAGTATTCGATTCATCTCTAGCGGCTTGAGCCAAGACTGTATTAGTGTTAGCTAAATCATGTGAAGACTGTGCTAATAAATTTACTGTGTTCGATTCATCTCTAGCGGCTTGTGCTTTTGTATCTGTGTCTTCAGGTTTTATATTTGAAGTTCCAAATTTAGTGCCAGCAGGCATTTTTAAAGCACCATTTTGATCTAACTCAATAGTTTGATCGCCAATTTTAAATCCTCCAGTTCCTCTAAACTTAGTTCCTGAAGGTAAAGAAAGTTCGTTATTCGCACCAATCGAAATAGTTTGTCCACCCAATACAAGAGTGTTTCCACTTAAATATAAATCTCTAAAAAATCTAGTGGGAGAACCTAAGTCAAAAGTAACATTCGCTGAAGGTATTAAATGTTGTACTGTAGCGTTTCCAGTTAAAATAAGATTACTTAAATTTACTGATGCACCTCCTGTAGCATCATCACCAAACTCAAATTTTGATGTGCTTGAATTGTATTTTAAAATTTTATTATTAGCTAAGTTTGTAGTATCTACATCATCTAAAAATCTTAAATTAACTTCACCAGAGCCTGCATTACCTCCGCCTATAGTTCTTGCAATTTGGGCATTCACTCTAGTTTTATATTTACTTAAATCATTTTGTAAAACTTTTTTAAATTTAGAAAATTCTTCTTGTGCTTTAGTTAAATCAGCATCTTGACCTGCATCTCCTTTGTCTCCTTTTTCTCCTTGAAGACCTTTTTCCCCTTGAAGTCCTGCTGGTCCTACATCTCCTTTTTCTCCTTTTTCCCCATCTTTTCCGTCTTCACCATTTAGCCCATCTTTTCCATCTTTTCCATCTAATCCATCTTTACCTGCAAGTCCTGTTAATCCTTTTAATCCTCTAAGTCCTCTAAGTCCTCTTGCTCCTGTTTGACCACGTTCTCCTTTTTCTCCAGTAAGCCCATCTTTTCCATCTACACCTGGCAGTCCTTGAGAACCTGTATCTCCTTTGTCTCCCTTTTCGCCTTTGTCTCCTTGTTCCCCTTTTTGACCTTGAGGACCTGCTGGACCTTGCAGACCTGCTTCTCCTTGAGGACCTGCTGGACCACCTGGGTCACCAGCTTCTCCTTTGTCTCCTTTTGTTCCTTGTATTCCTTGTAGACCTTGTAGACCGCGGTCTCCTCTTTCACCTCTACTTCCTTGAAGACCTTGTACTCCTCTAGGGCCTTGTAGTTCTTCTGCTACGGGGATTTTGGATTCTAGATATTTTTTTAGTGTTGAAATTTCTTTATCTGTATATTTTACAGACGTTGCTAGATATAAAGACTCCTTGATGGAATCTTTAGTTAAAGGTTTACTTTTAAGCTGTTCTATTAACTCTTGTAAAGATAGTTCGTCATTTTCTTTAGTTACAACGTCTTCTTTAACTAAGTTTGAGTAACGCTTGAACTTTTTCAATTTATTTTTCCTTCAAAATATCGTCATAAAATTTTGTCATAGATTCCGCTAATTTAGTGGACTCTTTTGTTTGTTCAATTTGTTGAGTAGCATTACTCTCTTCAGGATTGTTCTCGGGTTCAGATTCTGGTTCAGATTCTGGCTCTGGTTCTGATTGTTTAGCAGGTTCTTCAGAAGGTTCTTCACCTTTCATTTGTTGGTCCATTTGTTTCATTTCATCTTCACTCTGATGTAATACATGCTTACGAATATATTCAACAGAAAAATATTTTCCAACATAATTATCAGCATCACTTAAAACTGCTAATCTTTCTCTCATAATTTCAGATTCTTTTAATTCTGTAAAATGTGTATCTGAAATGAAATCATAATTTATTTTTTCTTTCATTTGATTCCACTCATTTTTTGTACATATACCTTTTAAAACTAATTGAGTTTCCATGAGTTGGTCAAACATAATTGTAAATCTTAATCTTAGTCTGTCAATAAACTTTTGAAATTTTAATTCATCTCTTGTAATTTCTGAAGTTCTTCCTAAAGAAAACCCATTATCTTGTTCTAATCTAGAAGACGGAACATTTAGTGCTTTGTAAACTTTCTTTTGAAAATATAATACATCTTCCATTTCTCCTAAGTTTTGACCGCCAGGAAGGGTAGATATTTCTGTACTTCTACCACCTTCTCTTCTAGGCAACCAAAAATCTTCAAGCATTGTTTGGAACCTTCTGTCATCTCTTATCTCACCTGTTTGTGCATCATAGACAAGTTTATTTTTGTACTTTGTCATTACATCACGCAAATATTGTTCTGCTTTTATCTTAGGTAAGTTTCCTACGTCAATGTAAAATATTCTTCTTTCAGGCGCCCTAGATATTCTGTAAATGACTGTGGCATCTTCTAACATTCTCAATTGATTTAAAGGTTTGATTGCTTTATGTAAATGAGATATTACGATTTTACCGTCTTTATCTAAAAGACCTGAACTTGCATAACAGACTGAATCTGGTGCAATCTTTATTCCTTGAGTATTATCACGCAAGAATCCTTTGTCCGAATAAACGTAATATTCATCTTGACCTTTATAAATTTGTACAGTAGTATTTTTATCTTTTTGTTTTTTATTGACTTTTACTTTTCTTATTTTTCTAGGGTCAATATATCTAATCTCTTGAAGACCTAGTCTAGGATTTTTTTCATCTACAATTAAATGATAGTAAATTCTTCCGTCAACATACCACCTACGAAATGTATCATACGCTGTATTTCCAAAATCTAAAAGTTGAAGTACATATTGAAATTCATCACGAATAAGATTTTTTATTTTTTGAGGTTGATTTAAATGTTCTAATACAATTTCTACAGGTTTACCTTCCTCGTCATAAACTATCGCTTCATTTACAATGTCATCTACTGCAACATCACATTCTGGTTGCATTGCCATTTCACGATACTTATTTACTAGTTGATAATCTGTTCTTAAAGAACCTTCAAGGTCTACATATGTTCCGTAGACACCACCAGAAGCAATAGCAACTGAGCCGTCGTCATCATCTTTTGGGACAAAAGATTTAAACTCTTCTTCAGGAACATCTTTTCCTATTTTAAAACCGAATAACTTGATAGCCATATTAATATCCTATGTATAAAAAAAGGAGAGTAATAGTTCTCTCCTTTTTCTTTGTGAAACTATTACAAGTTTATTTATAACACTTTTAAGCACTCAAATCGTCATCAGAAGTTACATCATCAACACCACTTTTAGCTGTAAGATAGTGATATTGAAATGTTACTCCAAATTCGCTCAAAGTATCTCCTGCATCAAAAGATAAATCTAAAGCATCTACATCTGTAGGAAATGCATCAAATAACTTGTATGTTCTAGCTGTTGAACCGTCTTGCTTAAAATGTCTGATAATAATATCAGCCATATAATCGTCTAAAGTTCCGCCTACAGGTCTGTTTCCTGATTGTTCATAGTTAAATGTTGATATTGTGTTTACCCATTCTTTAAATGATCTTCTTACAAAATGCTCTTCATCTACCATTATTGTAGCTGTCCAAGTATCAAATACACGATCTCCAGGTACTTTAACTCTTCTTCCTCTAAAAGGAATTTCGACAACTCCTATAGTCATAGATGGTATTGCCGCGGCTTTGCATAAAAATTTAAATGATTCATTTGCATCAACTGAAGAAATTCCAGCGGCCGCTAAATTAGGAAACTGTATTTCACACTCAAATAGATTAGGTCGTGCAGAATTTGAAATAGCACTTTTCAAATCTGAAATTAATGTTACAGCCATTTATATCTCCTTAAATTGTCGAATCTACAGTTTCACCGACGACATAATAATCGTAGACCCAAGTTACTGTGAATTCCTCTAGGGTATCAGTAGAATCATAAGACAAATCTATCGTTGATATATCGCTAGGAAAACAATTTACAAGTCTATATGCAGAATTATCAATTACTAATCCTTCAGAATTTAATTGAAATACTTGCACATCATTTGTTACACTTGTACTTGTTATATCTCTGTTACCGAGTTCTCCTAATTCATAATTAGTCTTTACAATTGTGTTTTGCCAAGATTCTATTGCACCTCTTACGCTAAAATTTTCATCATTCAATACTGTTGTTGACCATTCGGCAAAAACTCTATCGCCACCTATTTTTAATCTTCTGCCTCCTGCCATTGGAACCTCTACAATACCTAAAGAGGAACTAGGTAAACTTGATGCTCTGCAAAGAATATCAAAATTACTAAAATCTAAAGTTGGGTGAGTAATCTTTACTTTAAAAAGATTACCCCTTGACCCTGTTCCAAGTTTTACTCTAAAATCGTTTACATTAAATGACATCTCTTTTCTCCTTAGTTTGTTTCAGTATTTATGCGGCTATTTCAGTAAATGTGGCGGTGCCTCGTACAGAAACAAAATTAAGTTGAATAAAGTTTATAGAACGAACTGGTTGAACAAATATATCACAAACAAATTCATTTGCATTAACGACTGATTCAGAATTATTTGATACATCACAAACAACTCTAAATGCTGTTACTCCTCTTCTTGCTTGAACTTGTCTAAGATATGGCGTAACTAGATTTACAAAGTTTGATCTAGTAGCGGCATCATTTTGTTCAAATAAAATATTATCTGCAACTTCTCCTATAGTTTGCTCAAGTGTAATGAACAATCTACGAACATTTATTCTGTTCAAAGAAGTATTTTTCAAAGAGAATGTTTTATCACCAAATAAAACTGTTCCTCTTCCTGTTGTTGTAATTACAGGATTTACAGATGTTTTGTAAAGAATATCCCTATCAGCTAAGGTAGGATTATATGCAAGTTTAACTAGATTTTGTACTTGACCATTTACATATCCAGCAGGCGATAACCATGGGTCTCTGTTTGTATCATTTCTTGCCATGATACCTGCCGTATCAGCGTTTAATGGGACGTAAACATATACGTCATTATATCTGTCATATTGATATTTCCAACCACTATCCATTACAAGATATGTTGAACGTGTTAATCCTGCTATGTAACTTTCAATAGAAGATAATTCTGAACCTGCATTATTTACAACTGAGGCTCTAGATGGTGATGCACAAACAACACAATCTTTTCTAGCTTCTCCTAAATCAGCAGTAAGTGTATTTGTTACTGTTGCATCGGAACTTCCTGCTACAACTATTGAAATAGGAACTTCGCTCTTGTTTGCAAGTAAAGAATATCCAGCTATTTTATCTCCATTTGTTAATGTGGTTCCATCAGAACCACCTGCTAAACTATAATTTTTAACACTTGTTACTGAAGTAAATGTTGTTCCAGCTAATAAAGTATTTCCCCAATTAGTTCCTGAGTTATCATGGTCTGTCCACCAAATATATTCTGATTGTTCGTTTATAACATCTTTATAAAAGTTTGAACCTCCGTTATCTGCTCTTGCATCTGAACCTTTTGAAAGACCTTCAAATTTTTCTAATACTGTTCCAGGTACTCCAGATATTTGCCCGTCTTCGTCTATAACCACAACGTGCATTTCGTCTCCAGAAGCACTATGATTTGAAGCATCTGTTGATGTGCCTGGTGCTCCACTAAACTCGCTATGAAATTCCCATCTACGAACAGCACTACTACCTGCTGATGCTCCTGTTAAGTGAGCAGACTCTAAAGTCAAGAATGTTGCATTTGTAACTGCCGAAACTTTAATTGCCCTGTTATTTACAACTACGACATCTCCTGCAATTACATTATTAGCGAAATCTGTGCCACTTCCCACAACAGTTGTTGAGCCTACAGCTACAGTTACAGTACCAGTTAATGAGGCTGAGAATGCAGTCGCACTAGGACATGTTGAAACTTTAAGTGAATTACCTAAAGCACCAGCAAATCTTCCTGCCCAAGGACCTACGTTTGCAGAACCACCTTGATAAGTCTCTGTATAAACTGTTGAATTTTTTATGAGAAGTCCTGTTCCTGCTCCTCCTCCGCCAGTAGTATTCTCAGCAGTTGAATTAAGTGCCGTATTTGCAACACGAACCATATAAAGAGGTGAAGTATAACCTAAAAAGTTAGCCGCACACAAAAAATCTACTATATTAGTTGAATTTGGCTTCCCAAATTGCTCAACTAAATCTGATTCATTATTTACTATTGTCGATTCATCTATCGGACCCCATCTGAACTGTCCAGAGAATCCTCCAGAAGTGGTTGCTAAACTAGGAGTAGACGATACTAAATCTTGTTCAGTAATCTTTACTCCAGGTGATATGAGACTGATTGCCATTTATTTTCTCCTTGTCCTAATAATATTTGTCTAAGAACTTTGTTATTATTTTCAATTTATTTATAATTTCAATACTTTTCAAAAGTGTTTGCTGTCTGCCATGATTGACCCTGATTGTCTATAAAAGTAGCATCTGGTTCATGCATTCCGTCATCTACAATGCCAAAGGGTACCATTTCACTTTCAATTTTTTTAATTCTGTCGTGATATAACTCAGTTCTTATGTCTACGTTTGTTAGTTCTTTAAAATACGGATTTGTTGATAACCAAGAAAATAACACCAAACACATCATTAAATCATCATGATATCCGTCGTCGGCGGCATAACTAGTTCTTTTTCGTATAAAAGTTGACATTTCTGATATAACGTCAGCATCAGGTATAATTAGTTTTTGCTCTTCAATTAAAGACTTTAAATTTGAGCAACCAATTCTTTTTGTTTTCACATCAGTATAAACTCCAAGCTGTGTCTTTCCTCCGCCAAATCCTCCAGAAACAACTTGTCCGTCTGTATTTCTATTTACAAAAACTACATTTTCATATTCATATTCATGATATAAAATTTGTGCTACTTGTTCATGAGAATTAATCTCAATTAGCACATAAGCATTATTAAATTCTTTTCCAGCTTTCTGAATAATTGATGGAAAAACTAGTGGTTCTATTTCATTACTTCTATATTTTGCCACAATTTTATAAGGCAATTCTGTAGCATCAAATATAATAAAGGCTGAGTAATCTTGACCTACTCCTCTAGAAGTATCTGCGACCAAAACATACGCTCTATCTTTTTGAGCATCTTCATATACATCTAAATTATCTTTTGTCCAAACAGGAGTTGATGCCGATTGATTTCTAATTATATCTGGTCTTATCAAAGTATCACTTGAACCTAAAAACTCACACAATACTTCTTGATTATATTTTAATTCACCCAAAAGTTTAAGTTGCTCATTTGCCCACTCTTCATTTCTCCCAGGTATTTCAGTATAAGGTATGAACAAAGGAACAAATCCATTTCTACCTTCTTGAGCATCATTCCAAAATTTCCAAAAATGATTATACCCCAAAGGAGTTGAACTTAATAAAATTTTAGTTGTTTCGCCAGCAGATATTGTAGGATAAACAGAAGTGAAGAAATCATCTGCTATTTGATTAGGGATAATTGCAGTTTCATCAACGTATAGCATGTTTACAGATTTTCCTCGAATACCTGAGGCGGCTGTTGCTGATGTAAATACTATAGACCCATTTTCTAGATAAATATCTCCTTTGTTCCAAGTAGTTACTCCTTGCTGTAACCAAGTAGGTAAACTTTCAAACATTATCTGATACCTATTTAAAACTTCTCTGGCCGCCGTAGCTTTGTTGGCCAATATTGCAACTGTTTTACTTTCTTGAAAAATAGTATACCAAAGAATGTATGCGGCCGAAGTTGTAGTTTTACCTTGCTGTCTTCCTTCCATGAGAATAACTTTTCTATTTTCATGAATTAATTTAATTTTTTCTATCTGACAATCATATAACTTAAAAGGTTGTAATCCTTTATCAAGCGTTACTATTTTACAATAAGTATCAATAAAATATACAGGATTTTTTAAACATTTTATATATTCTTCAAGTTGTTCCTTAGTATATTGTAATGTAGTTTCAGCCGACTTTAATGTAGATTTTCCTAAATATCCGCTCATTTTTCTTTTAGTAGTTTTTGTAACTCTGCTGTGCTACCTACGAACAAAGCGTTTGTTACGTTTGTAGGATTAGATTCTCCGTTAAGTTCTTTTGCCTTTTTTGCTAAATCTAACAATTCTTTATTTGTGTCTGTAAGAGTTTTAATCATTTGACCTACAACTTCATATGCTCTAGGAGATTCTCCCTCATTAGCTAAGTATGTTAAATTATGTAAAGTCTCTTTGCCTTGGTCTATTAAATCTCTTAAATTTCCTCTAGCATATTCATAATCATCTTCGACATCATTTTTAGGCACAACAATTTCATTCTTTTTTGGAAGAATATCTATGTCTAATATTTGATTAAGTTTTTTATCTACATCTTTCATTATTAATCTCTCGGCGTGTTATTTGTATATGTAGTGTTTGCAATGAATTCACTATTACCTGTGGTTCTAAAAGAAGAAACCGTTCTAGGTTCAACAAAAGATTGTGAATCGTCTTTAAATCTTACAGTCAAATCAGCAATATACTTATTGCGAATAATAGGACCGAACAGATATCCTTTTACAATAAAATCTAAACTATATGTTAATATTCTTCTAGTTTCAAAGTCTCCTTCATATTGGTCATCAATTGCTATATTAGTTAATTCTATAGGTATGTCTAATTTTAAATCTATATCAGGCAAGACTTTCATAGTGACTGTAAAGTCAGGTGTAAAGAAAGGAACAATCTGCTCAACAATTTGAGTTCCGTCCTCTGCGTTTTTAACTAAAACATGAAGAGTAAAATTTAAATCATAAGCTACAGGAGAAAAAGATTGTGAAAAGTCTATGGAACTAGAAAATGTTCCGTTTTTCATTTTATGAAGACTATTTAATTTTCTCAAAGGAGAATAAGTCATAGCAGTCATTTCAAAACCTAATCTAGGAACTTGAGTAGAAAATTCTTCAGATTCCAAATCAGGATTTCTAGTTACTCTCTGTATAAATTTTTGTTTAGGTCCATATTCAATTGGAACATAAACTGATTGTATAGGCGTAGTTCCATCTGAAGCATATCTATCGACTTGAAGGTCATTAAATATATTTCCAAACATAACAATATATCTTCTAAGAGTTCCGTTGTAAAAATCGTGTCCGAACATCATAGTTTAATACTCCCTTGTAAGTGCAAATGGATTATGCTCACTAAAGTCTAATACATCTTCGTTTTTAACTTCAGAAGTTATAAAGTCATTATCTGATGTATTTGCTCTTGCTTGTATAACATTACCTTCTATAATAAGAGTTGAAGAATCTTCAAGTAACATTTTGTTTTCATCTTCCAACAATATTTCATCAGAAATTGAAGTTGATAAGCTACTATTATCTTCAATAATATCAACATTGGCAATTCCAGTATCAAGTCTTTCTGAGGAGTATTCAAATCTTTCGCATCTCAATTCGTAAGTATATAATTTACCTAACTGAAAGAAATATTCCTCGTCTTGTGTATATTTTATTTCGTACATTGATTGAACCATAGGCAACCAAATTAAATCACCATCTCTTGGCCTAAATATAGATGAATAGTCGTAAGTATCTGAAGCATCTAATAGTAATTGATTACCATCTTCATTTATAAGATTGTATGAATATTCTGTAGCTAAACTTGTTTTAAGTGCTTGAGTAAATCTTTTTATTGCCAAAGAAAAAGTTATTTGCTCGTCAACTTGTAAACCAAATTTAGATATAAAATCTTGTTGACCATCAAACCCTTCAACATTTTTAATATACATTTCAAGTTCTATTGCATCATCATATAATACAGAACCATCTTCACCATACAGCCTATCTAAATTTACATGAGTTCTAGGTAAATAATATACTGTGTGCCCATATATTTTTAGTGCTTCAATAATTAAATCTTCAGTTAAATTTTGTTCTGAAGATGTATTATATTGATTAAAATGTCTATTTCTCATAATTAACCAACCATATCATTTACAGGCAAAGAATATGAAGTTATCATTTCTTGTTCTAATTTTTGTATTTCATCTGATGCTTCTTGATATATTTGTTGACCATTAAATGTTAACCCACCGGGCATACTTAGACCTTCAAACTTTTTAAGGTTTGTTCCCCATTGTTGTTTTATTAGTTGAGTAGTATAATTTTGTAACCAGTAATCTGACCAAACATCTGTGAATGTATCTGGGTCTAAAATTTCATATGCTTCTATAATTATAAACTCTCCCACTACAGTTTTAGAATTCCAATCCATATCAATATGTAATTTGTTTACATGACGATTAAAACGTATTCCTTGTTTTCCTACAAAAATTTCTTCAGCTAAAGCTATGTTTTGTAATGCCATATAATAAGGAGAAAATTGCGTTGAATGAAAAGCATATAGGTCATTTAAAGAAATTTGATACCTTAAATTAAATAAATTATTTGTGGAATAACTATCTCCGATATCTAGTACACGAACAATACTAGTTACTTTAGATGAGATAGAAGATATATCTAAATACTTATTCGTTATATCATCTGCCGTGATAGAATGGGCAAGATAGACCTTTTGAGTTCCATCAAAATGATAATCTTGATAATACAATATTGCTTGATCTATTCTATCTTCAATTTGTGTATCGTCTACATTAATTTCTATTACAGGTTTACCAAGTTTACGCAGACAATATTCTTTAAAATCTTCTCTTGTTGTAGGTTTAGCCATTTATTTTTCTCCAGAGTATACTTTTTTATTTATAAATAAACACGACATTTTAGACTATTTATGATAATGGAGAATGCAATATGAGTGTAGCAGTAATAGGCGATTTAATTATTGATGAATATTTGTACGGTGAGAGTAGCAGATTAAGTCCTGAAGCCCCTGTTCCAGTAATTGAATACACACACAAGAAGTTTTTGTCCGGAGGAGCAGGCAACGTAGCACAAAATCTAAAAAAATTAAAAGTTAAAACTGATTTGTTTGCGATTTTAGATAAAACATGGCTAGATGAAATACTTGTAGGAAATACTCATTTAAATCTACAAAATGTTTTACCCTCTAATGGTCTTAAATCCCACAAAACTAGAATTTATACTAATAACCATTACTATGCTAGAATTGACCATGATTTGAAATATGACAACCAACAGTTGTTTAATCTAATACTCAAAACAGATTTTAGTAAATACTCTTGCGTAATAATTAGCGATTATGCAAAAGGAACACTAGGTAATAAATTGAATCATATTATTTATCATATAAAGAAGACAAATAATAAAATTATAGTTGACCCTAAAAACAACTTATCAAAATACTCAGATTGTTGGTTATTAAAACCCAATTTAAAAGAGTTTGAACAAACTGTAGGAAAATGTAATAATAATTTAGATATTATTGAAAAAGGTAGAGCAGTCTTAGAGTCTGTAAATGCTGAATATTTATTAGTTACATTAGGAAATAAAGGTATGATTTTAATTTCTAAAGATAAATTCAAATTCAGAAAAGCTATAGCTAAAGAAGTCTTTGACGTTACTGGTGCTGGTGATACTGTAACGGCATCAATTGCTTATGGAATTGATAAAAATTATAGCGTAAATGATGCTGTAGAATTGGCAAATCAAGGTGCATCAGCAGTAGTTACTAAAAAAGGAACAAGTTCTGTTTCTCAAAAAGACTTAGGAATAATAAAAACTGTATTTACAAACGGAGTATTTGATTTGCTTCATAGTGGTCATGTTGACTATCTTAAAAAAACTAAAAAACTAGGCGATAAACTAGTCGTAGGATTGAATTCAGATGAAAGCGTTAAAAGAATAAAAGGTGATGACAGACCTGTTGTAAATCAAGAAGATAGAAAGAAAATGTTACTTGCTTTAGATTTTGTAGATGAAGTAATAATTTTTGAAGAAAATACGCCTCTTGACTTAATAAACAAAATAAAGCCTGATATAATAACTAAAGGTGGAGACTACAAAAAAGAAGATGTTATAGGGCATGATATTGTAAAAAAGACTGTCATTATACCTCTTCTTGAAGGGCACTCTACAACTAAAATTATAGAAAAGGTTAAGAATGCGGCTTGATGGAGAAGTAAAAAAAGGTTGGGGGTCTGAATTAATATGGGCAACTAATGATAAGTATTGTGGAAAATTTTTAAGATTTGATAAGCAAGGTCAAAAATTTTCTATGCATTTTCATAAAGAAAAAGATGAAACTTGGTATGTATTAGAGGGAATGTTTACAGTAAAATGGATTGACACTAAAACCGCAGAACAGCATTCAACAGTTCTTGATAGAGGAGATGTGTGGAGAAATAAACCATGTGTTCCTCATCAACTTATATGTTTAACGAAAGGAACAATATTAGAAGTTTCAACGCCAGATTCAGTAGAAGACAATTACAGAATAGAACCAGGAGACTCTCAGACATGATAATAGTGACAGGTGGGTTTGGATTTATAGGATCAAACTTAGTTAAAAGATTAATAAAAGATAAAGTTAAATTTGCGGTAGTTGAGGATTATGATGACATAACTCAAAAATTTAGTAACGTAAATTGTTCAGACATTCAAAGACTTTTTAATCCTGATGTATTCATAAAACATTTTAATGAATGGGATAAAGTTACAAAAGTTTTTCATGAGGGAGCAATAACTTCTACTACTGAAACTGATGGAAACTTAGTGTTAAATAGAAATTATGAATTCACTAAAAAACTAATACGAAAGTGTATTAGACATGACGTTCCTATACAATATGCTAGTTCGGCTAGTATGTATGGAAAAGTAGAAAAAGGAACTAAAAGTAAAGAGAGTGATAAATTAAATCCTTTAAATCTTTACTCATATTCAAAATATTTAATTGACGTATACGTTGAAAGACTTATAAAGAAAATGCCTGAAGCTAAAATACAAGGTCTCAGATATTTTAACGTGTACGGAAATAATGAAACTCATAAAGGAGACCAAGCTAGTCCTTATACTAAATTTGAAGAACAAGTTTTAGAAACAGGTTCTTGTAAAGTCTTTGAAGGTTCTGATAATTTTTTTAGAGATTTTATACATGTTGATGAAGTCTTAGATATCAAATTTAAATTAGCAGAAAAATTTGATACTGTAAACGGCATATATAATTGTGGCACAGGTAAAGTAAAATCATTTCTTGATGTTGCTCATGAAATACAAACTAAACATAACTCTAAAATAGATTTCATAAAGATGCCTGAAGAACTTAAAGTTCACTATCAAGATTGGACATGTGCTGATTTAAATAAACTTAATGATATTCTATAAGGGAGTGAAATGCACGAAATAGATGAAATGTTAAAACTTCAGCTTGAAGGTAAACATGAACAAGCTAGAAAATTATCTGATAAACTAGAAAATATAGGTAAAGATAAAATATTAGATGGTAATGGAAAGAATACTGAAGACATCTGGTTAAGACATTCTTTTAATAGAGGTTGGTTTTTAATTCAAGAAGGTAAGTATCAAGAAGGCTCTAAACTATTAGAGAATGGAAGATTTCTAAGCGTATATGGAAATGGAGTTCCTAATACAAAAGCACCTCTTTACAATCCTAGTGTTCATAGCATTAGAGGTAAAACAATTATCATATCTCTTGAAGGTGGATATGGAGATGAGATGATACATGCTAGATTTGCCAAGTCGTATAAAGATTTAGGAGCAGAGAAAGTTTATCTGGCGTGTTCTAAAGATATAGATGATTTGTTTAAAAGAGTGCCTGGAGTTGATGGAGTAATTTTAAGAAATCAGTTTGATAAAGTAGACCATGATTTTTGGGTACCTGGGTTCTCAGCAGGTTGGGTAGCAGGACATACTTTTGAAGATTTTCCGAATCATAATTATTTGTCGGCAAAAGATGATGAAGTAAGAAAATGGTCTAAAATAGTCAAACTTAAAAAAGGAAAAAAGTTTAAAGTTGGTATTCGTTGGGCAGGTAATCCTAAATTTGAACATCAACAGTTTCGTAGATTTCCTCCAGAGTTTTTAATTAATCTAACAAAGTATGAAGATTTAGATATCTACAGTCTTCAAAAAGATCATAACGTAGTTGAACTTTCAAAAGAAATTACAGATTTACAAGATAAGTTAAACACATGGGACGATACTGCGGCCGCCATCATGAATCTGGATTTAGTAATTACTTCTTGTACAAGTATTGCTCATTTATCTGCGGCTATGGGTAAAGAAACATGGGTCATGGTTCCATGTTTACCTTATCATACATGGACTTGTGGTGCTCCAACTTCGACAACTTCTCCATATTATAAAACTGCAAAAGTATTCAGACAAAAAACTTATACTAAATGGAATGATACATTTGCTGAAGTATATAAACAATTAGAAAAAAAGTTTTCTTTAAATTCTGTAGAAATGCCTAATGAAGACAGAGATTTTAAGAGACTTAATTTAGGTTGTGGATTCGATAAATTTGATGATTATGTAAATGTAGATATTGATAAAAGAGTTGAGCCTGATGTTGTTTTAGATTTAAATAAAACTCCTTGGCCATTTAAAGATGAAGAATTTTCACATATTGTTGCTAAGAATGTTCTTGAGTACTTAGGAGATACAAAAGAAAACTTTCATGAAATCATAAAAGAAATGTACAGAGTTTCTAGTAACTCAGCTATTTGGGAAATACAAATCCCACATTGGAATTCAGATTTAGCTAAAGAAGACCCATACATTAAAAGAATACCCAATTTAGGATTTTTCAGACATTTAAATATGAATGAAACATTAGATCAAATACGAGCAAAGAAAAATATTTCAAAATTAGCGTTTGATTTAAATGTTGATATGGATTTATGTGATGTTCAATTTATGTTTACCCCTCATTGGCAAAGACTTTTGAAAGAACAAAAAATTAAAAAAGATGATGTAGATTTTGCTTTACAGCATTATAATAATGTTGCATATCAGGCTATACTTCTTGTTCAAGTGCATAAACCTGGAAGATGTGATTTAAAAGAACTGAATGAATTATTTGAATGGTTAAATTCAGATGAAGCAAAAAGAACTATTGATACAAATGCAAAACTAATTTATGAAAAGAAAAATCCTCTTGATGGAGTAATATAAAATGATAAATCCATTTTGGTCGAATACTAGAGCGTATGAAAGTGCATATATTATAACAGTAAAAAATCATGAGAAATCGGAAAGACATTCCAAAGAATGTCAAGATTCTTGTGATAAAGTTGGTATGAAGTGGAAAATATGGGACGCTTACGATGGAACTAAAGAAAGTAAAATGATAGTTCCAGAACATTCATCAAACAGCGACTTTATGAAAATGTTAAAAATTACCGACCACTATTTAACTAGAGGTGAGGTTGCTTGTGCATTAAGTCATATTAGTTTATGGATTCATTGTGTAAATTTAGATAAGCCAATTATTATATTAGAGCATGATGCAATTGTGATTAAGAATATTGAAATGCACGAAAGTTATAATTCAATTGTTTATCTTGGTGGAATAGAATGGGCTGAGAGAAACTGGCCTGTCATGTCAGTTCCACCACATGCATCAGAAGGTCCTAACTATCATTTTATTTGTAGAGCCCATGCTTATGGTATTGACCCTCAAGTTGCAAAAAATTTACTTGCTCATGTATTAAAATATGGAATAGTTGCTCCTTTAGATATTATGATAAGAACAGATATATTTCATATCACTCATCAAGGATTGATTGCATACGATAAAAATTATGACAAAACAAATGATACTACTATTAAAGCTAGACCTTTAGAGGGAAGGTCTACAATAAGAAATGATAATCTTGAAGTATGAAAACTGCCGCATATACAATATGTAAAAATGAAATAAAGTATGTTGAAAAGTGGCTTTACTATACAAAAGATTTTGATTACAGAGTCATATTAGATACAGGTTCTACAGATGGAACATATGAAGAATTTAAAAAAGCTGATAATATAATTGTCGAACAAAAAACTTTTACGCCATGGAAATTCAACGTAGCTAGAAACTACAATTTGAACATGATACCTAAAGATGTTGAATGGTGTCTTTCTCCTGATTTAGACGAATACTTTTCTATCAACGTATTAGATGAGATGGAAAAAACAATGAAAGAAACTCCATCAGTAACAAATATTGCATGTGATAGATTAGACATATACACAAAAGAAGTTCGTGTAGGTCCTCCTAAATGTTTAGGAACTAATAAAATTCATAGAAAAAAATATTATCATTGGGTACAACCTATCTATGAACATTTGTTCTGGTCGTACAAGCATGACCCTAAACTTGAAAATGAAGTTTATAATGATTTAATATATTTAATTCACGACCAAGATTTTAAGAAGAAAGAAAGACCTGAACTTTATGTAAAAATGTTAAGGGAAGAGTTTGAAGAAAATCCTACAAATTGTTGGACACTTTGGTTTTTAGTAAATCATTACTACAAAGAAAGAGATACAAAAAACTTTATAGAAACAGGATTAGCGTATATCGAACATGCAGAAGACAAAGAAAAGATAGAAAAAATTTATGAAGTTTTTACGCAGTCAAGTTTTAAAGATGAATCTATAAAAGAAAAAGCCACTACGTTGTTAAAAAGCAACAAAAATATTAGTTAAGTAAATACCCTTGACATATTTTGTAGATTTGATAAACTGTATTTGATGGTTGAGATTCTTTATAACGACCGTAATGTCGGGAAAACAACTAACGTAAAGAATCGAAATAGTAGTTAGGTGGAAAAATGACGACCTATAATGTAAGTGACAGATGTGTTATAGTGATCGAGTAGCAACTGTCTGAAATAAAAGTTGTCGGCAGCGGACGAAAACCCTCCGTTTTAAGAGGCCCAGACAATACCTAACTACGAAATTACCTTATTAGACTCTAAACTTAATTCCAAACGCTCCTGTATTTCCTGAGTAAACTCTTCGATAGGTGTCTGCTACGACACCTATTTGTACAGGACTAAATGATTCAAATTCAGAATTCGCTTCTCCATATCTACCAAGTTGACCTTCACGATTATTTCCCCATGAATAAATTAAATCTGTGTCTGATATAGCGTAAGAAATATTATTTCCTGCGGCGACATATTTGTAATTTAAATTTCCAATTTGAGCAGGCAAAGAAGTTTCAAATCTACTAATCTCTGTGTTTCCAAAATAATTTCCTACCATTGGCGTAGGAGTATAAACAAAATCATTCCTATATCCTAAACCAAGTTTTGCAAATGACCTAATACCCTCATATCCCCATGCATAAATTCTTTTGTTAGAATGTTTTAGTTCTGCAAAAACACTTCTCTCTCCACCCCAAACATTTGACCAATTATTTCCATTTACATGTATGCCTTGTATGTTTGCTTCACCTGTTATTTGAGTTGGTGTTGAGCGACTAACACTTACATCATTTTGACCTATTTGACCTTGGTCATTATATCCTACCATATACATCTTGCCTGTATTAGCAGTCCACCCTATTGTGTGATGCATTCCATCAGTTACGCTAGTTATATCATCTCCCCATATTTGAGTTGGAGAAGATTGATTTAGTTGATTATTCAAACCTAATTCTCCATGAGAGTTATATCCCCATGCCCATAATTTATTTGTATCTTTCTGTATAGCCTGACCTCCTACTGCATCTCTTACAGCTATTGTTTGCCATTGTTTATTTCCTGTAACTTGAACAGCACTTGAGTGATGGGCTCCACCAACTGCCCAGAAGATTCTTCCTGCATGACCCCACTCATTTGTTCCAAATTCATATCTTTTATTATTTGCATCAATAATACCTGAATTGTAAACTCCAGAATAAAGAAGACTTACATTTGTAGGATTTGGGTGATAATAACTGTTCGCTGTTGCAACTAATTGTATTCCAAAGTCTCTTGTATTTGCAGTTGTAGTTCCATCTCCTACTTGACCACTTGTTCTAAGACCCCAACCAAATATAGTTCCATTAGCCGCAGTTGCTATTGCATGATTATAACCGCTTGTTACCTCAGTCCAACTACCTGCAAGTTGAACGGGCGATGAACGATGGACTGTATCTCCTTGACCTAATTCATCATAGGTATTATAACCAACTACAAACATTTGATTTGCAGTATTAATCCATTTAGTATTTTGATATCCTGCCGCAAGTTTATTTGTATTTGTGTGTGTTCCAATTTGAGTAGGATTAGATAGATTAGCAACATTATTTTGTCCTAAAACTCCTCCAACTACATTATATCCCCATGTGTATAATCCTCCAGCATTATTTAAAAATCCTTTTCCTATTGCAAGAGAATGATGAATACCTACTTTAATTTTACTCCAAGTTGATATTCCAATTTGAGTCGGTGAAGATACATTTAACGCATTATTGATTCCACATTGACCAGAAGTATTTTCTCCCCATGCCACTATATTATTAGATGAAGTAGTAGCTAAAACATGTCGATAAGAAGTTGATACTGAAGTGAATGATGTTCCAGGTCTAACTTGAACAGGTGATGAACGATTTAGAGTATCATTTTGTCCTAGTTGCCCTTGAGCATTATACCCCCATGCAAAAAGTTTACCATCATCTTTAATTGCATAGCAACTATAATCTCCAGCGGCAACATCAATATAATTATTTGCTGTTCCTACTTGAATTGGAGATGACCTTGCTACAAGTTCTGTTGGATTTAAATTTTGACCTAAGCACCCATTCTGATTATATCCTGAAACCCATAAAGTTCCGTTATTAGCGATTCCGATTCCATGATATCTATAAGTGTCCCATTTAGTCCAGAATTGATCGTGAAACGCTCCATCTACTTGAATAGGAAATGAGTATGCTACTACATCTTCAGCTTGTTTTGAAAGCATTCCTACATCATTTCTACCCCAACCCCATAAACTATTTGCTCCATATTTTGAATTAGTTGTTGATGTACTTCCGATTGCAAATCCACCAAATGCATGAGTAGATAATGCACTAAAACTAATTCCCTCAAATTGTCCGTCTAAATTAAACCCTAATTGAACAGGCTCGCTTCTATTTACAACTGTATTATCTCCAAGACCTCCGTAAGTTGCGTTATGGCCCCATGAGAATACATTACCTGATTCTGTAAGAACTGACATATTACCTAAAGCAGAATCATCATATTTTCTACCACACGATACAGAAACAATATCTGAAACCCATTCAGTTCCAGGTACTCCTACTTCTTTTGTTGACTCTGGTCTCCATTGATGTGCTAGTTTTACTTGCGTAGGAGATGACCTATGGAATCTGTCTAGTAATGTTGCGAATCCTAATTCTCCATGATTAGTAGTATAAGAACCGCCCCATGACCAAAGTATATCGTCTTCATCAACTCCTAAACTATGACCTCCAGCAGTTGTAGTTGTAAATGTTTTTATATCTTTATATTTTTTGCCAGAATTTATTAAAACTGGAGAAGACCTATGATATTTAAAATATCTTGAGCCTAATGTTGAGTGTTCATTTCTTCCCCAACCATAAACAGTTTGTGCTGTAGACAATGTATTTGCTTCAAAAACAAATCCACCATGTCCGTGAAACCAAGGTTTTTTACCTGATGCATCAAAGCCTGACGGAAGAGATACTTGAACAGGAGAATAATAAGTAGAATTAATTTCATTAATTCCTAAAGAACCATCATAAGTATCTACTCCATTTCCATTGTAGCCATGAATCCATGCCGTTCCATCAGATTTAATTGCTAAAACACCATCTATGGTAGCGTTGTTAAATCTTGCACAAATTTGAACCCAACTATCATTTCCATAAACTTGAACTGGACTAGATTTGTTTGGAGTTGTTAATCCTGTTCCCATTTGACCTAATTGATTAGTAGTTCCATGACCCCATGCAAACAATGTATTAGAATTGTCTAGCATTTGCCAGTGATGATAACCTCCTGTTATTTCTCTCGCTATACTACCTTCATTCCAGTAAGCGGCAGAAAACGCTCTAGGAGTATTTCTTTGTGTCAGTATTGCGGTAACTGTTGACCTGTGTGCAGTAGTTCCGTCACCAACAGCACCATGACCATTATAGCCTACTGCAAATAATTTTCCGTTTGTATCTCCCATACATGCTGTTCCTGACAATGCACCTATGAAAGCAAAACTGCTACCAGTAGCAACTTGAACTGGTTGAGATTTATTAGTTTTAGTAGTGTCTGCTGAAACATGTCCGTAGTTATTATAACCCCAACCAAACACTTGATTCGCTGAACTTAAAGCCCAGAACCATCTATCACCTGATACGACTTGTTGCCAACTACCAGTTACTTGAATTGGAGAAGATTTAGATACTGCTGTATTATCTCCCATCGATCCTTGAGGACCATCTCCCCAAACAAATAATTCATTGTTAGCATTAATCGCCGCTCCATTATAATAATTAGCGGCTACGATTGTCCAATCAGATTTTGTTCCTATTTGAACTGGTGATGACCTTCCTACAACATCATTAAGACCCAATTGACCTTGTGCATTATAACCCCAAGACCATAGTGTTCCGTCTGATTTGATTGCTAAACAATTATGTGTTCTATTTCCACCACCAGTCGCAACAACATTCCAACTTCCTGCTATTTGAACTGGTGATGAACGATTTATTATCGTGTTATCTCCTACTGATCCCCATCTATTATCTCCCCAACCCCAAAGTTGTTTGTCTGTTGTTATTCCATGAGTAAAACTTTGTGCTGTGTGTATTGTTTTCCATGTTTTATCTGATGCAATCTGAATTGGAGAACTTGAAGCTAATATATCATTTTTTCCTAACTGACCATAAGTTCCTGTTCCGTACATATACAAAGCATTATTAGAAAGAACATGACCTGAGTATTCTCCACCAGCGGCCATTGAGATTACACTTACTCCCATGTTTGCTCTTGTGAATCCTGCATCAGTTTGAACTGGTGATGATTGATTGTTATTAGAAGGTCCTAGCCTTCCCATATTCGCTCTACCCCAACCCCAAAGTTTATAATCTTCATCTAATGCATAACATTGTCCAAAACCTGCTGATACTTGACTCCAACTTCTAGAATTAGGGTGTGATATTTGTACAGGAGAGGAACGAGAAATAACTGTATTGTCTCCTAATCTTCCATCAGGATTATGACCTGATGTCCATAACTGTCCATCATGTGTAAGATACATTCCATAATTTGACCCTAAAGATACTTGTGCGAAACTTTTTTGTCCAAAAACTGTATTTAAGTAGGGCGTACTTCTACTTACAATATCATTGAATCCGTATGGTCCCCATGTATTAAGTCCAAAATGAAATGTTCTTCCGTACTCATCAAGTATAACTGCATGGTCAGCCATAGAACCTACAATATCTACTGCACTAAATCTTCTAGCGTTAAAGTTGCCTGCTACATTAAAAGTATTGTCTTCATCTGGTATTCCACCTCCAGCAAAAGTATTATTTGCTCCGTAATGAGCAGAGCCATCATTCTTATATGCTATAGTTAGTTGTACTGGAGAACTTTTACTTGTTACTGCTCCTCCTGGACCCATGTCACCTAAAGAACCACTTCCATTTCTTCCCCAAGCAAATACATTCCCATCTTCATCAAGTGCATAAGAAGTATGTTGTCCTATACCAAGAGATTTATATTTGCGAACTCCTTCATGCGAACCTATTTGTATTGGAGAACTTCTATGAGAATATATTCCAGTTGTAGTACCATAGTAGAGAGTATTGTTAGCAAACATTCTAGGACCTAACTGACCATACTCATTTCTTCCCATAGTCCATAAAGTTTTATCACTTCTAACAAGTGCTGAATAACCTGTTCCTGCATCTACATCAATCCAACTTGTGCCTTCTTCAGATGGAATTTGAACAGGGGAAGACCTATGCGTTTTTTCTCCTGTTCCAAGCTGACCCCAATTATTTTCTCCCCATGCATATGCTTCTCCATCATCTGTAAGACCTATACTATGAGTATGGGCTGATGCAATTTTTTTCCAAGAGTTATGTTCTGTTGTATTTGCAAAAAAATCACGACCAGCAAAATTACCCCAACCCCAAAGTTTATCGTTAGAGTCTATTGCAAGTCCATGATTTTGACCTACTGAAAATTCTTTGAATGCTGTGTTTGAACCTGTTTGAATTTTTTGTGGATAATACCATTTAGATTCATCTACTGTGCTTACTTGTATAGGAAAACTTCTATATACACGCTTATTATTTTGTGCATTAACAGACTTTCTTCTACCTGTTGCTCCGTAGTAATCACCACCTGATACATATATTTTACCATCAGGATCATATAATATTATATTTCTAGGACCAGCATCTACATTATACCAACTCTTATTAGAAAGATGCCCTCCGTTATGTGTTCCTATGGCAACAAAACTAGATTTATTAGCACTATCGCCTAGACCTAATTGTCCTACATCATTAGAACCCCAAACATAAGCAGTATTTGTAGTTGCCTCTACAGCAATACCTCCATAATCAATTGCGGCGATGTTTGTCCAACTAACTAATCCAAAACTTACGTTTGCTCCTGTATTATTATTGTTTCCTTTTAAAGCTATAGGCGATGAACGATTTGCATTAAATGGGTGTTCAGGTATAGAACCAACATGTTTTCTTCCCCATGCAAATAATTGATTATCAGTAGTCAAAGCATAAGTCGTATCGTACCCTGTTTCTACTTGTGACCAACTACCTGGAACTTGTGTTGGAGATGACCTATTTGCTATATTACCGACACCTAACTGTCCGTAATTATTATATCCCCACATATAAAGTCTATTCTCTGAATCTATTGCGGCACTATGTTTACCACTTGAAGAAATGTGAATAAAACTGCCTGTTCCTGATGTTACTTGATTAGGAGATGAACGGTCGATTGTATGCCAAGTAGTGTGTCCATGAGTAATTCCTAATTGACCATATTCATTTGAACCCCACATATAAAGAGTGTGGTCATCTCTTAAAGCCATAGTTGAGTTCTGGTCGTCATGCATACCCATTAAAACTTTTCTATATCTTTCATTACCTATTTGAACTGGAGAATATAAAATTTGAGTGCTATTTGCTCCTAATTGACCTAAATGATTATATCCCCATGTATGAAGAGTTCCATCATTTTTTATCATACCTACAGCGTATCTGTTAGAATCTATATCATGAACACCTTTATCAATAAGTTGTGTATGTTCTGGGTGTTCTACTCCTCTTTGACCACTAAAAATTTGAGTAAAGCTAGACCTAGCTTGTTTTACATCATTAAGATTATAAGTCGAATCTCCAAAGTTAGGACCTCCTCCTCGTCCTCCACCTACTCCATAAGTGTTAAATCCTGAAGCATAAAGGTCGCCATCTTGCGTTATAGCATATGCTGTTTGATCATTTCCATGACCTGCAAATATAAGTTTTTTTATCGCTTGTGCATTAGGCAAACCTAACGCTTGATGAGGAACAGGTTGTAGTTCTGTGCTATCTAAATTAAATACATTATTTCCTGACGTAGGTGAAGATGCTGGACCTGCCCCACCAAAAATAGTAGTATTAGCATATCCACTAGAGCCCCAAGCGAATAAAAAATCATCGGCATCTTTAGCCATTATTCCTGTAGGCGCAACTTGTACTTGAGTCCAACTCTTAGGTACTGAGTTAGCACTCCCTAATTTTTTAGGGGTGTTTATGGAAAAAACTTTTTTAGTCATTTAATCTCTTACTCCTGTTTTTCCATATTTATTATGTCCCCAAGCTAGTATTCCGTTAGATGAGTCAATTATCATAGAATAATCTTTACCTACAGATAACTGAGAATGATTATTTGAACCAGTAGCAATTGCAGTAGGTGTTGAGCGATTTGTATAGAAAGGATAATTATCATTAGTTCCTAACTGACCAACGTCATTTTTACCCCATGTATGAATTGCATTACTTGAATCAAATGCTCCTGTATGATTATTTCCTGTTTCAACAACTTTCCAAGTTCCTGTAACTTGAGAAATATTACTTCTATGAACTGTATCATTTAATCCTAGTTGACCATCAGTATTTAATCCCCATGTCCATAGTTCTGAATTTGATGTTATGGCGGCACTATAATTATTACCAGCACTTACATGATTCCAAGACCTGTCTCCTGGTATGAGAGTTGGTTTTGACCTATGTACCATATTTGTTTCTTTAAATCCTGATTGTGTTTGGTCTCCCCAAACCCATATATCTCCATTAGTTGTCAAAGCACCTACTGTATTATGATACGCTGTAACTGAAACAAAACTTGTACCAGCTTTAACTAAAGTGTGAGATGATTTGTGAACAGTACCACCATCAGTTGCAAAAACTTCATTTAGTCCAGTTGTTCCGTAATAATTCAATCCCCAAGTAAATAATTCATTATTTGTTGTAATTGCGTGAGTAAATCTATAACCAGAATCTACATTTGACCAACTCTTAAATCCTAATTGAACAGGAGAAGACAAGTCATGAATACCAGGCATGCCGTGAGGACCTTCAGATACACCCACTTGATGTAATTGACCAGATGCACTATCACCCCAAGCATAAAGATGTCCACTAGTTGATGTTCCGTTAGTATTTGCTATCGCTCCTGTCCAATCTAAATCATCTTGTCCTGTAGTGTTTGCAAGTGCGATCCAAGTATCGTCAGTACCTATTTGAATTGGAGATGAAGTATTTAATGTATCTCCTCTACCTCCTCTTCCTTGTCCACCTGCACCCCATGACCACATTGTTCCGTCTTTTCTAAGTGCAAATGCTCCAGCACCTATAGACATGACTGCATTCCAACTTTCTGAACTAGAAAGTCTTGCTGGAGAATATATGGTTGAGGCATGATTTAATCCTAATCTACCAGTTCCTCCTCCACCCCATGACCATAAACTTCCGTCATGTCGAATTGCATAACTTGCCGTCCACGCTGATGCAATGACTGCCCAACTACCTGCTCCTATTTGTACAGGCGATGACCTATGAAATATTGAAGCGGCACCTACATCAATTTGTAAATTTGTTTTTGCTAATTCTCCGTAATCAGTACCAGTTCCATTATTTCTATAAGTTCCTGTATCATCAATTGCAAGTCCATTACCTCCTCTATTTGAAACATCAATACCAAAGTTTGACCTAGCTAATTTACCATATGTAACATTAGCATAAGTAGGTTGTGTATTTCCTGAGAAAAATCTTCTTTCACCATCTTCTAAATGTACAATCGGAACTGGATAATTTACAGTAGTGCCTGCATAAGTTGTATCAATAGGAGAACCTAAATTTCTACCAAATCCATATAAATTATTTGCAATTAATCCTGTACGACCTTCTTTACATACAGCGAGAGTAAATTCATTTCCAGTTTCAGCCCATTTCCATTTATCATAACCTGCTAAGTAAGGTGCATTTCCTTGTGGAGTTGTCGCTGTAGAAGTTGCAAGATATCCGTGTTCTACCATTCCAGTATTGTATAAAGTATTGTTAGCGGCAATAAATTGTGAAAATCCATTTCCTGAAGAAACTGCGATAAAGCTAGTTCCTGTTGCTACTTGAACTGGAGATGATCTATGAATTCTTTCATTATCTCCAATTCCACCAAATCCTCCATAACCCCAACCAAATACTGCGTTAGAAGTTGTGATTGCATGTGTTGTGTTATTTCCTGCGTAAGCTGTAAACCAAGTTCCTGATATTTGAACTGGCGATGAACGATTTATTATTGTGTTGTCTCCAACAAGTCCTTCTAAGTTTCTACCCCATGAGAATAATTTATTATCTGAAGTAACTGCTACTGTATGATAGCCATCACTTGAAACAAAATTATAACTTGATGTTCCTATTTGTACAGGAGATGATCTAAATGTTAAATCATCTTGCCCTAAAACTCCGTTCTGATTTGCTCCCCATGAGAATAATGCTTTATCACTTCTAATTGCAAAAGAAGATTCTTTGCCTGCTGTTACAAATACAAAGCTACTTGTTCCTAATGAAACAGGAGATGATTTGTAAGCAGTTTCGTTTCCTATATGTTCATTTTGTAAATTAAGGCCTAATTGACCAAAGTCATTTCTTCCCCAAACAAAAACTCTACCATCATTTCTTAACGCTATACTATGAAACTCTCCAGTTCCTATATCAGACCAACTAGATGTTGATATTAACACAGGAGAAGACTTGCTAATTTTAGTATTGTCTCCTAACTGTCCGTATCTATTAGAACCCCAAGCATATAAAGAGCCATTTGATGAAATAGCTAATGCATGACTTTCTCCTGTAGATACTGATGTCCAACTACTTGAACCTATTTGTGTGGCAGAGGAACGTGCTATTCTTGATGTTAATCCTAATTGTCCAAATTCACCTACACCCCAACTCCATAGCGAACCATCATTTGCAACTGCAATCGAATATGTTTCACCTGAATCTATTTTTGTAAATGAAATATCTTTTGTTTCAGCAATCTGCATTGGCTGTGAACGATCATTATTAAGTGGGTGATTTAATCCACCTTGACCGTAGTTGTTTAATCCCCATGACCACAGATTGTTTGAAGTATCAATAGCAACTGACTGTCTTTGTCCACCAGATGCCATATACCAAGAAGTTGGTAACTTAGTTGTTCCTCTATAAGTAAAGTTAATAGGAGCGGCTACGTTTGCAGACCTTCCGCCAAGTTGAACAGGAGAGAAGTAATTAGTAACATCACCTTGTCCTAACTCACCATTATCTCCATATCCCCAAACCATTAACTGTCCATTAGCTGTTATGGCTTGAAGACCTCTTGATTCTGACGATACATGAGTGAAAGAATCATACGATTCAAAATTACTTATTTGAACAGGAGCAGACCTTCTTCCATTAACTGATGCAGTTCTTTGACCAGTCGTATCTCCAATTCTTCCAATTTCTCTGTAACCCCAACCATAAAGATTACTAAACTGTGCATTTCCTGATAAGGCAAATATGTGTTGATATCCGCCATTTAATAATTTAAATGTAGTATTACCAGTTACATTTATAACAGCATTCATTCCTGAGTGAATGCCACATTGATAATATAAAGTATCTGGAGCGTCCATCGGAACAACAAAACTTACTGTTCCACTATCAGTTCCGTTATTCGTCACTCCACTCGTATACTCTCCTGTTGAGCCTGAACCTAAAGCACTCTTAATATAGAATGGGTGTCCTGATGCATTTACGTTAAACGTGTAAGAAACTCCTCTATACAAATAGACATCTCTATTCAATTGTGCAGGAGTGATTCCGTCATCTAAACTATAATATCCAGTTCCTCCAAATGTTACTGCATAACTTTTGTTTACGACAGGAACAAACGATCTATAATGATAATCGAGATGAATCTGAACTGGAGATGATTTGTGTTCTGCATTTAAAACTTCTCTTCTAGATAAAGCGTGTTTATAGTCAAATGTTCCATGACAACCAGTATTATCTTGACCCCATACAAACAACGCTCCATCACTTCTAAGTGCCTGTGTTGCTCTATATGTTTTAGTTGTTACTTGAGCCCAACTATCTGTTCCAGGTAATTGAACAGGTGAAGATGCATTTATAGTAGAGTTTTGTGTATTTCCAAATTGTCCTATATTATTAAGACCCCACATATACAGTCTACCATCTTTTCTAATAGCGGCTGAGTGTTCCCAACCAGCATCTACGAATCCCCATTGAGATAATCCTATCTGTACAGGATTTGATTTATTTGCTACTGAATTATTTCCTAATCTACCTGAACTATTGTAACCCCATGCGTGTAGTGTTCTATCAGTTTTAATTCCTAAGAAGTAATGATGTCCTCCTGAAACCATTAACCAACTACCTGCTACTTGAACTGGAGAAGAATAATGTGCTGTATTATTTTGTCCCATTTCTCCATAAGTGTTATATCCCCAAACATATAATTGATTGTTCGCATTGATGGCGGCCGCACCAGAAGTTGTCGCACTAACTTGTTTCCAATCTGTAGAACTACCTATTTGTACAGGAGATGAGCGACTAATATTAATATTGTTTTGTCCTAACTGCCCATAATTATTATATCCCCAAGCCCATAAACTTCCATTGTCTTTAATTCCTATTGTGAAATAATTTCCTATAGCTGTTGCTAACCAGCTACCTCCTACTTGAACAGGTGAGGAACAATGTATGTTTAGTGTATTATGACCTAACTGTCCGTGATTATCTTGACCCCAAGTCCATAAAGTTCCGTCTGCTCTGACGGCAGAGGTAAATGATGTTGCTCCTGTATTTAAAGCAATTTGTCTCCAACTATTTCTATTTTCATGAGTTTCGCAAGAATCTATTTGTATAGGTCTACTATGATAGGCTCCAGTATTTAAGGCATTATTTGCGTTAGGTGGGGCTTGAAGTTCATATCCCCACGCATAAAGTTTATTATCTTGGTCTAAAGCGGCCGCTCCGTTTTCATTTCCTACAACATGAAGCCAACTTCTTCCGCCTGGGTGTGTAATCTGAACAGGAGAAGATTTGTTTACGATACTATTATCTCCAAGCTGACCGTAATTATTGTGACCCCAACTCCATAGAGTTCCGTCATTTTTAATACCGAATGCAAAGTTTTGTCCTTGTTCTACTTCAATCCAAGACTTTCCTGCACCTGCTGTTAGCTGAACTGCTGAAGAACGATTAAGTACATCACCTACTCCGAATTGGCCATATCCATTATATCCAGCTACCCATATAGAACCATTTGCGGCAATTGCCATGTTAGTATATCTACCTGAACTTACATAAGTATAAGATTGATTTTCAATCTCTGTTCCTATCTGCCATTTTTGCATTTGTGCATGGGCACCACCTGTCGCTCTATTTCCGCCATTACCTCTTTCAATAATGTTACCTCCATTATATCCCCAACCCCAAAGAGTATAATCTTCTCTAAGTGCTAACTTATGTCCACTAACACCACTAGACCCACCAGTTACTTTTCTCCAACTTTGTCCTGAGTTTTCTTGTACAGGAGAAGAACGATTTATTTTAGTTCCATCTCCTACTTGACCATAATTATTTGAACCCCAACTGAATAATTGATTCGCTGAATTTATTGCACTTACAGTATATTCATCAGCGTTCATTGTTATCCAACTTCCAGCTACCTGAACTGGCGATGAATAGTTTGTTCTGTTACCTGTTCCTAACTGCCCATAATTATTATATCCCCAAACATATAGTTGATTGTTTGCATTGATGGCATATGTTCCGTAAATTGAAGCATGACATTCTATCCAATCAGTACTTGTACCTACTTGAACTCTTGAAGAACGGTGTTTTACATCATTTTGACCTAATTCTCCATAGCCATTATGTCCCCAAGTCCATAGACTGCCATCATGCTTAATTGCAACAGCGTGATTTGTAGCGGCGGCCATTTGTTTCCAATCATGATTCTCTGCTGAATTTCCATTCCAAACTTGAACTGGTTCTGATTTAGCATAACGATTTCCATCTCCAGGCCAACCATTAGCCCATCTATATCCCCAACCCCAAAGAGTGTCATCATTTTTAATAGCAAATGAATTTATTTCTCCGGCGGCAACATTTTTATATGCATCTGATGTTATCTGTACAGGTGAAGATGAGTTTGTAGTTTTATTATGCCCTATTTTTCCATTTGCTCCTGCACCCCAACCATATAGATATCCAGTCGAATTTGCGACTGCGACTACATGATAATATCCAGCGGCAACTTGATCCCATGAAGCTGTACCTATTTGTACAGGTGATGACCTATGAAGTATATTAAGATTTCCTAGAACTCCGTTGTTACCTTTACCCCAACCCCACATAGTTTTGTCTTCACGAATAGCAACAGTAAAGTCATCTCCCATTGCAACATCTATCCATGTGTTTCCAGTATGAAACTCTCCGACTTGAGATGGTGATGATCTATTAACAACACTTCCATCTAATCCAAAGTTTCCTAGTTGACCTTTATTATTTAATCCCCAAGACCAAGCTATTCCAGTTCCATTTGCAAGAGCAAGAGTAAATTCTTGAGACATAGCTGTTTTATCCCACTTACCTGCGAGTACTGTAGGCGATGATTTGTTTACAACTGTGTTATCTCCTAATTGTCCATAATCATTTTGGCCCCAAAGATATAAATCTCCGTTTGTTAAGATACCAGAACTTCCTCTGTAACCAGCATTTATAAATTTCCATGTATTTGAACCGACTGCTTGAGGAACAGATTGATTTGTAGTGTTATTTAATCCTAATTGACCTTGACCGTTATAACCCCAAGCATATAACTCATCACTTGTGTTTAAAGCTAATACATGAGATTCTCCACAATCTACAGTTTTCCAATTAGAAAGACTGACTTGTGTAGGAGATGATTTAGATTGAGTTGATGCATCTCCCAACTGACCTGTTGTTCCATATCCCCAACCTAATAATTTATTTGCTGTGCTAATAGCCATAGAGTGATATCTACCAGCAGAAATGGCTGTCCAACTTGATGTTGAATGTATTACAATAGGTGAAGAATAATTTGTTGTATTTACCTGACCTATTTGACCTTGATTATTTTCTCCCCAACCATACAATTGATTGGCAGTTGTAAGTGCTAAAGTAAATCTTCCTAAAGGTTCAGATGATATAGTAAACCAGTTGTTCGCTGTTCCTATTTGTATAGGAGAAGATTTTAGTACAGTTGTACCATCTCCCAATTCTCCTACAGAGTTTCCGCCCCAAGCCCATAGAGTTCCGTTTTGTTTTATAGCTATTACATGAGATTGACCTGCTTGAACTGTAAGCCATTGTTCACTTCCAATTTGAACAGGAGATGATGTGTTTATAGTATTGTTTTGTCCTAACTGTCCTGCATTGTTTTCTCCCCACCCAAATAGATGACCAGTATTCGCTTGTATGCCCATTGAGAATGAATCTCCTGCGGCAACCATTGAGTAACTTACTGTTTCAATTCCTACTTGAAGTGGTGATGAACGATTGATTGTTGAGCCGTCACCTCTTGTTCCTAGTTGACCATGATCGTTAATACCCCACATGAATAATTTATTGTTAGCATTAATTGCCGCCGCAAAACTATCGCCAGCAAAGACTTTACTCCATGAACCCGAATCAATTTGTGCTGGTGACGATCTTGCAATTATATCGTTTAGTCCTAACTGACCATAATTATTAAATCCCCAAGACCACAATGTCCCATCTTGTCTAATCGCTACATGGAAATTATTACCTGAAGCGTGTTGAACAAAACTATAATTTGCAGGAGAATCAAAACTTTCAACTGCTGGCATTTGTACAGGGTCGCTTCTAAGTCCTGTTGTATAATGATAAGTTGCTCCTGACCCATGAAAGTTTCCGCCCCAAGCATATAGTCTATTGTTTGATGCAATTGCAAGTGCATGTTGTTCTCCAGCACTTACATGTTTCCAAGACATACTACCTTCTACAATTGTAGGTGATGATGTAGGAGAACTTACTGTTCCTTGTCCTAGTTGACCTACAGCATTTCTACCCCAAGAGTATATTTTATTATTTGCATCTATGGCTAAGTTATAATTTTTGCCTGCTGATATTTGATACCAACTATTTGCATTTATAAGAGTAGGTGTTAGTATTGATGTAGTGTTTGATATTTCACTTACTTGTACAGCATTTGACCTACTAGGAATTCTATTTACAGAATCAAAATCGCCTGCAACAAAGTGACCACTTACTGTAGTATTATTTGCGGCTTCACCTGTTCCTAATTGCCCTATTCTGTTATTACCTGAAGCAAAATATTTCGCTCCTGTTGTTGCACTTGAACTTTCTATTCCAAAATCAATATCAGTAATATACTCTATATCAAATTCATTTCTCTTTTGATATCCGTAAGAATTTCTCCAGTTTGACCATTGACTGTCATTTGTAATATTTTGAGCATGAAAATCATAATACATTGAATTTCCACCATCAGGAACTCCTCTTCCGTAAACAGCAGTATTTAAACCTGTTGTTCCTGATTGTAAGTCTACATTTGCACTATTAAATATTTGATAACCTCTTCTGTTGTTATCATCATTTAATGCTGGACCATAAAAGTTTTGGTCATAAATTCCATGTCTTCCTAATTGACCTGATCTATTATTTCCAAAAGTATAAACATAACCTTTATATGAACTGTTAGCAAACAAGGCTGTTTGATGTGGACCACAAACTACTTTTGTAATTGCTTGAGGAACTTGTCCAAAAGATGTATTGTGATTTATTGAAACTGGAGATGAGCGTTGACCTCCTATATACATTGAACTAAAGAATGCGTTATTTCCCCATGAATAAACTTTATTATCTGAAGTGACTGCTACTGTATGCTTAAATCCGACTCCTACTGATATCCAATTAGATGCACTTGCGGCCTCTACTAAAACAGGAGATTGTCTTCCAACTACACTTTTATCGCCTAGTTGACCATCATCATTGGATCCCCAAGTCATCAATGAATCTACTGTGTTGCCTGATAGTTGAGTAATACCAGCCGAGTGATATCTAGAGTGTGCTAATTGTTTCCAACTCATTGGATATGCCCAATGCGTATTTAAACCTATTTGAATAGGTGAAGATTGTTGAGCGGCATTTTGAATACCAATTGCACCAGAGTCATTTATTCCCCAACCATATCCTTGACCATTTGTGTGAATAGCTAAACAACCTATTGCATCTGCTGAGAGTTTTGCTATTGAAGAGAATGTGTGTAAAGTATTTCCAACTACTGTAGGTTCTGAGCGATAAAAATCACCAGCTTGTCCATGAACTTGTTGACCCAAAGTTCCATATGCATTTCTACCCCAAGTCCATAATTTACCTAAAGAGTCTATTGCTCCTGAATTTTCTTCACCACTTAAGGCAATTTTAAATGAAGTATTTGCTACATCAAAACCTGTATTTGAACCCCATAGAATTTGCACAGGAGAATTTACATTATAAGAAAGACTATTAAATCCTGTAGAGCCATGAGTTCCTTGACCCCAAGCATAAAGTCCTCCTGTATTTGATACAGCTATTGTATGACCGCCTCTATCAGTCGCTTGATATCCATCATAATCATTTGTAGAAACACTATCCCAACTACCTGAAATTTGTACAGGAGAAGATTTATTTGCGGTTGTTCCATTTCCTAATTGACCAAAGTCATTAACACCCCAAATCCATAGCTGATTAGAATCTGTGATTCCTCCTGTATGACCTCCAACAGAAAGAACTGTAAAGTTTTTATCTGACCCTAGAACAATTTGAACTGGAGAAGATTTACTTACAACTGTGTTATCTCCAAGTTGTCCTTGAGGGGCTCCACCCCATGCAAATAAATTGTTAGAAGTATTTTTAGCATATGTTCTATTAGCACCTGCAAAAACTTGATTCCAACTTCCAGATATTTGAACTGGAGAAGACCTATCAACTACTGTATTATCTCCTATTTCCCCACTATCATTTCTACCCCAACTCCACAAAGTTCCATCTTTCTTTCTAGCTACGCAATGATAACCTCCTACTGCAAAGTCAGACCATGTATTTGCTTCTCCAACTTGAATAGGTTGTGAACGAGAGAGAACATCATTTAATCCTAATTGACCGTAGTTGTTTAATCCAAATGTGTGAATAGTTCCATTTGATGTTAGTGCAACTCCAAAACGATATCCTGTTAGTGTTTTTGTCCAGTTTCCTTTTTGAAATAAACCTATTTGAACAGGTGATGATTTATGTGCCCTTGAATCTATGTTTCCTGTTGCTCCAGTTCCGTCAGAACCATATCCCCAAGCATATAGATTATTGTTTGATATTCCTGCACTTACATATCCATACCCTAATCCTACTTGAGACCATGAGCGAATTGCTTGATTATTATGCTCATTGTGGCCATCAATCTGAATTGGGCGACTTTTTTCTGTAGTGCTTAATCCTTGAAGTGTTCCTAGTCCTCCGTATCGAGAATCTCCCCAAGCCCATAATTTATTATCATTGGTTCTTCCAAAGAAAACAGTAGCACCTGCTTCTATTTGTACCCAACTACCAGCATTAGTCATAACTTGAGTTGGTGAAGACCTATGGATTTTATCTCCTAATCCTAACTGGCCATATTGATTTCCACCATATGTAAAGAGTGTTCCATCACTTTTAACATATCCTCCAAATTCTTGTAGAGTATGAGCGCCTGTTCTTTGACAACCTCCACGGGCAACATCTATAATTTTAACACTAGAGTTTGCAACTTCTCCATATCCTGAACTACCCCAAGCATACATCTTACCATCATTTTTTAGAGCGAGTGAATGATTATAACCTGCACTTACTTTAGACCAACTACCTGAGTCGATTAGTACAGGCGAATCTTTGTCTGTTTTTGTTCCGTCGCCTAATTGACCAAAGTCATTTCTTCCCCATGCATATAATTTAGAATCGTTGTCTAATGCAAGTGTATGATGGTCTCCTAAATCAATTTGTGTCCAACTATGTGGTTCATAAGCAGGCACTTCTGTAAATTCAAATAAAGAAGTATTACTTGATGGGTCAAAACCTTTTTGATGTCTTCTCATATCACCTGCAACATATAAAGAGAAGTCTGATTTAATTGCCGCTGAAGTATTTTCATTTGCAGATACTTGAATCCAACTATCTGAACCTAATTGAGTAAATGAATTGAGATTTGTTCCTACGACTTGAACTGGTGATGAACGATATCTAGATGTAGCAATATCCCCATATTTGTTATCATGACCTGGGCCAGGATTATGAAGAGGATATTTGTCATACCAATGATCTTGCATGAAGACTGAGTAAGCATGATTGTTTTCGCTATCACCCCACATGTAAAGATTATTGCTAGTATCAAAAGCTAATCTATGAAGATAGTAAGACGGAGGTATGTAATCTGAATTCCATTGTTCATCATATTGATTAGGGAAAGGTTGTGGTTCTCTATAATAATCTATTGTATTAGTACCTAAAACTCCTTTGTCATTATAACCAGTAGCAAATATTTGATTTGCTGAAGTAGTAAAGTGTGTTCCTACTCTAGTCATGTAAAAGTTTTTATATTCTTCTGCTCCTTTAGAACTAATTAAAACAGGTTGAGACCGATGAACAAGTTCACCTGTTGCGCCAGTTCCGTATGTATTATCTCCTACAAAATAAATTTCATTATTTGTAGCTTTAAGCATTAGACTTCCATGAGAGGTAGCATAGAAGCCTCTCATTGCTCTATCTCCTGATACATAAGAAAAACTTCCAGGTATTTGAACAGGTGATGAACGACTAACAACATCATTCTGACCTAGTTGTCCTTTTCCGTTTAGCCCCCACACATATAGTTGTGCAGTATTTGTAATTGCTTGACCACCTGAATTGCCTGTAAATATTTTAGCCCATTTTTGTCCAGCAGGTGCAGGTATTTGAACAGGTTGTGATTTATGATTTCCTACAGGTTCGTTTTGAGCAGATTGACCGTATGTATTTTCTCCGAGATAATTAAGTTCGCCGTTAGCAGTTAAAATATAATTACTTCCATATTGAGAAGCACCACTAACATAGTTATTAGAAGAATCAATTTGAACAGGAGAAGAATAGTGTATTGTATTGTTTTGCCCAAAGACTCCAAAATCACCTCTTCCCCAACCCCAGAGTTTTTGATTTTCATCAATAGCAAATGTACTTTGATGACCAGTATACAAAAACGTAAATGATTTATCAGCCATGATTTGGACAGGCCAACTTCTAGCTTTTGTATCTCCTTGTCCTAAGTCTCCGTACTCATTATGACCCCAACCCCATATTTGACCATGCGTATCTAGAAAAAATGTACCTCTATAACTAGATGATGCTATTTTCATAGGCACTTCAAATTTTGATTTGTTAGCAATTGGATCTAATCCCAATTGTCCAAAATAATTTGAACCTAAGCCCCACATAGTTCCATCTTCTTTGAGTGCTAATAAATGGTCTCTTCCTACTGCAATTTGTGTCCATGCACCAGAATTTAATTGTGTTGGTGAAGTAAATCTTGTTAATTCATTATCAAGAGGTTCACTAGGATAAAAATTTGTTACACCAGTTAAAGAGCCATGATTTTCAGGTGATGAGAAATGTCTTTTATCGCTAGGGGCTTCTCCCCAAACCCAAAGTGAACCGTCTTGTTTGATGCCAGCAGACCACCGTCCGTTACCCTTAACTTGCTTAAAGTTATCCGTTGTTATTTGAACTGGTGATGACCTGTGAACTTGTGTTGAATCTCCTAAATTAAAAGATTCGTTAGATCCCCACGCAAAAAGTGGTCCTGGAGTCTCTGCATCGCTAGGTTGTATTGTGAGTAAGGCTCGTCTTAACATAAAATATATTTAGTCAAAAAAATTAAGATTCAGAGTCAAGAGTTGGCCATGTTATATCAAAAGGGTCTGATTGTTGTGTGATGTTAGCTAAAGATTGCATATATGTATCTAGTGTTGCTATATCTTCAGTAGGAGTTTCTTCAAGTCTAACTTCTCTTTGATATCTTAAAATTTTCCAATCAACTTCTTTCATTCGTCTATCTCTATCTTCTCTTACATATTTCCATTGATTAGCAATATCTTCTTCAGTAGGTCCCGAATCTGTAAGTTCATACCCATTGAAGAATTGTTGATTTGGTAGATTTTTAGTAATTAAAGTTTTTGATTCTACAACTTTCCCATCAACTAATGTATGAGTAACATTTCCTTTTTTAAATTTTGTTTTATCATACTCTTGTGTTGGGTGTTGTATTTCTTCCCAACCAAAAGATTTTAAAGTGCTAGTATCACCTTGAAGAGCATCAAAATTACTAATGTTTCTCCACGTTTTAGGTAAATTATCGTAGACTCCTTTTATTTCGTTATCTTCTACAAGTGCGTATTTCGCCATCTTTTACCTCTTAGTTTTATAAATTTTGACCTGAAACAAATGATCTCCAATTTGTTCCATTGTTTGTAGTGAAGAATGTAAATACATCAACTTTTCCTGTATCTGAAGTTAAAGCTGGTGCAGTATTTCCTGGCCATGTAAAAGCTGAAGGCCAAGTTACAGTTCTTGAAGTTCCATCTGCTGTTGTCTCAAGAATAAATCCTACAGCTTGATTGGCCGCAACTGATGGGTAATTTGTAAAGGTAATATTTGTAATGTTTTCGTCTAAAGTAACTTTAAATATAGAAGCTGATGCTAAATCTATCGCTAAAGTGCCTGATGAAATATTTACAGTAGCAACTTTTTCAGAATAACTACCAAAGAAGTTTGCTACATCATCAATATTTACATAGTTAATACTTGCTGTATTTGAAGAAAGACTATTTGCTCCAAATACATCAAAACCTGCTATTCTATTTTCTACATTTGCAAACCCTGAAATATAAACACTCTTGTTAGTTTCTAGTTGATTATTAGAAGATGAATATAAAACATTAGCTAAGCCACCGCCTATTACAAGCCCTGAGCCGTCTGCGGCAGCGGCATTGCCTGCATTTGAATCAAGAACTAGTTTACCAGCATATAAATTTGCGTGGTCCCCTTGAACTTCTAAACTAGATTTAACAACAACTTTACCCGCATTAACTCCTGAGGTGCTTTGTAAACTATCTTTTACAATAAACACATTTGCAGTTTGTTGATCCATTTCAACATTTGCAAGTCTGAATGACGAATCTGTTGTTGCTATTGTTGTTGCATTAACTGTGCTAGGAGTGTAGTTGTCAAAAAATTTAAATATACCTGAATCTGATGCATCTCTAAACAAACCAGCATGTCTATTAGAGCCATTATTATAGTGAACTACAAAACCTCCATCAAAAGTATCGGCTATATTATTGTTTGATAATTGAATTAGTGGGTCATCAACTATAAATGTATTTGCAGAGAATGATAGCGTATTTCCACCTACAAGAAGATTTCCATCAACAACTAAGTTTGCAGTAAACTGGCCATCTCTAAAAATTACATTTGCTGTTGTTCCAACGTCTTGTCCTACTGATACTGTTAAAGTATTCGCTGTTACGGCACTAGTTACTCCTGTACCTCCTGTAAAGGTTAAAGAGTCTGTTTCTACATTTATAAAATCTGTTCCTGTATCACCTGCTATTGATAATCCAGGTAATCCCACATAATTTGATGCGTTTATTGTTCCAAGCGTAACTGTGCCTGAACCACTTGCAATCTGATTTACAGTTAAAAGTGATTCATTATGAGAAGTACGAAACTGATTAAATGTGTTTGATAATTCTACATTAGCTATCGACATTGCTTGTAACCTTTATTAGTAATTTTTTTATTTCTTTTAATTCGTGACGAATTTCCGAAACTTCTTCTTTTACTGCATTTAATTCTAATACAGAAGAACTGCTTTTTTGTTTTTGTATTTTATATTTAAGTAAAGATGCAACGTCAGTATTTAGAATTGCTTTAGAATAATATTCCCTTTCAGTAAACCCTGATAGAGGTTTATCGACTTTTAATTTATGAGGTATCATGCTAGTGCCATCGCTCTTAAATTTTGTACTCTCGTTGTCTTAGATTCATTATCTGAAGTAAATACAACTTTAATTGCAAACTGTTTAAATCCTGTGTATGTGCTTCCGTCAGGTCTAGTATATTGTACAGTATCGTTTAATAATTTAAATGCATCTTGTGCCGATGCTGTGCTTCCAAATGCAGTAGTAACTGTTAAAGATGTATTATTATTAATTGTTGCAACAACTCTTTCTTCTCTTGCTGTTCCTACTTGTATTGTATCTCCTATTTTTAATTGCTCAAAGAATGCTGTTCCAGTTCCAGAAACAGTAATCGTTCCATTTATAGCTACATTTCCTGAAAGTAAAGTTGTTCCTCCTGTTTTTGATGAAGTAGGAATAACATATTTTTCTTCAGTAAATAATTCTTTATCTTCAGTAAATCTTTTAGTTCCATTCAAAGACATTTCAATATAAAATTTATCATCAAAGTTTTCAGCATCACTTTCATTTAATACTTTGTAATAAACTTTTATGTCTGTTCCTGCTGGTCTGTTTGTATCAAGATAAACAACTAAATCTTCTGCTTCAAATCCATCATTTAGTGTAACTCTTCTTGTAATATATCTCGACTCAGAAATATAAGGTCCTGTAGGATTTTCTTCGTTTTGTCTTGATATAGATTGACTTACTCCATTAGATGTCGTAAAGTTATTTTTGACAGTTAATGAAGTATTATTAGAAACAGAAGTAACTTGTCTAAATTGAGTAGAATCAAATTTAATATATTCTCCAGGCTGAACTTCATTATTAAATAAAGTTCCTGTTCCTGTAACAATATTTGCTCCGCCTGAATAAGTAACTGTTCCCGTTAAAGTATTAGAAACGGAATTATTAATTTGTATATCTTCTAATATAGTATGTATTCTTTCTAAATCTATGTAAGGAGTAATGTAAGTATCTCCAGTAGATAGGAATGCTTTTAAGTTAAAAGACTTAAATCCATTTGTTGTCTCAACTGATGTATTAGAAAATTGCTTCATTGATGTTTCTTGAATTCTTTCTCGATTATCAATTCTAAAGAAACTTCCTACAGCAAAAGATGAATCAGCATTTCTACTTTCATAAGTAATATTCGTGCTAGGAATTTGAACATCTTCTGCGTTGACTGTGAATGCACTATATGGGTAATTAGTTCCAGAGAATGACTTATTCTCAAATAAAGCTGTACCTAAAGCTGTTGTTGAATATTTTGCTATTCTCATTATGAACTTTAAATCCTGATTTTGTCTTGGTGACCAAGTATAATCATCAGAAGATGTAAATAAAACTCCTGCCGCTGGTTGTTTATCTATTCTAACAGGCGAATCTGAATTTGTAATATCAAGTCCTCCTATCTCAGCAGTCCAAACTTGAAAGTCTGTTGAATTAGCATCTGGCTTTAAACAGAAAGAATAATTTCTACCAGGCAGTAAATAAACTGGCGATTCAAATGTAAATGTTGTGGCATCAGAACTTGTAGAACTTGTATTGATATCAGAGTTTTCAACTCTTATTGAAGAACCTCCTATAACTTTTTCTGTAGGAAATCCAAAGTTCATTTCTCTAATCTGCATTACAACACCTAAATTAGAATCTGTTGATTTTGCTTTAAAGTAAACATCAATAGATGTTAAAAATATTCCGTTAAGGTATGTTGCCTCATCAACATAAAAACTTTGTGCTAAAGGGTCACTTCTTCTAGGAGCAGGTACAACTCCTGTTTTAACTCTAGATTCAGTAAATTGTAAACTTCTTGTTTGTCTTCCTACACTTTCTCTAAGATTCGCATCATCAAAACTTACATCAATAGGTCTTGAGTTAATTACGTTTTTACTTTTAGTTAAAGAAAGTCCAGAAGATAAAATACTTGTTTTTGCAAATGTAGATGTGTCTGAGTTTGTATTTGTAGAACTATCTGTTAATTTAAATTCTCTTTGACCTGTTCTGAATGTATTTGCTGGAACAGTAAATACTCCTAGAATTTTTCCATTGTCTGCTCTTAAACTTCCTGTACTTAACACTCTAAATTTTGATGTGTCTGTAGGTAATAATCCATCAGCATCTAAAGTATCAAATAAATCTTGAATAGTAGTAGAACCTACTAGTTCTATTTGTTTGCAATTTGATGTGACATCAACTTCGTCAAAGAATGCAAAAATTGGAGAACCGTCTTTAAGTCCTGTTGAATTAAAAATAAAATCTCTAGTTCTCATTTCAAATGAAACAGAAACATCAACTACTCTATCTACTTCTATACTTTTTGGACCGTCTGTGCTTGGATTGATACCTGCTTTTTGAAAACTCAATTCTTGAGTTGTAGTAGTCGCTGTCCTTGTTACATTAAATATGTCAGCACCAACTTGTCCAGTAGTTACTCCACCTTGAGTAGAAAGAACTTCTTGAGATGTTGTAGATATTCCTGACCAGAATTGTTGTACAGGATTACCTTCTACGTTCCAAGCGTTGACTAATGATCTCCAGTTATCATTTAACTGTGCAAAATCAACAACAAAATTATTGTCTGGATCATTAACTGTGTTAACCCAATTATCTGTTGATGGAAATGTTTGTAAATCTCCAACAAAAGTAAATGTCAACTCCTGTGCTAAATTTATACTTGCTGAAGCAAAAGGTTGAGACTGAAATATTTCAAGTGATGAAGGCGTGAGCATTAACTTATTGCCAGAATATCTGGTGACGTTGCTTGAACCTGTAGTTAAAAATGATAAAGGATATTGTCTATCTTTTGTTGCATACGCTGATAGAGTTTTTTCTTTTCTATCTATTGATGCTTGGTAAGTTGTATTGTTTACGTCTGCAATATTAAATCCTGTAAATGGGTCAACTAATATTCCATTTTTAAATCTATCAAGACCATCATTATCTAGAATTGTTTTACTACTTGCTTCTCTTTCCAATTCACTTAGAGCAGTTAAAAATTCTAATTTATTTACTCGCTCCTCTAACTTTGCGATATCGCCCATACGAAAACGCTTATTCTTAAATAATTTTATTCCTACATCTTTAGGTTGTGATGGGAAAGCAGGCACATCTATTTCTGCTATATCTAAAGTGTCTGGAATAGATTGAGGTGCGATAGGTTTAGGATATCCAGGAGACCCATCATTAACTCCAAAGTTTCCTTGACCATCTAAGAAAAGTTTTGAAACTTTTCCTTTATAGTGAATTAAGTCTGCATCAAAATCTGAGCCTGGTGTTGGGTGATGCAATCCGCCTGTTGGTATTGCATAAGCACCGCTATCTTCATCAGTAATGGCTGGATTTATTCCTGCCGTGTTTGCTGATTTTATTGCTCTAAAGTCTATACAATCTCTTAAATTAAATTTAGTACCAGTGCTTACAGAAGTGTAAGTTGGAATATTAGCTGTGCTAATTGTAGTTGTAGATGTTGTTGTATCATTTACAGGATATGAATCTACTGAGAGATAACCTAAACCTTGTGTAGTGCTATGTGAAAAATGATCGAATACTGCTAACAATCTACCAGTAGGTGCTACTCCTACATTCGGAACAATTCTTCCATGCTCATAAGAGTTATCTCTTTGTCCGTTGTCTAAAGTGTAGTTTGAAGTTACATCTGTAGAACTTGTATTTGCAGGTGTTGAAAAATCAGGCGATTGATAAACAGCATGTAATTGATAGATGTCTGCATATCCTAATCCATATGGTTCACTTGTGCTAGAATATGGAGATGTGTTAGGATTTATATGCGTGTTTCTTTGATATGTCAATACTTTATTAGTTTCTCTAGCATTCGCTCTATCCATTGTTGCTATTACTTTAGCTGTAAATGTAACAGGCTCTTTTGCATCAATTTGTATTGTTCCAGGTGAAGAAACATTGACTGTTCTAGTTGCTCCATCTCCACCATTACCTGAAAGATTTAATGAAGTTCCTGTAGGAAGAATTTTAGTGAATGATGCTCCTGAGGCTCCACCTGCGTGATTTCCTGTGAGGGTTAGTGATGTATCATTTGTTATTGAAGAAATTGTGACTTGTTCACTATTAACAGCAAGAACATCTCCAACATTTAATTGAGTTGTAAATGAAGAACCTGAACCTGTGACTGAACCTGAACCTGCTCCAACGCTTAAAGTTCCAGTTAAACTTATACTAGTAACATTTGCTCCACTATTATCAACAACAACTTTATAGTTTTGATTTTTTTGAGTTGTTGAGAGAACTCCAGTTCCAACAAAAGTTTCGTTTGAATCTGTTGATGAAATTGTAGCTATTCCATCTGTAAATGTTACAGGAAATTCTTTTCTGAATCTAAATCCAGTTTCAACATTACCACTTGAATCTCTAAGTTCTTTTAAGTTTGTATAAGGTAATTTGAATATTGCTTTATTGAATGTTTGCTCTTTTAATACAGCGTTTCCAGTTGTGCTTAAAACAATATCAGCAAATCTGTTAGGAGTAGCAGAGTCATATATTGAACGAACATCTTCAAAAGATTTTCCACTATCCATTAAGATATCATAAAGATATAGATGATATCTTGAATCGGCTGTACCTGGAGTACCGCTAACAAATTCTACAGCTTTTACTCTTGCAGTTCCAATTTCACTTCCTGGTGCTGATGTAGTCGACCACGTTTCATTTGAAATTGCTTGTGCTACTGTATCTCTTAAAGAAACTGTAGTGCTTTCAGAAAAATCAAAAGACCCTACTATTTCTTTTACTTCTATATAACTTCCAGTATTGATTTGTGTTTTTGATTGCTCTACATGTTTAGTGTCTAAACCTTTTGTTAAGTTTACATTTCTTTTTGATATGAACTCATTTCTAAATCCATTAACATATGCAACAAAAGGATCAACTTCTAATAATAACAAATCATTATTTCCGCCATCTGCTGTTGAGAATCTACCTTTATTATTTCCTTGAAGTAAATGTTCTCTTACATTAACTTTAGGGTCTGATAAAGTATAATTACCTGATTCCTCAAAAGTTCTTTTTGCAACAACTTCTTCTAATTTGCTATCCAATCCTGTAGATGCTCTCTTTTGAGATATTCCGTTTTCTACAACATTAAGAGTTATAAATTCTGATTCATCAGTATTTGCACCTAAAACTATTTTTGTTAATGATAAATCAATTTTAAATCTATCGGCTCCTGGTGCTTGAAGGTTTGACGTTCCTTGTGCATTATCTAAAAGAGATGAATCTGCAATAGAATCTACAAATGTTTTAGTTGGAACTAATCCTATTTTATATGATGGTGTATTTTTATATTTGTCAAGTATGATAGAAGAATTTGAATTTTTAACAAAATGGTCAGCTATCCACATTGTGCCATTACCTATCGTGAACTTTGAACCTTTTGTCGTTATCGTTTCTGTAGAAAGACCTACATTTGATACATGCCTAACTGCATCTGATGTAGCGTTTGCAAATGCTCTACCTGTAGTATTCGCTGTAAATATTGTTTCAGAATTTGCAAAAGTTGTGTTTGCTCTCTTATCATCAATTCCTGTGATGTTTATTATACTTGCAGAGCCAGTAGAAAGAATTGTATTGGCTGTTCCTGTGGTTACCACGCCTCCTTGAATATTACCAACATAAATTCTATTTCTTGAGGCATCAAATGCTCTAATTGTTCCTGTATTAGCAACCGCTGTATTTGAAGTTCCTGAGTCAAAGAAAACAGTATTTCCTACAGTTAAAGATGTAGAAACTGTATTACATGTGAGAACTACTGCACCAGTTGTTAAATAATTTAAATGAAGTGTTTTAGGATCATTATCTTCTATATCAGATACTAATCCTACAAATGCTTTTATTCCTGTGTTAGCACCGATGATTTCTTTATTTAAAAAGTTACTAACATTAACTTCAGAACCAGCATAATTAGAATCTAGTTTTACAAAACGTAAATCTAAATCTAAATTTTGCTCACAACCATCAACTACAGAGCCTTGATTGAAAAAATAATTTGCAAATCTTTCAACTTGTTTTTGTTGAAGAGATTGCATTTGCGTAAGTTCTCTCGCCTGAACTGCACGTCCTGGAACATAAAGAATTCTTGCAAATTTTTTATCTTCATCAAAGTCATCAAAGTAAGGACTTGTGTTAAAATTTAAACCACCTGGATTTGTATTTGCCATTCGTTTTTATCCTAAAATTCTACTACGACTTTTACGTCTTCTATTTGGTCTGTTGCTCTTGTAATTGCTACTCTATTTTCAACATATAATATGTCTCCAGAATATGGTTCTAATCCAGGATTTGTTATTACTGAAATTGTAGCCGTAGTGTTTGAACTAGCACCTGTGATTGTAGCCCCGTTGGCAAAATTATAAATCATAGGTTTAGTTGTAAATAAAGTTGTGTTTGAAGAATCGTATTCAACAACAATAGCACTATTACCTCCTACTGTTACTGTTTCATCTTCTGTAAATCCTGTACCGCTAACACTTGTTAAATTATATTTAAATGTTTGTCTATATACAGAATCTCCTGCTCTATTAGATGTTCCGAACAAATTAGGGTCTCTAATTAATCCTATCTGTCTTATCTCGGCATCTGTTGAAAAAGTTGATGATTCCGTTCCGTCTAATCTTGCATTTACCATTATAAACTTACCACCTAACTCTTCGATAGCGTTTGAACCATGTCCTCCTTTAGGTCCTATCACTACTATTCCTGTAGCGTTTGCTCCACCTCCACCACTTATTGAAACATTAGCTGAAGTATATCCTGAACCTACATTTGCTACAGTAACGGCTGAGACGGCGCCTGCGGCAACTGTTGCTGTAGCAGTTGCACCGACTCCATCTCCTAAAATTGTTACTGTTGGAGTTGATGTATATCCTGTTCCTCCAGCAGAGACTTTAACAATATCAATTCCACCATCTACTGCGGCTGCTGAAACTGTAGAATTAGTTTTAACAGGCATATAAGTTGATGTTAAGAATTTAAGAACATCTCCTGTAGAAATAGAGTAAATATATTTCCATTTATATCCATCAGCAGTTGTAAGAATTGATGTGCTTGTTCCTGTAGGTTTTACTGTAGATGCCGCTCCGCCATTATTAAATAAGCATTTATAAACATTAAAATCTTCAGTTAAAACGTAAAAATCATCATCTAGTAAATTTGTATCTAAGTCATCATAAGCATCATAGACTGTTCCTGATGTCCAATCATATCTTTCAATAGCATGTGATACATCAGTTGTTTGAATTCTTTTAGCGGCGAACATATCTCGCCAAGGAACAAATTCTATATTTGCTGTAGAATTTGTAGGTGTTGGAGGAACAGCCTCATCAGGCCAAGCATATGGTTTTCCGACAAAGAAATACATCATTGTATTTGATGTTTCTGAAAACGCTTCAAAAAACTGTTCTGCGTTGTGAACTCTAAATTTACTTGTAGCTATCGCTCCCATTTTCTTTTCCTATGTTGTTTTTTCAAATTATCTCTATTTATTTATATCAATTCTTTGCGGGCTACCGCATTTGTGTATAATAAACTTGTAGGAATATTTATTCCTATATGTTGATTATTTGCAATACTTAATACTTTAAGTTTTTCATTAGATATAACAATAAACTCACCTACGTTAAAGTCTGTTGTGAATGATGTTCCTGACCCAATTAAGTTAGCCGTGTTAGCATCAGATGTTATTGTTCCTGATATTGGCTGTTGTCTTACAATATTCGCTACAGCAAGAGTTGTTCCAAAAGTAACACTTGAATATGTTGCGATTGTAACATTTGCGTATGCCGATAGAAGTCTATCACCCCATGTTTCTGAAGTAGATTGAATCCAATCTATAAACATAAACGCATTAGCTTCTGGTAAATCTTTTTCCACCTCTACTATTTGAGACCTTTGTAAAGATGCTGAAAATTCATGCTGAACAGTAAGAACATATTGACCTGCATTAGCAATGATAGGAGTTATCTCAGCCGCAAAATCAGGCGTAACATTGATTAAAGATTCAAGCAGAATTTCTCCAAACACTTCAAGACCCGCAGGGTGTATGGATTTTTTAAGTACTTCTTTGTAAACATTTAATGTAAGACCTGAACGAATTACATAAGAAAAGTCTTGATGAAATAGTGAATCTTGTATAATTTTATTACTAATTTTACCATCGTCAGTTAAAAATATTCCATCTTTAGTTCCAGAACCTGCCACACTTAAAGTTACGTTTGCGTTACCATCACCTATTGATGATAAGTTAGCATTCGCTGTAGTATAATTTACTCCAAAGTCTGAAAAACTTATTCCTCTAATAGAACCTATACCAATGCTATTGTTAGTAGAGTCTACGGTTACATTTGCTCCAACACCTTGAATATTATTTGCAGTAATTACACCACTTGAGCCTGTAGATGTAGTGATAGTTATTGATGGTAGATTTGCAGTTTCATAACCACTACCAAAATTAGTAAGTTCAATTCTAGATATTGCGCCTAAAACATTCCAATCCTCATTTTTAATGATATCAAAATATGTTCCATCTTGTATCATTCTATCACCATCTTCAAATAAGAAATCGAAAGATGTGCTTTCTGTTACTGATGCAACTTGTCCAGCGGCTCCTGTTCCTGCACCACCTGTAAAGGTAAGAGTATTTCCTACGCCATAATTAGTTCCACCTGATAGAATAGTACATAAGTTTTCATGCAAAAGTCCTATTGATTGTATTGTAGTATCAATTAAAGTTATTGTAGGATTCTTAAAGTAACCAGAGCCACGATTTCTAACACCAACTTCTGTAGTTGTTCCTACTGTGTAATTTGTTACTCCATCTGTAACTACCCATGTGTTCGATATATCAGTTACACGAACAGCGAAGTTTGTTCCTCCTGTTCCTGTATTATTAATTGTAGCATCAGTATGAAGTCTATACCCTTGTCCCTCTGTATTAACCGATATTGAGTTGATAGGTGCATTCTGTATCGAAGAAACTGTAGCGGCGGCGTCAGAGCCGTCTCCTGTGATTGTAAGTGCATCTCCTACTTCATACCCAGAACCTGCATCATTGATTGTTGTAGAGACAACCATACCGTATAATGTTGCTGTTAAAGTACTATCACTTAAATCTACTATTGTTTCTCCTGCTGAAAATGTGCCTGAAACTAATTTCAAACTCATCTCAGCAACTTCTGTAGTTCCTATTGTAATAACTACAACTTCTGTGACAGTTGCAATTGCACCTGAAGAAGTTCCTCTAATTGTTTTGTTTACAAATTTAAAAACATCAGAACTATTAACTGCTCTTAAAATTTGAGGCTTATCAAAATTTCCGTCTGATATTCTAAGTAAATCTTCTCCGGGGAATCTTAAACTAATTGTTTCCCCATATAAAAGTCTGAATAAAAATTTATAAGATTCTTCATTACTTTTAGATTGAAAAAACTCACGGAATAAAGGAGTAGCAAGTTCTTTTTCAGCTAATACTGTTGACGGCAAACTTGGATATAACTCATCTTTTAAATATCTTTCATAATTATCGACTGTTGCCTCAGGACTACGGTAATTTAAAAGTTGTCCGCTTTTTCTAATTACATTATCATCAATACTAGAAATCTTTGCAGTAGAAGTACTTGTACCTCCGGTGATAGTTTCATTTACACTAAAAGGTGTTGTTGTCTCTACACGAACAACAATAAAGCCTGTTCCGATTTGCTTAACAATTGCGGTGGCACCAGTTGTGCCTCCTGTAATTCTTTCTTCTCTAGAAAAAGTACCTGCATCAGTTAAAGTAAGTTTTTGTGTTTGTACCCATTCGTAATAACCTTTTATAAACTGTTCAAACAGTTCATTGTCCGCACGAATTTGCTCATCAAAAATATTTGATAAGTAGAGAGAAGGTTTGTAAAAGGTATCAGCCATTATCTATTAACTAAACTTATAGTGTTATCATTAACCGCATTAACTGTAATATCGGCATCTTGAATTGCTACAACTTGATTTCTTAACGGAAGAATATCTTGATTTTCTGGAATCGCTGTAATTTTTAATGTAGAACCTCCGTCAGCAAAAGCTGTAGGATTAAAGTCTGTTAAGGTTATAAGTCCTGTGCTGTAATTTATTGTTCCTGCATTTAGATTAACAGAAACTTTATCTACGCCATCTAAACGGTATATTCTTATAATTCCATTATTATCATCTAAAAAGCAATTAGAAAATCCTCCTGTCGAAAAAGAGTTTGATGCAACTTGATTCCCCGTAGAAAAAGCATGTGATGATATTCTACCATCAGTTGTATCGTCTATTGCATTTGAAAACTTTATATCATATTTTGCTGGTGTTCCTAATTGAACCGCCACTTCTTTTCTCATTGTAGTAGATAAAGAATTATTTAATATTGATTCATCTGATAAATCAATTAATCTTGATAGTTTAGAGTATCTAAAGTATTCCAGAAATTGGTTTATATCTGTCGTGTTATAATTTTTAATTGTTGTTGTAGCTAATGCTTGTATATCTCCAGATGTTTTTGTAGTAAGAGTAGCATCATATTTTACAGATGCCACTATTTGTAAATAGATGTAATCAGGATCAACAATTTCAGTAGAAACAGTTAAAACTCTTTTTGGTTTTATTACACTATTAATTAAATTATTTTTTTCAGTTGCAGTTAATACTGTACCTGTTGTTGGAATAACTGAGATATAAACTTTACCATAAGATGGAGGGTCATTGTCTTCTCCTCCCCAAACGGAAACTCCTGAAATATTTGGTTGTGAAAGTAGCAGGCCTTTATAATCTTCAATTGTTACAACACGATTTTGTGATTCATAAGATTTAGGTGCTGAAAATTTTATACTACTAATTGATTGTCTTGATGCACCACCTGATGATGGTGCAGTTTTTGTAAATGTTGCTCCAGTAACTCCTGATATTGAACCTGAGTATGTTAGAGCAGTTACGTCATTACCATTTGTACCTGAAGATATTAAATATGAAAATAATACAATATTTCCATTGTCTAATTTTTTCCCTATTACATCATCACCAAACTTAACTTCAAATTGCCCATCTTCAACTTCTCTCAAAAAATAAACTTGTGATGTGCCATCAATAGTTACAACATTTTCTGCACTTGTAAATGTTCTAGTTGTTGAATCTGTTGATGAATTTATAACCTGAACAGTAAGAGTGCTTGTATCAACCAATAAGTTAGGAATTAAAAATCTTTGGTCTGTATTCAGTACATTTACTGTATATCTATTTGTTACGAATGCACCTTCTTTTAAAGTAATTGCTGAGTTATAAACTCCTGATGATTCTGAAACAACTACAGCAGAGGTATTTAAAAATGTATAAGCTATCCCTTCAATTGAACCTGTAAATTCTGTGTATGCAGGTATTGTAACTGTAGCAGGAGATCCTGAAACAGTAAGTGCAACCGTTCCTGATATACTTGCAGAAGTCGTAGACCTCGGAGTGTAATTTAAAGCTGATGCCGCTTTTACAACAGAATTTCTTTTCTGTGCTGTTGTTATAAACGCTTCTTGCAAAGACATATTTAAATAAAAAGCATTATAATAAGTATTGTAAGATAAAATATCAAGTAATGTAGAAATACCTGATGCTTCAAAATTATAATCTCTGAATTCGTCTTGCGACTGAAGATATGTTTTTAAATTATTTTTAATGCCTGTAAAATCTAAAGCATTTACTTTTAAATTAGAGTCGATTGCCATTTTTATGTTGTCCTAGTAAATGTTAGTGTAAGAGATTCTTTCGTATTTAAGTTACCAATAGTAAAAAATATTTGAACTTGAACGCCTGAGCCATTTCTATCATCTTCAACTGAAACATTTTCAACCGAAACTCTAGGTTCAAATAATCTAACAGCATCTTGAATCTCTTTTTGTATTGTCCTTTTCGTGAAAGCATTGATATTATTAAAAAGGTGATTCTGCAAATTTGTTCCGTATTGAGGAAAGAATGGTTTACTGCCTTTTTTAGTTGATAATAAATTTCTTAAAGAATTTTTAATCGCAACTTCATTTTTTATAGAGCGAACATCACCCGTAACAGGGTGAGCCGTAAAATCTAAAGGTAAATCTTTATAAAAAATAAGTGAAGTATTTGCCATTTTTTTCTACATTTTGTCTTGACAGTTCATAAAATAGCATTGTATAATGGTTGTGTACAAGTTCAAATTAAGTATTTGTCTTTAACTCTTGTATTTCCTTTCTTCTTTCTTTACTAGCTTTAACTAATTCTGCGAGGGCCTTTCTTGCTCGGGTAGCCGAAATCTTAATTCCTTTTTCTACAAATTTTTCGTTTTCTTTTATATAAACGTCAAATAATTGCAATATATTTTCATGATGTGTCATTCAAAATCTCCTAAAATGTTGTTCCATTTAAACTAATTCCATTAGCTGATAAACTTTTTATATTTATCGTTCCGTCAGCGTTGAATATAATACTTGAGCCTGAAGAATGCATCAGTTTCATAGTATTTCCTCCAGTAGGTCCATGCATCTCAAATGATGAACCTGATTCTTCATGATTCCATATTACAGAATCTGGGTTTTTCTCGTAAGCATCTTTTACTTTACTAAAAGTTCTAGATGGCGGTGCGAAACTAAATTCGTTTTCATAGTCATGTTCGTCATCAATTTTCCCTGGTAAATAACCTAAGATGACAGGTTCTTGTGCTGAATGAGAATCTAAGAAAAACCCTACTACCATATCACCTTTTCTTAAAGTAGCGTATAGATTCGGTGTATTATTAGGTTGCAAACATAAAGCCCAAGGCAAATCTTCAGTAGGAACTGTATTTTTATTTTTAGATGGGTGATATCCTATACATCTAACTTTACATCTACCTAAAAACTCAGGGTCATCTACATCTTCAACTACACCATACCACCATACGAATCCATCTTTTCCTGTAAAATTTTTATATCTCATAATTGTGTACCTAAACCTGAACCTAAACTACTAAGTCTTGCATCATAATTTACTGATGAAGAACCTCTACCAAGTTCTAATGTTTTTACATACTTATTAACCTCTATTTTATGTCTTACTCCTGTAACAACATATTTACCTGATGTTGTAGGGTCTCTTCTTATTGCTCCTGTAGAATCTAGTTCAAATGCTCTTGCTTGTGCTGAGGGAACAACTAAATTTACAATGTGTCCTAAAGAAACTTCATTAGTTCCTCCTTGAACTTCAACACCGACAGAATATAATGTTCTTATCAAACTTCCGTAAATATTAAATGCTAACCAATCTTTTCTAGAACGAACATCATTTATATCATCACCTGATGTTATAACTTTTCTATTCCCAGAAGAAGATCCTGTTTTTTTATTTGAGACAAATTCTACATTAAAAATATTCTGTTTATTGATTAATTGATTTCCTTCAACGTCAGATACAATATCTGTATAAAAATCTTTATCAATATACTCTACTGAATCTGTATCAATCTTTCGTGTTAAGGGATTTACAAAAGTAAACTCGGTCCTATGTAATCCGTTTTCCGTAGACTCAATATGATTAAAATTATCAAATTTAACTAATTTAGATGCTCGTATTTTGTTTGGTTCTAAATTAGCTTCAACTTTTTGTTCAAAATAAATATCAAATGTTGAATGCCTTCTTGCATCATCTATAAGTTTATCAACGCTACCAAAATAATGCGTACCAATAAATGATTTAGTGGCACTCGTTCCAAAGATTACATCTGATTGTTTTTGAGACTTACCATAAACTGGTATCAGTCTTTCAAAGAAAACAAAATATTTTCTTTTTTTACAACATCTTTGACATAAAAAATCTAAGGCTTTATGAGGATTTAGTCCTGTAGATATAAATGGTTTATCTAAAGTAAAGCTAGGGTCTTCATAAACCAAATCTGAAGGAGACATATGACTATACAAATCTTTTATAACATTTATTATTGATTGTTTTTTGTAACTCTTAAATATATTTTTTCTCATTGACCTAACTAACGCTTTAGAACAAAATACGAGAGTGTAAGAGGCATTAAGAGTTCCTACATCTAATTCATGCTTTACTATTTTGTGAACAACTAAATCTTGTCTAGAAATAAAAATCTCATTTTCAGGAGAACTTACTACAAGTGATATTGTTTCTCCTCCTTTTAACTGAAGTCTTTCCACACCTCCATTTCTATCTAATAAATCAATCGTACCTTGTAATGAAGATGCAAATATATTTTCATAAACTTCTAACTTTTGAAAACTTGGCCTCAAATCTACTTCACCTATGGGTAAAATAGAAATCGAAAGTTTTGATATGTTTGCATCTGCTCCATAACTCTTAGTAGGTAGAACAGGAGAATCCTGAATCAAATTTAAATCATCAACGACCTCATCTATACCTGAAGTATTTTTTCCAAAGAGTGCTGTTATATCGGCCATAATTAGACAACAGGAAGTTTTGTTCTATTTCTAAGAGAAGCCGAAATACTTTTAGCAACACTAGAGGAAAGTATTCTTATAATACCTTTTTGTATATTTTTTCTTGCCTCGTATTCATATTGAGTTTCAGTCGATTTTAATTCATCAGGCAAAGTGTTATAAGTTTCTTCATCTATTATATGTTTCTTAGCGTTATAATGATACAAAACATTTTGTTGGGAAACTGTTATGCTTCCGTATTTTTGTATAATATATTTTTGAAATTGGTCTGTACTTCTTGGCCATTCGTCATAAATGTTATGAATGTTATTTGTCATAAGAATAATCCAATCTAATTCTGAATTATTATAAAATCTTTGGGCAACATTATCAGGCCTTTCACCGTCTTGAACTGCATAAGGAGTATATTTTACACCTTGATATTGTTTAAGTAAATCATTAATATTAAAGTTAATTGAAATGTCGATTGCTTCAAAAAAATCTGTATTATTGATTTTGTAAGCAAATTTTTGAGTGTCGGTAAATAAAGAACTCATAAGATTGTATATCCTTTGTCATGGCTTCTAATTGCAGTTTCTTTAAAGTAATGAATATGTTCAGTTAAACTTAATGATAAAGTTGTTTCAGTTGGATAATATTTTCCATTTGATTCTTTAAAGAAATTTAATTTAGATTCTCCGTAGTCTACATTCATTGCAGTCATTACGCAAAATTCAGATTCAAAAAGACGAATTAACCTATCGCTACTTGGTACATAAAGATCGAGAGCAAATTGTGTCATATCTGGGTAATTAAATAGAAAAGGCTCAGGACCAATTAATCCTAAATCTCTGGCACTATCTGCAATACCCTGGTCATTTTCTACAGATATCTGAAGTTGCTGTTGTTGACTAAGTTCTCCTCCTTCATCTATAACTCTTTGCATTTCACCTGAATCCGCTTCTCTATCAAACATAGGCCTTGATTCTTTACCCATATCAAAATCAGATATTGATGGTGAAGATGCCATTCTAAAAGCTAATACTATATCTCTAACATCTTCAGCTTCTTGAGGGCTTGAAGGTTTCATACTAAATGGTAATTGAAATACTCGGTGAGTAGGACCTTTATATATTAATTGTTGAAATTGATTGAAAGTTTGTCTTAATAAAAATTCAACTTGAGATATTCCTGCACCTCCGGCCGATGTGGCAAATCCTGCTGTTCCTACTAAAGCATCTAAAACAGTTCTCACTATAGAAGATGTAACTGTTTGCCCAATACCACCTATAAGTTCTCCTATTGATTTCAAATCGTCTGGCGTTGTGATTGTGCCTGCAATTCCAGCACCAGCTATATTTTCTTCTGTGGAAAAATTTTGTAAAGAACTAATTGAGATTCCTGCTCCAGGTAAGTGCATAGTAATAGAGTTAGGCAACTCTGATGCGGCAAATCCTTTTGCTGTAGAAAAGTAAAATGTGATGACAGGAATTGCGGCCAGTTGCAGATTATTTCCTAAGAACTGAATATCTTCCCCACTTCTAGGGTGAGTGCCTGTACCTGCGTTCGGATCTGGTGCAAAAAGTGATGTACTCATATAAATATCTTCTTTGTTATTATTGTTATTATTGTTATAAATCTATTTATGTCTTATAAAGGTAAATATTCACCAATCAACGTAAAAAAATATAAAGGCGACCCTACGAAAGTAATTTATAGGTCGTTACTTGAAAGAAGATTTATGGTGTATTGTGATACAAATTCATCAATACTACAATGGAACTCAGAAGAAGTTGTTGTGCCTTATCGCTCACCTTTAGATAATCGTATTCACAGATATTTTGTAGACTTTTGGATAAAGTTTAGAGATAAGAACGGAGATATAAAAACAAATCTAATTGAAATAAAACCTTTTACTCAAACAAAAGAGCCCAAGAGAACAATTAAGAAACATACTAGAAGATTCATAAGAGAAGTTGCTACATGGGGTGTGAATCAAGCTAAATGGAAAGCGGCCGATAACTATTGTAAAGACCGCTTGTGGGAGTTTAAAATTATTACTGAAAAAGAGTTAAAGTAGTCATTTCTTTTTCATGCCACCAAAGATTACATTAGCAATTCTTACAAAATCTTGTTTAGTACCTGTGTTAATTATGTTCTCTAACTTTTTATTAATTGACTGTGCCTTCGCATCTGTTCTTTTAGCATAATGGTCCATAGCCTTAACAACCGCAGATGCAGTAAATAGATCAACTTTCATTTGGCCGTCTTTCATTTTTACAGGCGCATTCTGTTTTTTGGCTACAATTTTTCTAATGACGTCCATGTTTTTTGCTTCATCAACATTATCAAAATCTTCCTCTGAAAGTTTATCTAACTTCTCTTCAGAAATTGTGAATTCATCTTTCTCAAGTTCAGAAGTTTGATTTGAAACAACTTGAAGTATTGACTTTAATAAGTTTTCGTCTTTTTGATTCATTGTGATTCCTTAATGATTATGCATTTCTGATGCAAGAATTTTAAGTTCAGTAACAGGCACGTTTTGTATGATTTCTTTTTCAAACATAACATCATAATGTGTTACTGTTCCGTCATCTAATAACGTATGCTGTTCTGGTATACAAGTTCCAACTCCATGCTCTTTATGTTCTACTTTAGATGCACAGTCATGAGACTTCTTTTTCTTTTTTACGTCTTTCTCTTCAGCAATCGCCTTTAATTTTTCATTGTAAATGTGTTTAAATGTTGACACGTTATTTCTCCTTTAATAGATATTTATTTTTTCTTTTTATTTATAATATTTGAACTTACGAAAAAATAACATAAATACTATTATGTTCGATAATATTTTACTTCAAGGCAATAGGCAAGGAATTACGCCAGCTAGAACTAAGGCCGCAAGGTCATGGTATCGTAATCTGGCGTCTGAATATAATAGAAAAATATCTCCGTCTGAAGCATTGAAAAGAACAAGACCTGTTCAAAAAGTAGATAGAATAAAATTTGGCTACATGTACGCATTCAAGTATGACCCTAAGTTAAAGAAGACTTTACCATACTACGATACATTTCCTTTAATATTTCCTATAGACTTTCAGCAAGGTCATATGTTAGGAATAAACTTTCATTATTTGCCACCAGTTCTTCGTGCAAAATTAATGGACGCAATTTATCCTACAGTTACAAATAAAAAATATGATGATACTACAAGAGTACAAATTTCTTATAGTATATTAAAAAGTGCATCTAAATATAAAGCATTTAAACCTACTGTAAAAATGTATTTACCTAATCACATTAGATCGCAGTTCATAGAGATATATGCCACTCAATGGGATATAGCATTATTTCTACCTACAGCATCTTTCAGAAAAAAATCAATCACACAAGTTTGGGAAGACTCCAGAAGGAAAGCAAAATGAATTTATCACAATTTAGAACAAACATAAAAGATGTAGTTTATCCTAATTTATTTCAAGCAAAAATTGCCATATCTCAAAATCTATCAAATAAAATGAGCAACACAGCAGATGCCCAAGAATTTGTAAACTCATTTCCGTTTCGTTGCGAATCTGCTAACTTCACAGGAAAGACAATTGCTACAGCTATCAATCAAGGTGCTGGTGGACTTTCATTTAAAACACCTACTGAAATAATATATGGAACAACAGACATTTCTGTTATTTGTTCTTCTGATATGATTGAAAGAGATTTTTTTGAAGAGTGGCAAAACATAATTATAGGACACCCTAATAGAGATGCAGAAGACAGAGGACTTATAGAATTTTATACAAATTT